AAATAATACACCACCTAGACATTCTTTAATCATGTCTCTTGTTTTAATCGCAGTTTGACCTAAATAACCTGCTATTAAATCAGCACGCGTTGCCTTTTTAAAAACTTTTCGTTTTAATATACCCAAATTGGCAAAAATAGCACCCATAATCTTAGCTGTTTCCGTTTTACCAGTTCCAGGAGGTCCATATATTACAGTATGCATGAAGTCTTGATGACTTTTGTCATTGCCTTTGTGTAAATTTTGAATGAAATACAATATTTGGTCTACTATATTATTTTTAAGTTTATTCATTCCTATCATATTTTTTAAATTTGTTAATGGTTCTTTTATGTTATGCATAGCTTTCATATTAATATTGTATTCCACATCATATTTTAATGGATAATCTTCTATTAATTGTAATAAATCGTCTAAAGAATCTATTTCTACTTCAATATTTACCTTTGTCTTTTTGATTTCTATTGGTTTTTCAATACTAGAAGAAGGTATATAAATACTACTTCTTCTTTTATGTCTTCCAATTGGAAATAGTGATATATCGTCTTTACTTCCAAATAAAGTATTTGTTCTTTCTAAGTCTCCTACTTTTTTATTTAATATATCTAAAATACTTTTTAGATTATCTGAGTTTTCTTCTTCTTTTTTTTTATCTTCTAACAATAACATTTTATCTCGTTTTGCTTTTTCATCAAGTTCTTTAATAAAATTTCTATATTTGTTAAATTTTTCTTTATTATTTTTTTCACGACGTTCTTTGATATTGTCTATAACTTTATTGATTGTCATATTATTATTATTTACTTGATTTATGTTTAACTGATTTTTATTAATTATTTCATTACTTTTTTTTGAAAGTAAAATATTTTTTTCTTTACATCTTTCTAGTGATAATAAATTCTGGTTTAGTATAGGATTTATCTTCCACTTTCTAAAAATACGATTATTTGAAGAATCTATAGGAGGTAATTTTATGTTATTTAAACTTAAATCTTTAATTTGTCTTGGTTTTAATACTATTTTATTATTTTTTTTATCATTATCATCATTATTATCATTATCATCATCATTATTATTAATATTATTGTTATTATTGTCGCTCATGTATGTATATATATAATTAATATTTAAAAACAACTTAGAGATAAAATTGATTTAATTAATTTAATAGATAATGAAAGTAAATAGGAAGATGGCATCAAAACAAACACCAACTAATGGAATTCAAGTTGACTGGAAAGTTATTGAATCTTATTTTCGAAATAAACATTTGGAACGTATGGTTCGTCATCAAATAGAATCATACGATCATTTTGTAAATAATCAAATAAAAAAGACAATTGAAATGTTTAATCCTGTTACAATAAGGTCAGAACATGACAAAGATGAAAATACAGGTGTATATTCATTGGAAATTGTTATTACCTTTTCCAACTTTCAAATTTATCGGCCCCAAATTCATGAAAATAATGGAGCTACGAAAATAATGTTTCCTCAAGAAGCCCGTTTACGAAATTTTACATACGCAGCAGCAATGACTTTAGATATTAATATTCAAATTATTAAAAGAACAGGAGAAAATTTAGAACATATTGAAACTATGTATGAAAAATTACCAAAAATTCACATTGGCAAGCTTCCTATTATGTTAAAATCTTCTATATGCGTATTAAGACAATATAATCACTTGGACCCAAAAATTACTGGAGAATGTAGATTTGATGGTGGAGGATACTTTATTATTAATGGTTCAGAAAAAACTTGTTTAGGACAGGAGAGGGCAGCAGAAAATAATATTATGTGTTTTAATGTAAAGAAAAATAATAATAAATGGTCGTGGTTAGCAGAAATTAAGTCCATTCCAGATGATAAGTGTATATCTCCAAAACAAATAAATATTACAATTGCTACTAGAAATAATGGCTCAGGTCACGCAATTTATATTCACATTCCAAGAATTAAAAATCCCATACCACTTTTCATCGCATTTAGAGCATTAGGAGTTATATCTGACAAAGACATATGTAAATATATAATTTTAGATATTAAGAAAGAAAATATGAAGAAAATGTTATTTGCTCTCAAGGCTAGCATTATTGAAGCTGAAAAATATAATACCCAAGAAAATGCTTTACAATATATTGTAAATAATGCGATGTTTACACCTATTAATATGGGCGAAGAAGAAGGAAAGCAAAAGAAAAAAGAATTTACAGAAAATGTTTTAAATAAAGATTTATATCCTCATTGTCGAAATATGAAAGAAAAGATATATTTCATGGGGTATATGTGTAACAAGCTTCTCAGAACAAAATTTAAATGGAGAAATGTAGATGATAGAGATTCTTACAAAAATAAAAGGATTGACCTTACAGGAACATTGTTGAATAATTTATTCAGAAATTATTTCAATAAACTTGTAAAAGATATGCAGAAACAAACTGTTAGAGAAATTAATAATGGTTCGTGGAAATCCACTGAAAATTATAAAGGTATTATTAATCATACTAATATTTATAAAATCATTAAATCTACTACAATAGAAAATGGTATCAAAAGAGCATTGGCTACTGGTGATTTTGGAATTAAGAATACAAACTCAAATAAAGTTGGTGTAGCACAAGTTTTAAGTAGATTAACATACATTTCTAGTTTAAGTCATTTGCGTAGAATTAATACACCCATTGATAAAAGTGGAAAATTAATTCCACCTAGAAAACTACATAACACACAATGGGGGTTTGTGTGTGCTGCTGAAACTCCAGAAGGTGCTAGTGTTGGTGTTGTTAAAAATATATGCTATATGTCTCATATCACGATTGCTAGTCTTAGTTCACCAATTTATGAAGTTAGTGAAAAATATATTCAGCCGTTAGAAAATTTTGAACCAGAAGATTTATATGGAAGAGTTAAAATTATTATTAATGGTGCATGGGTTGGAGTTGTTGATAAACCAATTGAATATTTTAACTATATGAAAAATATGAAATACAAAGGTATTATTAATATTTATACCAGTATTGTATTTGATTATAAGGAGGCTAATATTTATATTAATAATTCTGCTGGACGTGTAACTAGACCAGTATATAAGGTTAAAAATAAAAAAACATTAATTACTCCTGAAATATCCAAAAAAATCTTAAATAAGGAAATTAGTTGGGATAATCTTTTGGTAGATCATGAAGTTCCTGAGTCTATTATTGAATATATAGATCCAGACGAACAGAATTATTCATTAATCGCAACACGTGAAAGAGATTTTAATAATGAAATTAAGAAATATTATAAATATACACATAGAGAAATTCACCCATCTACTATATTTGGTATATTAGCTAGCTGTATTCCATTTCCAGAGCATAATCAGTCGCCAAGAAACACATATCAATGTGCTATGGGGAAACAAGCAATGGGAACATATGCTACTAATTTTAAACATAGGATGGATAAAACAGCATACGTTCAAACATATACTATGAGACCCTTAGTTGACACTCGAATTATGAATATTTTAAAACTTCATAAAATTCCTTCAGGATGTATGGTAAAAGTTGCTATTATGACATATTCTGGTTTTAATCAGGAAGATAGTATATTGTTTAATAAAAGTTCATTAGACAGAGGATTATTCAGTGCTACTATTTATCATACAGAAAAAGATGAAGATAAAAAGATTCAAGGCGATGAAGAAATTAGATGTAAAGCAGATAAAACTAAAACAAAAGGTATGAAATTTGCCAACTATAATAAACTAAATGATAAAGGTGTTATTCCTGAAAATACATTAGTTGAAAATGGAGATATTATTATTGGAAAAGTTGTTCCAATTAGAGAAAATAGGAACGACCACACTAAGGTAATCAAGTATAAAGACCAAAGTAAAGTCTTTAGAACTCACGAAGAAACTTACATCGATAAAAATTACATGCATAGAAATGGTGATGGGTATACATTCGCAAAAGTCAAAACTCGAACTTATAGAGTTCCTGTAATTGGAGACAAATTTTCGTCAAGGCACGGGCAAAAAGGTACTATTGGATTAGTGATTCCTGAGGCCAATATGCCATTCCTAGCTGATGGGTCTAAACCTGATATTATTATTAATCCTCATGCTATTCCATCTCGCATGACTATAGCTCAGTTGAAGGAAACACTACTTGGAAAAGTTCTTCTTCAACTTGGGGTGTTTGGAGATGGAACTAGTTTTGGAGAACAACCTATTAGTAAAATTCGTGAGCTTATGAGCGAATTAGGAATGGAGAGAAATGGAAATGAAATTTTATATAATGGTATGACAGGAGAACAAGTAGAAACAGAAGTATTCTTCGGTCCAGCATTTTATCAAAGACTTAAGCATATGGTAAATGATAAAGCACATTGTAGAAGTTATGGTCCTATGGTTGTATTAACAAGACAACCAGCTGAAGGTAGGGCTAGAGATGGAGGTTTAAGATTTGGAGAAATGGAACGTGACTGTATGATTTCACACGGTGCTAGTAGATTTACTAAAGATAGAATTTATCATTCATCTGATACATTTGAAGTTCATACTTGTAAAAGTTGTGGTCTTATAGCAGTATTTAATCCAGAGAAGAAAATACATATTTGTAAAACATGTAATAATAGAACTAAGTTTAACAGAGTTCAAATTCCTTACGCGTGTAAATTATTGTTCCAAGAATTAATTACTATGAATATTGCCCCTAGAATCATAGCTAAGTAATTGATAAAATTGAATAATAAATTTTTTTTATAATTTTAAGTAATCATGATATTATTTACAATTTCTCAACTACACAAAGGTATTATTATCAAAAGACCATCCGCTCATATAAAAACTCCATACGTAGCGGATGTTACTATAGAAAATATAGAATTTTTAGCACACACTCCTTCATTGGGATGTTGTGGTCTTGCTGATAAAGGTGCTGAAGTATTAATGGAAAAAACTGAAAAAACTAAGACAAACTTCAGAGTTCAATTAGCCATATTTAATGAACCGGAAAAAAATAACATTCAATACATAGGTATTAATCCAAAACTTAGTGAAACATTGGTAAAAAATGCTTTATTAAATAATTGTTTTCACAATTTAAAATATATCAAAAAAATAGGACGTGAAAAGAAAATATTAAATTCACGATTTGATTTTATTGGTGTAGATAAACATGATAGATCATTTATATTAGAAGTAAAAGCTGTTCCATTAGCCGATTATGATGATATATATGCTAAGGAAAGAAAGAAAAAAGATTATACAGATAGAGAATATGATACAAAAATATCATATTTTCCAGATGGTTATAGAAAAAAATTGAAAGATACAGTCAGTCCCAGAGCATTAAAACACGTTCAAGAGTTAGAACAAATAAAACAAAAAGAACCAAATATGCGATGTATATTATGTTTTGTTATACAACGGACAGATGTGAAACAATTTCAACCTTCATTAATTGACCCCATTTATAGAAAAGCCGTTCAGAAGGCATGGATAAATGGGGTAGAAATATTTACACTTCAAGTTAGTTGGACTGTTGACGGAGTAGCATCATTTCATTCTTCAAAACTTCCTATTTGTCTATTTGAAACTTATGGACCTAGAAAAAAAATTTTGTAAATAATTGTTTAAAGTATTCCATACTTACATTTAAATCCTTCAACTAGTTCTAGTGGAATATAATTGAAATCAATTATTTTTCTATTTAATTCATATTTTTCATTTGAACCTTCTGTCGATTCCAATTTTTTCTTAAATAACTCTCTATCGTCAAAATATTTACAAGCTGTCTTAGGACCACATTTTTTAAATACACCAGTTATATTATCACTCTTATCTCCTGTAAGTATCTTAACAAATAGGTCTTTTTCTGGATTATTGAAACTAGATTTACGTTCAGTCAGTTTTTTATACTTTAAATCATATAGTTCAACGTTTTCACTAGCTAATTGTAAATAATCCATATCACTAGTTATAATTTTTACATTAGCATTTGGATATTTCTTTACTATATCTTTAGTCAGTATAGCGGCACAATCATCTGCTTCTAGTTTTGGGTATTTAAACATCATATTAGCTCCTCCTTTTAGAAACAACTCTTCTTTATAAGCCATTTTAAAGAATGGACCTCCCATAAAGCTATCGTCATATACTCTATTTGCCTTATAAGAAGGCATGTGTTTCATACGCCATATTGTTTTACGAGGACAATCTCTACAAGCTAAAACAATAGCATTTTTCATTTTAAGTTTTTTAGGTATTTCCTTCATTTTACTAATAAAGGTAGAACGGAATTTTTCTACAAATGTTTCATTTTTAAAAGGGTCGTCCATTTCTTCATCTTTCTTTGCTAACTTGAACCAGCTTAGTAGTGCGTAATAACGAAAGAATACAAAATAGCTTCCGTCAATAATTATGAAGTTTGGATTTTCCATAGTTTATAAGTAAATAATATAGATATAATTTTAAATCAATTTTATATAATGGGTCACGGTTGTCCTTTTAAGAAATCTACGGCAAAGATGCGATGGAAGTGGAAAAAAAAGCGAACAAGAAGATTACAACGAAAAAGAAGAAAAATGAGGGCGCGTGCCAAATAATTTAGTCATAATCATCATAATCTCCCTCATAACAAACTCTACCAAATAACAATACACAAAATCCTAATCCTAAAAAGAAAATAAATAAACTCGCTACAGCAGCCATATACTTTAATATATTGAATAATATTTAATTTTGTTTAGTTAATATATATGAGTAGTTTAACAACAAGAAGAACTCCAGAAGATAGCGATTATATAGATAAATTAAATGCTGGTGTGGGTACAAGAGACGAAAAAACGGCTCACGCCGAATTAAGTAATGCTGAAAAAAATAAAGGGAAAATTCAAGATATGAGATCTCGTTTGCTAGCTAAACTAAAAGCAAAAAAAGCAGCAGCAGAAGCACCAGCAAAAAAAAAGAAAAAAAAGAAAAAAAAGAAAAAGAAGAAGAAAAAAGAGCAGGAAGACCAATTTGTCCAAGCGAGCGACAATGACGAAGAAGAACTTATAAATATGAAACCGGCACCATCTCTAGTTGGAGGAAGAAAAACTCGTCGTCGCAGAAAAAAGAAAGGTAAAAGAAAGACTAAACGTAGACGTAAAACCAAAAGAAAACGTAAAAAAAAGAAACGTAAAACAAAGAGAAGATAAATTATAATAATTTAAAAAAATCAATCGTTATATTTATATAATGACTGATTTATTGAAGAGAGCAAGCAATTATTTAAAACATAGGCAAGAAAATCAAATAGAAACAGTAACATTTCAAAGTAAACATCCTTTTCTAAAAAGGAAAGAGGAATCTGAACGTATTTTAGCAAAATATCCAGATAGAGTTCCAGTTATTTGTGAAAGGATAACTAAACGGATTAATGAATTAGACAGAAAAAAATATTTGTGTCCTGGCGATTTATCATTAGCTAATTTTATGTATGTAATACGAAAAAGAATGAAATTAGAACCAGAAAAGGCTATTTATTTATTTATTAATGATAAATTATGTCCCACATCAGCACTATTAAGTCAAATATATAATGAAAATAAAGACGAGGATGGGTTTTTATATATTAAATATGATGGAGAAAGTACTTTTGGATAATTTATTTTATTTAAGTATATTATATAATGTCTGCTTCAAATGGAATGAATGGTTATTTAAATGATTGGCGTTCAACAATGACTTTAGTACCAAATAATTTAACACAGGATTGTAAAGACCCGGGTAAAACATTTAGAGGTCCACACGCTCGTGTTGAAAATGGTTTAAATAGAAACTGTGCTGATTCAAGTACTGCTAAATCTCTAATGGCTACTGCTAAACCAGGACCAACAAATGATACATCAAGTAGAATCGCTCGTATTAAGAAATTACAACTTCGCACTAGAACAAATAAAATTGATAAAAATCAATCTATTGGCGGTACTCAAAGAGGAGCTCATGCAACTGTTGAAAATGCAACTAACGGTGCCGATCCTAGATCTCGTAGAGCACAATTATTTGGAAACTATGGTAAAGTTGTACCAGGTCAAACTTCTGGACGTGGCGGTGACTCTAGTGATGTGATTTATTTCAAAAATGTATTTGATAGAGTTTCTCTTAATCAAGCTAGTGCTAATGGAAATAATTAAATTTTCTGTTGTTTATTTATATAATGATGAATAAACTTTTAGCAGAATTTTTAGGCACAATGTTTTTTCTTTATGTTATTTTAGCAACCGGTGATGCTGTAGCAATAGGTTTAGCTCTTATGGTTGTTATCTTTCTTTTAGGAAAAGTTTCAGGTGGAAACTTTAATCCTGCTGTATCGGTTATGTTAGCAATGGCTGGAAAACTTTCAATGAAAGAATTAGCACCATATATTGTAGCACAGGTTCTTGGTGGTTTAGCCGCTTTAGAACTTTACAAACGCGTCAAACTCTAAATAACGTATAATATACAATTTTATCTAATTATATATTATAATGTCCAATCAAGCACCTTCAGCAGCACAAGCAGGAGCAGCATTAAAAATGCTCGAATCTATGAAATCAAAACTTGGTGGTGTTCTCCAACAAATTGGAGGAGCCAAGAGAAAACTTAAGAAACGTAGAAAGTCGCGCAGAAAGTCACGCAAGAAATCACACAAGAAACGTGGTTCCAAAAAGCGCAGAAAGTCACGTAGAAAGCGCAAGACTAAGCGTCATCGCCGCCGTCGTTAAACAATTATAATATAATTTTTTTATAAATTTATATTATATAGAAATGGCTAGAAAACATAGAAGAAGAACACGTAAAAGAAGCAAAAAAGGTGGTTCGAGTGTAATGGATAAAATTGGAGACGGGTTTACTGGATTAAAAGAAGGAGTGCAGCATTTGGGAAGAAAAGGACAAGAACTAGGTGATGGATTGAGTGCTGGAAAGGCACAAATAGAACACGGATTTCGAACTACTCAAGGAGGTGTTTTAGATACACCACCTACCCTGTCACATACATCAATATATCCATCCAACTCATCACTTCAATCCCCACTACCAACACAACAACATTATCAAGATCCTATGAAACCTGTAGGAAATTTAGAATCAAAAGAAAAGAAAGGTGGACTTTTAGGATTAGGAACATGGATCGGTTTGGGGGGTCGTCGTAGAGCACATACATCATTCGTTAATAAAATGCTTAGAGTAAAAAATAGTAGAAAAAGAAATAGAGCTATTCGTAAATATTTAACAGGTGGTAAAAAAAGAAAAACCCGTAAAGGTGGAAGAAGAAAAAGAAAAAGGAAAACCAAAAAGCGTAGAAGACGTTAATTAATATAATATTTTTATCTGGTCAAATATTATATGGATAAAACCTTATTTTTAAAAACGGCTGTTATTGGTGTATTATTGAATGTTGTTTTAGCATATGCTTTGTCTCCTTTAGCATCTAAGAAGGAAATTAAACCTCCTAATGGAGCATCCAATCTTTCATTTAAATCTCAAATAATGCATATGCTAGTTCATCATAAACAAGTAATTTTATCAAGTTCATTAATTATTGCTTTGTTGACAGGTATTTCTTGTTGGATTGCTTGTAGAATATAATTATTTTTAGCAGTAAATTATCTATAATAAATTCTTAATATACATTAATATGTTAAGAATTATAATAACTTCATTATTGTTAGTAAATGCTATTTTTTGGGGCATATATCCATCTGGAGAAGGTTCGCCACATTATTTAATTTTAAATTATTTTATACCAAATAGTAGACCTCCAAATAAATTTGTCCATATAGTTTTAGGTACAATTTTTTATGTATTAGCATTATTTATTAGTCAAGAATTAATTTAATTAAATCCATTTTTTTTTAATACTTGAAACATTAAATAAATAATAAAAGTACCAAAACCTAAATTGTATAAGTTAGCTAACGGATTCTTTTGTAGTTTTGGTATTTCTTTTTTAATAGAATTAACAATATCATTCATATTTTGAAATCCTGAGGCACATCCATTATAAGTTACTTTTGATACAGGATTTGTTCCTCCCCATAAACATGGATCTAAATCAGCAACATCTGAGTCTGCTACATAAAATCCCTGATTACCATCATCATCTTTTAAATTTAATTTGTTACATTTTGGAACTGAACCCTGAACAAAACCTTTAAAAATTGCTAATGGGTTTATTTCCCCTACGTTACCAATAGTTCCAGGTATCAATCCCCTAAAATCTCCAAATGCTTGTCCAGTAGCATCAGATATAATAGGTAATGACCCAGTGGGAACATTATTTATATATATGTATCTATCGTGTTTATTACCATCGGGAGATTTACATTGACCACCTGTTTTTAAAAAAAATTTATTTCCTAAAGGTTTTCCTAATTTATTAGCATCACCTTTCCCTTCTACTAAAAGTTGAGTATAAGCAATAATACCTGTAATATCTTTACCTAGGGCATCCATAGTACCTTCACCACTCATACCCATATCGTTTGGAGAAGCAATATTTTTAGCATAATTATATGTTGGTCCTAAGAATTCTGCTTGCATTTTTTCAGCACCATTAGCTATCTTATTAAAGAAATTTGCCATCTATATATATAATATAATTATAAAATATGTCTATATCTATGTCTAATAATGAAAATGAAAATGAAAATGAATGTAGAATATGTTTCGAGTTAGAAACCATCGATGACCCTTTTATTTATCCTTGTAATTGTAAAGGCACAAGCAAATACGTTCATAAATCGTGTTTAAATAGTTGGAGAACATTAAATACTGATAATGAAGCATTTAATATTTGTATGGAATGTAGAGGAGAATATGATATAATTAATGAGTTTCCAATGGAAAATATAAAATTATTTTTTTGCTGTAAAAAGATGATTCAATCATATTGTATAAATTATTTAATTAGTTCTACTTTAGGGACTTTTATTTGGATAATAGAAGACTATAATAACGACTATATTTTTTTAAAATTTATGTCTGGAAACTTTGAAAATGATACAAAATTAATCAGTATCATTAAACAAGATTCAATTGCTCCGCAAATATTTTATTTTTCTTTTGCAATTTTTATTCAAAACCTTGTCTTTTATATATTCTTTCTTTTCAAAGTTAACAAAAATATTTATAGAAAAAAAATTTATTTTAAAAAAATGCGAGAAACTTTAATTGGATGTATTTCTATTACATTTTCGTTTTTAATATTTTTTTTTATTTTAAAGGACAATTTTCCTATTCTATTATTAAATATAATATCATTTTTTAGTGTTGTAGAACCATTAAATGGATATTTATTGCTTAAAAAACATAATAATGTTGTAAAATGGTTAAATGATAATAATCCTGAAACTCTTCGAAATTACCAAGTTCATAATCCTGTTTATGAGATTGAAAATAATATAGTAATTACTGATACAGAAAATGTATTATATCAAAGTTTAACCACAGATAGTAGTGAAAGTGAAGATAATGACCGCATTGAACCATTAAATATAATAATCCAAAATTAACCCTTTAAAGACATTTTATCAAATAATTTACCTATTTTGCTAATACTACTCATATTAATATCTTTTCCAGGTTTCATCATTAATAAAGACCCTAAATTTCCAGCTACTTCTTTTTTTTGATTATTTACATCCTGCATAAATGCTTTTTGTTTATTAGACGTTCTGTCAGCAAAATCATTTCCCTTCTTAATATTTTTGTTTGTTTCGTCGAGACCGCTATCCAATATAGAAACTTCTTGGTATAATCTGTCTAAAAGTTTTTTATTTGTTTGTGCCGCTGTTTCTTTTTTTTTACATAAATATTGTGCATCTAAACCACCGTATTCACACGCTTTTTCCTTGCCTAAAAATGTCGTACCCGCACCAAAATCTCTTTTACAAGCCTCTTTACCACTTATAAACCCATAGCATTTTTTGGTCCAACTTTCTTGACCAGGACATCCAGCCATATTTTCTATTAATTTATCCCCACTATTTAATAATGTATATAAAATTAGACTTAATAACAATATATTAATTACAATAATTACCGTTTTCATATAATTATTGTATAGATATTTAAATTATACACCAGATAAGACGTTGCCTAATTTACCGTCTGGTTCTATATAACCAGAAGACCCACCACTCCCTTGCCCAGATGACGCTCTATTAATTTTATTAATTTCTTCATCTTTTTTTGAATTTAATTTTGTTGTTGATTTTCCTTGAACCAATCCACTAAATACTAAATCGGAAATAGATTTCCCGACCATATCATCCGCTTCTTTTTTCTTTTTTTTTAATCTATCCAAAATATTAAATTTATTGTCCAATTCTGCTGTTAAAGCATTGTGTTTTGCTGACTCCGATGGACTACAATTCTCTAAATTTTCTAATAATTTATCTCCTTTTGAAAGTATATTATACAATATTAAACTTAATAATAATATATTTAAAGTAATAATAAGTGTTCTCATTAATATAAATAGAGATTTTTTAACAAGCTTCCGGATATTTTTTACAAGCATCTCTTGTATCAGTATCTTTACCGTTTGCTAAATTGTTTAATTGATTTGAATTGTTTTTTATTTTATTGACTCTTGTCGATAGACTTGATGAATCTCCATACGTTTTTGTTGTCTTTGTTGTTAATTTTACTAATAAACTACCTACATCTCCTAGTCTAACACTATTTTGATGATCTGTTACCACTTCACACGCATTATTTTGTTCACTTGTATTTCTATATTTTACTGGAGCACCTGATGAACCCGAACCACTTGATATATAACTACTATTACTACATGCTCCTTCAATAACAGGAAACATTAATCCAATTGCTAAACTTAATAGTAGTATAACTAATAAAAATAATTTATCTTTCATATATATTTTAGTTAGTTATTTTTTCTTTCAATAATATAAATGCGTGATGGATTAAAAAATAGAATAAATGGAAATCAAAATTATGTTAGTACAAATACTCTTTCTCAAATTTTAGAAGAAGAAGGTATAAAGAAAAATCATTTCAATCTAAGAGTTAAACCGGAAATTAATTATTGCCCATCAAATGGTTGTTTTAATTCGGAATTCGATTTAGAAAGAAGAAATCATTATAATGCCCCATTTAGGCAACCTGTTAAAGGATACAGAAAAACCATAAATTGTGATCCTAAAAATAAAAATTGTTTATTTACTACAGAAATTTACAAGGATTCTTATAGCGATTCTTGTTTTAGATTATGTCGTCCAGATTCTTATACATCTTTGCCCACAAGTAATAAACCTGGTGCTTCTAACAAAAGAGCAAAATCTGGTATTTCTGCTAGAGCCGGAAGACCATTAATTAGAAGTGGTATGCAGCCTAATAGTGCTGGACAACAAAATAGCGGAATCAGTAATGCTAAATCTTATTCATTTTCATATAGAGAACTTCTAAATAACAGGAGAAAGGTTACGTTTGAAAAGAAACTTCCTACTATACAACCTGAAAATGGTTTCATAACTACTGGATATGGTGGTAATTGTTCTGATGATAAGTGTTACAGTCAAACTATTTATAGACTTAATAATGACAAATATAAAGTTCAAGGTGCTGTTGATTCCAGTGATAGAATTACACGGCTCAAATTAAATACTGTTAAGGCGGGAAGACGTTGTAAAACTACTACAGATAAAAGTTGTAGAGGTATTTATAGACCTGGTAACGCCCAAACTGTCGCTACTACAGTAGAGTGGCCTACATCAAAAAATGATTATGATAAGGTTAAATATAAGGCTAAATTTAATTCTAATCATAGTGAAGTAAATTATCCACAAGTTTCTGCTTTAGCTAGAGTTCGTGGTAATGTTAGTAAATCCAAAACTAATTTCTCTAAAAATAGCACTATATGCTGCGATAATCCAACAAAATCTAATAATGGTTATTAATTTAATATTTTAATATAATATTATATTAATTATGTCTAAAAATTCATGCTCCTGTGGTGATAATAGTAATAAAGTTTTTAAAAATCCCGCTCCTGATTTTTTTACTTATAATTTATTCGATAATACTTTTGTTCCCAAATTTAATAATCCATTAATAACATTGAGAGATTTGGTTAAAAATGGTGCTCCCAACTCATTAGTAGATAGGGCAAATTGTAATACTTGTAATGAATCGGTTACTACTCAAGATAAATTAAAGGTTAGAAAAAAAGATAGACCTACTCCATATCGAGTTCCATATAATCATTATAGAAAGGTTAGTTCCTGTATTACAGACTGTGTACCTAATGTAAAAGTCAATAAAGATTTATCTTGTAATACTATTGAATGTAGTCCTGTTAATTATGCTATTTCTAGACAAGTAAATAAATATGGTATTAAAAATTTAAATAATAATGGAAATTATAAAAGTTATTTACAACAAACAGGAAAAACTTATTATTTAAATACATTTGGAATTTTACCTGAAAATAGTATTAATGGAAAGGACCACACATATAAAATAGGTGCTCTCAATAATACCGTTAAAAATATAAATTCTAATACAAATATTAAAAATTGTCGGTTGGGTTATGAAATTATAACTTCACAACAAAACAAAACTTTTACTTTATCTAGATTTAATACTACAACTAAAAAATATTCCAATCCTGTTCATAGAACTTCAGGTAGCGTCTCTTCTAAATCTCATATTCATAGAAAAAAATTTAGAGCTAAATTAGCTGGACAAGGCGCAAATCGGAATATATATAATAATTGTATTAATGGCCAACTTTGTAATTTATATATGACCCCTGGACCAACAACTAAATTATTTATGGGTAAAACCGCAAAACAATCTTGTATTCCACAACGTATTAATGGTATAAAACAAGAATGTCCTGTTCCTAATTTTACACAATATTCTAATGAACCTGAACCTGAACCTGAACCTGAACCTGAACCTGAACCTGAACCTGAACCTGAACCTGAACCTGAATCTGAACCCGAATCTGAACCCGAACCTGAACCCGAACCTGAACCTGAACCTGAACCTGAACCTGAACCTGAACCTGAACCCGAATCTGAACCCGAATCTGAACCCGAAACGGAACCTGAACCTGATCCAGATTCCCTTGTGTGTCCAAATGGAGATCCTTGTGGAGGAAGAATGGGTTCTATAACAAATTCATCCCTTTCAGCTATTAATTTTGATAATAATATTGTAATAGGAGAAGATTACATACAATTAGTGACTATTGGATTTGAATCGACAAGCGCACCTCTTGTTGGTGGTGATATTATATTACTTACACTTACTGTTGATTATCAAGCTCAAAATAGTGTTAATATAATTAGTGGATTTTGGACAGACAGTAATGTGTCTCCTATTACTTTAAATTCAAATACATCGGGCAAAGCCATTTGGTTTACACAAGGAACTAGTTCTACACCAGAAACAGGTATGATTGATAGTATTTATATTTCAGAAACACAAGTTTTGGGAACTGGGGCAAATCAAACATGGTCACAAGTTATGAGTATCACTTTATCTGGAACACAACAATATGGTTCTGCTGGAACTGATTGGACAATTAATATACAAGGTGAAAATAATAATGCTACAAATAATATAACACAACTTCCAAGTGAAGGTGGTTCTATAGATTATGAATTAGACCTTAGTTGTTTTATTGGAACTGGGTCACAAAGTGGAATAACTTTCTCACCCCATCCGTGTTATGGAAGAAATGGTTCACTAACTAATTCATCCTTTTCAGCAATTAATTTTGATAATAATACTCCGGTAGGTGGAGATTTTATACAATTAGTGACTATTGGATTTGAATCGACAGACACACCTCTCGTTGGCGGTGATATTATATTACTTACACTTACTGTTGATTATCAAGATGCTAATAGTGTTAATATAGTTAGTGGATTTTGGACAGACAGTAGTGTTGCTCCTATTACTTTAAATTCAAATACAACAGGTAAAGCCCTTTGGTTTACACAAGGAACTAGTATTACTCCAGAATCAGGTATGATTGATAGTGTTTCTATTTCAGCTACACAGGTTTCAGGAACAGGGGCAAATCAAACATGGTCACAAGTAATGAGTATTACTTTATCTGGAACAGGTAATTATGGTTCTGCTGGAACTAATTGGGCAATTAATATACAAGGTGAAAATATTACTCAAACCAATAATATCACGCAACTCCCCGTTGAAGGTGGTTCTATAGATTATGAAATAGACCTCAATTGTTTTACTGGAACTGGGTCACAAAGTGGAATAACTTTCTTACCTCACCCGTGTTATGGAAGAAATGGTTCTATAACTAATTCATCCTTTTCAGCAATTAATTTTGATAATAATATTGTGGTAGGTGGGGATTTTGTACAATTAGTGACTATTGACTTTGAATCGACAAACACACCTCTCGTTGGAGGTGATATTATATTACTTACACTTACGGTTGATTATCAAGATGCTAATAGTGTTAATATAGTTAGTGGATTCTGGACAGAGAGTAATGTGTCTCCTATTACTTTAAATTCAAATACAACAGGTAATAAAGCAATTTGGTTTACACAAGGAACCAGTAATACTGTAGTACCGGGTATGATTGATAGCGTTTCTATTTCAGCTACACAGGTTTCAGGAACTGCGCCAAATCAAACGTGGATACAAGTAATGAGTATCACTTTGTCGGGAACAGGTAATTATGGTTCTGCTGGAACTAATTGGGCAATTAATATACAAGGTGAAAATATTAATGAAACCAATAATATCACGCAACTCCCCGTTGAAGGTGGTTCTATAGATTATGAATTAGACCTTAATTGTTTTACTGGAACCGGGTCACAAAGTGGAATAACTTTCTTACCACCACCACCACTCCCATCGAATATGGCTATGATACCAATTAGATTCAATGCTGTTCCTGATGTTTCATTAAATACAATTGAAGCATTACCGCTCTCTCAGCAAAATGATTGGCCGTATACATTTTTTCCAATGAGACAGCGTTATTCTCCTTCTATGAATATAGCTCCGGCAGAATTCCATGCCGCGGTTAGAGATTATATGGGTTTTGTCACTCATAATACTTTTGAGGATAATGGTGTTACAAAACATAAAATATCCAGAAGATACTATGATAATCCATATAGTTTAACAGATTTTAATACTCCAAATTTAGGTCCGGCAGCCACTTACGATGGTTCTGGGATAAGTAGATTGTTATTTTCTATTAAATTTACAATTGAAGAAGCGTTATCCGGTGTTAATGGAGATGGTATTTCTATTACATTTAAAAGAACCAATTTATATGGTCTAGGAAATGATGAGATTGTTGGGACTCAGTTCGTGGGAGGATATCGACAACAATTGGGAGCAGAATTATTTAATTCAACAGTTGGACCATATTCAAGTTACTTATCAGTAGAAAATAATGATAGTTTAAATGGTTCTAATTATTCCATTTCATTAAGAAATTTTGATAATTATTCAACCATTTACGATATATCGTCAACATCATTGGAAACTGAAGTTACAGGTAATTATAATGACCCAAATTATATCAATGAAATAGATATACCGAACATGTTCTCGTCCGGTAACACACAAACTCGTCGATTTTGGAAGTATTATAATAATACTAATCCATATTGTAATGTAAACTTGAAATTTAAACTAGATAATGATGAAACTATAGCTGCTAATACAAATTTAATATTAACATTTGAAGATATAATTCCCGGTAATGACTATAACCAATTCAATCTTAATATGAAACGAGGAACTCCAACTAATTTTGATTTAGATATATCTGGTCATCAGTTGGTTCAGGATGAAGTAGGATATTATTCTCAAGATTTAAGCTTTAATAATTTTAATAATGAATATAAATGGGTATATAACGATGCGAATTATTGGCCCGATTCATATTTACTAGTATCTCCATATTCTGGAATTTGGGGTGCAATACCCGCAGGACCAGACCCTACTCCTAGTGGAGGATTTGACTTAGATGATATTCCACAGTTTAAATATTATTACTATAATAAAATACCAAAAGATAGTATTCTTAGAATTTATTTCCAAGTAAATGGAAACGAATACTTTTTTAATAAAAATTATCAATCTAACACGCTAATAGGTCACGAAGCAATTACAGATGATATTCATGACTGGGATGGAACTTGGAATGATGTCCCAAAAACGGGAAGTGCTTCACCGCAGTTTTGTGAACCCTGTTTATGTGTTCATGTTAGTAATGGAGACAATCAAATATCTATTACAGATATTTCAGTAAATACATTTTCATCTTTTACTCAACCAGGAAGCACTAATACAGATATTTCCAACAATTGGGCTAATTCCTCCACTTTATGGCAAGGAACAAGTTTTAATTCACCAGCTCGAAAAACTTTTACAGATTATTTACAATTTAAGTTTGACGAAGAAGTTGATAGTTCAAGTAATCCATTAATTATTTATATGTTAGATACAACTACTAATAGAAACTTTGCCGAGGCCGCCGTCACAGATTATAGTAGAAACACTATACAAAGTAAATGGAACACATATGAAACACTTAACCCAAATAGAAATATTAATATCCCTGTTCTAGACGATCTACCAACTACGGTAAATTCATTATATAGTAGCACAACTTATTATAACAACCAATGGACACATCATCAAATTCATTTGGAAGTAAGACACCCCGATGGTTATATAATAGGTTCATATCTCAATAAACCTATGCTAAAAGAACTAGGTGGTAGTAATAATACGTCAAATCAAAATAATGAAGGGTAATAGGGTATAAAATTGAAGTCTTTTTTACATTAATAATCTGTAGCATAACTACAATATATTAATAATCATGTTGTCTCTCGACCAAGTAATCTCCCAGAAAAAATCGATCCCTAAAATTAGGGACCTTATGAACGAATGTGAGGCATATGAGTTTGACTCAAGCAACGACGATGCTTGTGTTCATAAAATCATGAATCAAATCAGAAACTTGGATTTCTCCAAGAAGATGAAGAGGAAGATGGTGTATACTTTATTGGATATTGACTATCTTCAAATTGTACCCCACATTCTTCGTAGAAATCAAGAAGCCCTTGAGAAGGGGATAAAAAATGTTGATGTCTATTATTTCGAGGGAAACAATAAAGAAATGTTTGAAGACAGTCTAATAAATTATTTGACTGAAAATATCAGTAAGCGTAAGATTATCTTCTTCAACTTGTCTCTACGTAACTATTGTTATGATGATGAGGAGGAGGGTAGATACGCTACTCACGGTTCGTGTGCTTTTATGATTCCACGTAAAGGCACAGGATATGATATGTATTATATTAATCATCACGGAGAAGCGATGAATACCACTCTTATATATGAGCGTGTTCTTACGCGAACTCGCAATCAAAAATACTCTTTTGAACATCCGGTTGATTTCATTGTGTTGGACCAAATCGTCCAGTATATGAATATCCAACTGAATCAAACAATTCATTATGATTTCTCAACCAGACACAACTTTCGAGGTATCAATTACCAAGAAGAGGATGTTCATGGTTTCTGTTTCATCTTTCCAATGATTATTTATTATTCATTGGGTAAATATTACAATAAAGAAAAGCATGTTAAATGTGGCGGAGAAACTATGACTATACCTCCCATTTCACAAGCACTAAAAAATGATGGGCTTAATTTCGTGGTCCATAGTTCTTTTACGGAATTTGATGGATATTATAATCAAGTCGTATTTAACCATCTAAAAAATGATAAAAATGAAGAACTTTTTATGAAGGAGTTAGACGCTGTTTTAGCAAAACTTAAATTTCGTTTCCTAAAAAAAATTACAGGTTATACTCTTCAATATTTAACTCAACCTATTATGTTAAAAAAACTTAATTTGCCTCCAAAATGTTAAAATAAAATAAATTTATAAAATATATGTCCATAAGACCAATAAAAACTGCTATATCAACTATTAGAAGTGTCTATGACGAAAATGGTAATTATCTCCCAACAGGTAATTATTTTTTTCGTATAAAAGACTACAACCAACCTGTTTTTACTGGAAACATAAGTCATAATGAAGAATCATATGGAGAATTTTGTTTTTCTCCTAAAAAATTAGTAAAAATGTTAGCCGTTGGTCAATCAAGACTTGCCCGTAGAGCAGATATGCATCATATAAAAGGAATGCCTGGATATCCAAGTCCATTAAGTTCTCCTGCAGTTGTTAGAAGATTTAATTCCAATAGTTTTATGAGTAGATATGTTGTTAATAATTATAGTAGAAATACTGTAATACATAATCATGAAGAAGTTCAATGTAGTATATGTATGGAAATGATAGAACGTGGGGCAAAAAAAACCTTAAATTGTGATCACGATTTTCATACTAGTTGTATTAATACTTGGTTAACAGATAACGATACATGTCCATTGTGTAGAGCCGTACAAGGAGAAACAGAAGAACCAAATACAGTTACTTCTCGATATAGTTTTAATGAAGACCCTTTTACAAGAGAAATAGAAAGATTACAAAGAGATTACAGAACAGGTAGAGTAAATTTTAATATTCCCAGAAGGAGCAGATTATCACATAAATAATTTTATTTTCTTTCTCAAAAAGTTTCTGTGAAAAATAAATGGAGAGAAAAATGTTGTTAGACCCTGAAATATATATTTTATTATTTATTTTTACTGAATTTATAAAAAAAGTTTTATTTATTTATTAAATAATATTTATTATATATATTTTGAACTTTTTCTCTCCAAAATTATTTTTTAACTGTTTTTTTCCTTTTAATTTTTTTCTTTTTATTTTGCAATCTACGAGTATATTTACATTTTTTTAAACAACTTCTATTTCCACCCCGACGTCGCAAACTTTTACTCCTTTTCCTTCTTCTATTATTTTTATCCATTTTTTGTTCTGTTTTTTCTGGGTTCTCCCAACTGCTTTCAGCATCTACAAAAGCGTTTATTGCTTCTATTTTCTCCCTTCCGTATAGTTCCGAAGTTTGTTGATAAGCTTTAGCATATGCTATCGTATTTTTAAAGCTGTCTTTTTCCTGTTCAGCGCTTTTCTCAGAAAGACCCTCAAGAAAGTTTTTTTTTTCCGTTATTTCTATTCCACCATCGGGTTGAACTTTAACATCGGCACTGTAGGGGGAATAATTGTTAGCGTCATCATCAGACAGAGGAGAGTATACCGTTTCATCACGGAATGCGTTTTCAATATCACCATATAAATCATTCAAATCTTTTTTTATTATATTTACTACGTCGTTATGTATTTTTATGAATGCTATGGCTAGATTTTTAGGATTGCGAGTTGGGTTTAAATTTATTATATCGAAATCATCGTTAACATTTAAATCTTTTATATCCGACATAGAATATTCAAGGTCGGCACTCTTGGTCTCCTTGTTGTGGTTCTCCACGATTTCTATAATTGATAATACAGCGTTACTATAGTTTTCGTCGAAAGAACTCCCATCATCATGTTCATACGCGTCCAAATGATAATTTAAATCTGACCACTCTTTTATTGCGGTTATAGCCTGTTTGTGTAAATCATCTTCGGTCCATATATGCTGAACAGTAGGATTTTCCGTAGGAGGATTAGACCCCTTTTTCATCATTATATCGATAGCTTCATTTACATTATTATCCGTAAGTCTCAATATATTACTTCTGTCTTCAATACTAATATTGGGAAAAACACTTAGCAATAATTTGTCGGCTCTCACTTCTTGTTTTTTTATTAATTCGTCAAGAAAATAATCATACATAATACTTTTCCACAGAATAGCATAGCTCTTATCCGTTGTGTCTTCAAAAAATGGATTTAAAAAAGCTTTGTATTCATGTTTGATTTCCGCCCCTGTTTTTTTTTCGAAATTTGTGTTGTAATAATTAATGAATGCCTTGTTTTTTTTATCTAACAAAAGCGACTCATAACCACGTGATTCCAAAATATATTGTAATTTATCACCGGGTTTTAAACGAGGAAATGAAATACTTTGTTTTTTTATTCTTTTTTCTATTTTTCTTCTTTTTATCTGTTCTTGAATTTTCTTCATGTGTTCTGTATAATTTTTATTTTCCCACCACTGGCTCTTATCATTAAAGGACGTGTTATTATCAATTAAATTTTGAACTCCTACTTTTGTCGATTGAAAACATGTATTAATACTTGATTGAAAACCAATAAAAATAAAAACAGAAATGACCATTAAAAATGAAGAAATTATTGTAAAGTCTAATTCACCTCCATTTTGTACCTTCATAGTTTTTCGTCTTCCGCCCATTTTTGATCTAAGGTTTTTAATCGTTTTTTTTGAGGTTTCCTTCTTCTTCTTCTTCTTCTTCCAATTTTCAACATGATTTTTATATTGTAATTGTATTTCTTCTAAATCTTCTGGCTTTAACATATTAACTTTTTTTATAATTTTGGATAATACTTCTTGAGGTAAATGTATAGATTTTATAGCTTCTATTATTGTTTGTTTATTAAAAATAGACATTATTAATATAATCAACTATTTTTTTTTATCAACAAATTTTCTCTCCAAATATTTTTGTACAAAACTATTCTGTATAAAAATATTTAAAATATAAACTATATAATTAATTATTATGGGTAAGAAAAATCGTAAACCAAAAAAAGAGAAAAAACCACCTGAATATAGATCTAAGGAAGAACGCCAAGAAGAAGTAAAAAATATATTAGAGCAACTTAGTCAATTTCAACTAAATCCTACTTATGAACCAGTGAAAAAACTATACTTGAAGTTCAAAGAATATATAAGTGAAGGTCAACGGTTACTGGTAAATATTCCATTTCCCGAAATTAATAGACGTATTAAAGGGGTATTAGCAATTAACAAACGTGAAGATGTTTCTATAGCATTAATGAATGAGAAATTTTGATTTTAGTTTTACGTGTATCTTTGTCCTCGTGGTGGTGTTCGATCTCTAGGACGACGATTATTTCTTCCTTGGAGTCGTCCACGTTTGTAATCAACACCAACCATAGCAGCAGTGCCAATGAGTCCAACTCCAGCAGCAATATCTCCTGGTGTTAGATTTGATTCTTTATTTTTTGCTTTTTTTTTACCTTGTCTACCATTTTTCGTATCTGTTTTTTTACTTCGTGTTTTTGCTTTTTCTTTTGCTCTTGCTCTTCTTCTTTTATTCGCTTGATTTTGTTTCTTTTTAGACATTGGTTTTCCTGTATTGGGATTCCTCATTGGTTGTCCTTTTCTTTTACAACTGCGTTTTTTTTTAAGAACCTCTTGAAGAACCTGTCTATAATGTTCTGTGGGCATACCATGATCTTCTGAGTGTGGAACCATGTCTCTAATGTGAAAATCTCTACAAGCAACAGTCTTAAAATGATTAACAGCTGCTTTTGTACCCTTAGAAGGGCTAATACCATGTCCCATACCTTGACTAATTGCAGATGATGTGACTAAAGCACCGACGCCAACTTTTGCAATTTTGCTAGTACCCATACCCCTTCCTCTTTTTTTACGTGTTTTTTTTCTACGGTTTTTAACGCGGCGTTTTCTACGAGATTTTCTACGTGTTTTCCTTTTACGTTTTTTTCCCCCCCGTCCCTTAAGTTTTCTTGTTTTTAGATTTCGCTTTCTTCCCGACCCTTCTTGTGTATTGGCTACTAGAGTTTCTTTTTCTCTTTTTGGACTCCCCTCTCCTTTCATAGATAATAATGTTAAAGCGGCCCATTGTTCAGATGTTAAAACATTAAAAAGACGATTGGTTTTAGTGGTAAAAAGATCCTTTTTAAAAAATTCACTATCTGTATTGTCTTCATAGTTAACCTTTATTTTTTTATCACTTTCGCTTTCCTTTATGGCTTTATAATATCTTAGTCCTTCATCTGTATCCCATAATACATAATATCCTTGTTTATTCATATAATATATAATTAGATAATTAACTATATATTATTTATAACTTACGGTTTTTACCAGAACGACGACAGAAACTACGTTTATTACCTGATGCGTATTTACAACCAGATTTACCCCGACAAGCTGCTGGTCCCTTTTTACGACACCCAGATTCGTTTTTTTAACGCGTTTGCGGTATTTTTTGCATCTCTTTTTAAGAGTTGCTTTACGACCACGAGTCATTTTAATTTTCTTTCTTCCAGATCCACGACGATTTTTGCGAGTTCTATGTGCTTTACGAGCCATTATAAGTATATTTTTTTTTTGCTAAATATAGAACGCATAAATAATTATTCAGGTTGTTGTGGATTATTCCATTTTTCAAAGCCATTTATGGCTATATATTGCATTTGTCTCATACAGTAAGAAAAGGTTGCCCCAGAATGATTATTGTCTTCTAAACCATTACTGATTTTATTTACATTAGCATGATCCCAAAAAATATATCCAGAATCCTTTGGAGGCTCTTCATCTCTAAACCATTCCCAAAGTCCTAATCTATTAGTAGTGTTAGCCATATCTATAAGGCAAGGTCTAAAGTCAGTTCCATATACCTCTACAAATCGCCAGGAATTTATATTTGATGGGTAATTAATTGATGTCATATACATTAAATCTAATTATCCTTTTAAGTATATTATACAAAATAGAAAATTGAAGTTCTTTGTTTTCATAGTGAACCCTATTACAAAACCTAAAGCAAACCGACAAAAACTACTTAAACCTTAAAGAATGTTCACCACCACTACCGCTACTCGCGAACAGGCTCTCAAGGCAGCAGCTGCGGCAGAGCGGGCTATGGAACGTCACGAGTGCTGTAAGAGCCAGTTCAAGTTCAAGTGCTTCTCGTGTGGAGAGTTCATCAACCGTGGGGACAAGATCACGAAGTGCACCGCACCCTGCTGGGACGGGATGAGGCTCCGGTTTAGGGGTGCTGACGCCCGGAACGGTCTCACTGTGGAGGAGACTGCCTTTTATCTGGCAGAAACCGGAACCCGAACATGGGTCCATATCGGGTGCAACCCCTGCTACTGGGACTCGCTAGCAGAGGACAGCAACGAGTATTCTCCTCCCGCTCTCCGTTCTGCCTACACAGGCTGGGGTGCCAAGGTTTCGTACGAGTTTGATGAATGGCGCCAACGCACCAATCACTATGATATGGAAGAGTTTCTGGAAAAACACGGATATCCTCAGGAGAAGTGGATGATGGACCGCATCATCCACTCTGTCACGCGATTTCAGGCTATCTGGCGAGGATACATCTACAAAAAGGCATATCCAGTTGCCCGCCTTGATGCGATAGCAACACGGATCCTCAACGAAGCTGGACTTGCTACTTTGTGCGGACAAGAAGTTCCTGACCTCATCACCAAGCGCCAAAGTGAAGCCGAACGAAATTCGCGAGCCCGCAACGGATTCCTCCATAATAATTGTTTTGGAGCACACATGGAGATTCTGTTTGATGAAAAACGAACCCGTGCCGCTATTTATAGCGGTGAAGTAATAAAAATACAGGGCCAGGGAGGCGACGGTCTATACTACTGGGTAAAATTTCATCACGATGGAGAGGTGCGAAAATACCACTGGAAACGACTTCTCCAGCTGAAGGTAGAATGTGATGATTTCAAATCAAAACACGGAATACTGGCGGAAATAAAAGGCAAAATTTCTGTCTACTGCTTCATACATGGAGCATCTTACACTACGACGATATACAAAAAAAAAATACAAAAAAAGAAATAAAAAATAAGACAAATTGTATATAAATCCTTTTTTACAGATATAAAATATAGTTATATATAATGGAATCAAAAATGAATGAAGCTGCTAATGAACAAGCAACTAAAAAAGAATTAGAAATTATTGAAAATATTTCTATATCATTAACCGTTGGCGATATAAAAAATATTTGTAAACACGGAGAAACAGTAAAAAATATTAAAAAAAATTTTGCGGATACTATGGTAGAAAAATTAGAAAAAAATGATAAAAAAAAATTTACTAAACTAGAGATAGGTGAAATCAACCCATTTAAAACCGTTTTTTCAAAGAACACTCCATCAAAAAAGGAAGAATTCGTCTGTTCTAATCCTAGAACACATTCATTAACAAATTTTGCCTTGGGGCCTAACATTAGTCTAACAATAAAAGGTATTGAAAAAAATGGCGGAATCAATAGACTGAATCTTTTTTCACCTGTTAAAAATAAAGATTGTCTAAAATCGGTAGGAAAATTAGCAAAAAGCGTTATAGAATTTAGAAATAAAAATTATAAGTCCCTTTTTGAAAGATATGTTATTGGAATGAATGAAAATAAGAACATTGGGGGCAAAAAAAATCCAAAAATTAAAGAGCCCATTTGGACGAAGTTTATAACGGTTAGAAATGTCTTTAATGAAATCAATATAAAAATACAAGCTACAAAAACATTCAAAGAATTTCAAGAATTAGGGTTAGGTATTAATTCTTTTTGTCAAAGTTGGGACAAGGACACCGGTAATGCTAATTTTTCTATTATGAGCCCACATTTCCAAACACGATTTTATATTTCTAATACAGATAAGTTTTTACTTTCATTCCCTGAAAAAGAATCTTTTTTAGAAGCTTATAATAACATTTTAGGACATTTCCTAAAACTATTAAAGTCAAACCTATATTTTGAAAAATATATAAATATAGATAAATTGGTAAAGGTTATAAATTATAACTGTCCTAAAGTATTAGGTTTAGATCTTGACGATTGCTTATTAAAAGAATACTCGTGGGAAGATTATAGAAAAAAGTTCCCAGACGCAAAAGATGAAACAAAGGGTCGTTCGGAACACCCTTTAATGAGAGAAATGACATATATAGTAGAAGAATTGAAAGATGGTTTAAGAGAAGAAGTTGTGGATGTAAGAAAAGTTAAATATAAAACTAAAAAATATTTAGAAAATCCCCCATCTCACGGAAAAGACCAAATTTTAAAGCCTGAATGGAATAGATATAAACAATTACAAATGAAATTTCTTTTATTTCTACGGCCTAATACTGAAGATTTAATAAAGATTGCTATAGATGCATATATTGATGGTAAAATAGGTGGTATTTATATAATATCGGCAAATGATAGCAGTCGTACTATAGCTTTTTTTAATCAAATAAAAATATATAATGAAAAAACTATGTCAGAATTAAACGGTTTATATCCTGGATTATTCATAGTTGTACCCCGTTATCAATTTATGGTGCCAGACAAAAAGAGGGAGACAAAAAAAAGTATTGACCGGCTTATTGAACTATATAATAAAGAGCACCAGGAATTTGATAAAATAAACCCTAATACCAATTTTATTGTTATGGATGATAAACCGTATGATGTGTTGACACGCACAAGAGATACTATAATAGGGGTTAAACCATTTACTCGAAAATCTATAACAGATATACTGAGTCAAAAACCCTTTGAAGATATGAAATTTTTAGATAGTTTGAAAGATGCTATAGAATCAACGATGGAAAAATATGTCGGTAATGACCCTAATAGATACCTTGACTTAGCGGGTGGAAGAAAGATTAATCGCCGTAAAACGCGCAAACGAAGGCGTAAAAAAACAAGAAAGAAAAAGAAAAAGAAAAAAAACAAACGAAAAAAATCCCGTAAAAGAAAAACACGTAAATATTATTATTGAAGAGTTAAATCTTTTATCTTGTCTATATCCTTTCTTCTTCTTTTACACGCACAATATGTTTTATCTTTTTCAGTTGCGTAACATTTAACTGGAGAGATTTTACTAGAATTAATAATTTTTCTTGGACAAATAATATTTTTTCTATGTTTTTTTGATGTTGAAAAAAGTTGTCTTAATATCAAAGAGTGATGTCCTTTTATCATAATATAAATTAAATATTATGATATCTCTAAATTATAATGAAAATTGGAAATAAATATTTGAATAAAAAATATATTATATTATGTCTTTAGATTACGGTTACGAACTTGTAAATATGCCAGTATCATTCTTTATAACTATCGGTAGAGATTTCTTAAATATCTTATGGGGATCTTACACTACGAGAATATATAAAAAAGAAAAAATCAAAAAGAAATAAAAAAAAATACATAAAAACGCCTGGAAATATTATAATAATGAATACCGACAAACCATATATGTGTCCTCACTGCAGTAAGACTTTTTTAACTGATGTAGGAATGAGAAAATGCATAAATAAACATGCAAATAGATGGAATGCTGACTCTATAAAAAAACCACCAAAACAAAAAATACCAGCTGAAATGAGATTTAAAATCTGGGAAACTTATGTAGGTAATCACATAGAATCTCTTTGTTTTTGTTGTAAATCTAAAAGAATAACACCATTTACAAGTTATAATGCTTTTCAAGCAGGTCATATACTGTCTGAGAGTGACGGGGGTAAAATAGAATTAGGTAATCTACTTCCTATTTGTGCTTCTTGTAATAGAAAAATGGGAACAACACATTGGGATGATTATGTGAAAGCTAAAAAGTTGTATATTAGGGTTAAGGGAGATAAAATACCTGAAATACATAAACAAGCTATATTATTAATACAGCGTGTATATAGAAATTATAGATCTTTGAAAACTATTGTTCCATCTACTAAAAAGAAACGTAATAAAAAAAAACGAAAAAAGAAAAAAAAGCACCACTATCTACAACCTACATTCGCTTCTCTTATGAAGAGGAAAAAAATGGTTTTTTAATGTCTTTTTTTCTTCCTAGTTTTATTAGCCCCTTTTCGTGATTTTTTAAGTATTTTATTTTTTTCCCTATTAAATTTTCTTCTAATGTTTTTTATTTCAGTATTAGCATTTTTAAGTGTATGATGTAAATATACTAAGTCTTGTCTATTCATGTATATATATATATCTACCGAAATTTTTTATTTGTTCTATCCCCAATAAATATATTGGATGAAATATTGCTTTTACTATAAGGTATCTCGTTTTTAATACACCAATTGATACATTTTTGAACATTTTGACATTTTAAATTATATATTTTTTCTTGTTTTTTATCCTTATGTGTTATTATTTTTATTGTATTTAATATATTTTCTATTTGTTGATGACCAAATATAGAATTAATTTCATTTATAGAATTTATATAGTAATTTTGTATAGGAACATCTAATATTGAATTTATCTTATATTTATCAAAATCAAATCCATTGAAAAATGATAATATACCTATAAATTTTTTATGCAAGTCTGAAATATTATCATATTTAAATTTTTTACAGATTACATATTTTTCTGAATTTGCGTATCTACTTGTATAAGGCTTCATCAATACTACTTTTTCATAAAATGTGCTGAGTAAATACAATATATCAATGGTTCCATATTCAAAAATATCAAATATTTTTAATACAAAATGTCCGCCTTTCTTTTGCATAACCAAAGCATATAAAACTTGTGTAAAAATTAATCTAAAAGCCACTTGTTCTTGTTTATTAAAATCAGTAGAAAAATCAAAACCCCCATCAGCAGTAACAATATCCATACTATTTGAATGATTTTCAATAATGTATTTTAAATTTTTTTCGTTATACAAGTCTCCTTTTTTATCAACGCCAGAAACAATTTTAATATTTGGATATTTTTGAAGTAAAAAATCAGCCTTATTCCAACCCGGTATATTTATATTTTTATCTTCTAATAAAGTCATACCATAATAGTTATCATCTTTATTATTTCTTAAATATGTAGTAGCTTCTATAAAACCACCAGGACCTTCTGCTAAATGAAATGATTTCATTGGAATATCATTATGGGGTAATAATTTATGCGTATTGTAAATTTCTATCAACTTAAAAAAAGCCCTAGAGATGGGTTTTATTTTACTAATTGATTTTTTTGTATTAGGTATATTAGTATGTATAAATTCATATGGATTTGTAAATTTTTTCGTATTGTCCCAGTGGATTATATGTTTGTCTATTAATCCCTTAATCTTATTTAAATATTTCTTTAAACTTATAACTTTTTTTTTATCATTAGTTATTTCTTTACAAACAAGTTTCAAATTTGAAGGCCTTATATCATATTCTATTTGCGGTAATGTAAAATAAGTCATATTTTATATTATATAATTGTGTTATGTTTAAATGATTTACTTAGGTAATTTAACTTTTTTCTTATATTTTTTAACTTTACGCACCTGTTTTGGTGTAGGTGTATCTACATCATCTTTTTTACTATCTTTAGAATCTTGTGTTAATGATGGAATATTCTTGGCTGTATAATGTATTTCTTCTTGAGCAGCATTTACACTATGAACCTTTTTGTAAATAAAGTAATTATTAAAGAATGAAAGTCTTTTTTCTTTACTGCTTATTAATAAAGCATCACCAATATCAGCCTTTTTTATTTTACGACTTTCAATATCTTCTTCCATTTTATCAAATAACTCATTAAATGATCCTATAGGTTTATCAAAACCCATTTTTTTTATATCTTTTACAGGTGCTTTAACAAATCCATAATTTTCCATAATTTGGTTTAAATAATCAAAATTTACCAAGAATTCGGTAAATCTTTTACCAATAGTATCCATATAAACGCTAATTTCATAACCTAAACAACTATCATTATCTTCAAAATCATCATTATCGTAATCTTTTCGAATATCCCACATTTTTCCTTCCAGATTATCATTCATTTCAAATACACTTTCACCTTTAGATTTCCTAGACAAAGCTTTAAATAGTCGTTTACCATCATAACAAGTTCCAATTAAATATCCACCGACCTTACAATTTTCACTAACATTTCTTAAATATCCATGTAATGATTCTGTTCCCTCAAAGAAATAATGAAGTGAAAATTGCGTAGATATTATATTAAATCCGTCCTTTCCCTTACCATATAATTTAAAAGTAGTTTTACCTAAAGAAGATTCTTCTTTAGCTCCTGTATTATTTAATATAGCATTTACTACTTGTTTAGCTTTTTCACTATACAATCCTGTTCCATCCCTGATATTTTTAGAACTATTTGCTTGTAAAAACATAGCTCTTGGCAATACCTTATATTTCTTTTTTGCTTTCAAATATCTACTACAAGACCCATTAACCCTATTTTCAATATTATCTTTTGATAAATCTACACCAAATACAAATGATAACCTAGCATCTATCCATTTTTGTAAGTCACCAGCTTTTCCTACCGACGTGTCCATTAACGTATCGCCCCTGGAACTAACATTAACTATTAATTTCCTTTTAACATATCTATTATGAAAATCTCTTAGACCACGAACATCTTGGCGGTCAGTAATTTTTTTATAGTAAACTTCACTATCAGATACATCAGGAATGTCGTTTCCCGATGTTATCATTTCCTCTGTAACAGGATTGTTAATAGATTCCCATACACTATCAGCAACATGAAAAGCATTGCCATAATTTTTACCACCGTTTCTGAAATCGGCTGTTTTATCATAACGGACTCTTATTGGAATCCATTGATAATATTTATCTCTTGATGGATCATATCTAAATTCTACAATTGTATTATCTTCTATAATTTCTTCTCCATTTTCAGTTATCATTTGTTTGGTAGTTCCTTTATTATCAAGTATTAAACGACATTCATAAATGGGAAAATTTGGCGTATAACGAGTAGGTATAAACGGCATTGGTTTATATTTATTTCTTTCATTAATTTGATTATATTTTGGAAATTTCCCATCCATTAAATCAGCACAAGGATTTATAAAACCATGTTTATTTTCATCATAACCTACACGTAATATAACTGTTTTATATTGTAAAATTTGATTGTTAGATGTAACATCTAAACCATTTTTAAATATATTACCAATTACTTCATTATCCCCTCCATCTTTTACAGTTGAAATTAAGAAATCTACAGTGTTAAAAGCAGGAGGCTTCCATTTCATAGAATGGCTCCAAGTGACTTTTCTTGGAGGTAGTATTTCACCAATATTATTTGAACCTACACTTTTATCACACGGCGTAAATATTAAACCGTCTGTTTCATATTCAAACATTCCTTCTTCAACACCATCAGATATAATCTTACATTGATCAAATATACTTGTATCTTCTTCCAAATTTGTGTAAAATTTTTTCGTCTGGATTTTCAAAGGGGAATCATAATCTAAAACAACACAATTTGTATCTATATCTTTTACAAATTTATTCAAGCCATTTAATCTAAATTTATCTTTTGCTAATTTTTCATCCAAATATTTAAGCCCTTCCATCTGAATGAATGGAAAGCCTTTATAGTTTTCATTATTTCTATAATAAATATCAAATGCTAAATATATATTGATGAAATCTCCTGCTTTATTATATAATACGTGTTCACCATCTATTATACTATTGTAAACGTTTCTATGCTTTGTTACCATTCCTGTAAATTGAATATTCATATTTGTGTCTATCAAATAAATTTTTCCTATTTTTGATACAAATAATAATTTTCTTAATCCATCTGCCTTTTCTGTTACTGAATATTTTTGATTTATATTTGGTATATTTGAATCTCCATCAATTGGGGTAATATTTGCTACTTCTAAACTTATAGAAGACGGACCAATAAAATCACTTGGTCGTATACGTCTATTCTTAACTCCATCTTTTGTTTTTGGTAATGGTTTGTCTTCATAAATAAGTTTCATATATTCATCTTGAATATTTTTTTGTTCTTTAAATGAAATAGGAAAACTTGACTGTTGCCAACCAGATAAAATTATTTTAATTACATTTTTTAACATTATGGTTAATTCTTCTTCTGAATATCTACGAGCTTTATCATTCAAAAGCTCTATCTCTATTTCATAATTTTCAGGATTATTAAATACTTCAGATTGTTCAACGGTATATTCACTTATAAAATATTTTCTCTTTTTTGATGTTTTTACAATACTACAATCTATTCTAAAAGGTAACTCATCTGATGTATATGAATATCTTTTAATTAATCTAAAGGTTTTCTTTTGATTTGACCAATCATTCAATAGGTTTTTAACCTTAAAACTTCCTTTATTTTCTATTGTTAATGTTACTTCCGATTTGTAATTTATTCTAAATTCGAAATCACGAAAATCTATTGGGGCCAGAGACACTTCTTTTTCTTCATCTTCTATTTGAACCTTTTTACGGAATTTCTGTAAAAATTCTACATTACCATTATAAATAGGTTCAAATATAATTTCTTCTGATAAATTGTTATCCTTACAATATTTTTCTATTGCCGGAAGAGATTTAATACTTGTTCTAATATTTCCCATTTTTTTTCTTCCTGTTTTTGGGTCATCGTATTCATTCGAAATATTTAAAGTATATGTTCCTTGAGAATTATCACTAGTAAAATTCAAAGACTTTAATTTTTCTACAATATTATCAAAATCTATTTTCGTTAATGAATTATATCGATTTGTTCCAAAACGAACTTCAAATTCATCATTTCGTCTCTTTTCTTTACCCAAATAGTAGTTAATATATAGATTTAATAGTTCGTGTGGTTTTGGTCCGTCAGTTTGAGACATTATATATAAAATATGAATATTATTTTATATATATTTTCAATTTTAATTAATTTTTTCTTGTATAAGTTGATATAATTCCTTCTTTGTCTTGCATTTTGTCGTAGTCTTCATTATATTTATTTTTAATGTTTTACATATTTCCCTTAGTTCTAAAACCTTATAATTTGATATAGCCTTTATTGGCTTAGATAAATTTAATATATGTAATTTGGCCTTTTTTAATTCTTCCAATCGTTCATCACTTACATCCATTACTCCATATTTTTCTTCTTTTTTATCATATTGTATAATACATTTTTTATTCGTATCATTGTTCAATTCTTCGAAATAAATATTTTCATCCAAATAAATAATATTTAACTTGTTAACTCGTATTAAAAATAAAAATAAATCTAAGCTTATTTTTTTATCATTCACTAAATTATCCTCTAGTTTTGTTTTTTTAAATTTATATTTTTTTAAGAGTTCTTTGTTTTCCCTTAATGTATATACCAAGTTAATTTTAAGATCTGTTTGACTTGTATATTTTTTCTCACGTTTTATTTCGTATTCACTATAACCATACTTATAAATTACATAACACCAAAATAATGTGTCTTCTTCTTCAGGTATAAATATATCCTTTTTCACTTCCTTTTTTTCTTGAACCTTTATCTTTTTATCTTCTTCGGGTTTATTTATTAATTTTTTCTTATATAAGATATTTTTTAAATTATCGTTATTAAATTCATATTTTTTACATGAATTTAAAAAACCTACTGATAAACTATTACGAACCATGACTTAATATAACTGTGCTCTTTTCTTTATTATCATTTTCAAAATAATCTTTATTTATTTCTTCCTTTATTGTTTCTATGTCTTTTAAGTTTTTTTCCTGTTTTGTTATGTACAATAAGGTTTTGTCTATTTCTTCCATAGTACTTTCATTAAATGAATTCATATTCACAAAAATACCATTTCTATTTTCACTATATTTGATATTGTTTTTTATTAATACTTTTAAAATTTTATTATGATGAAAAGCCTCTAAGTTTTCTATTTTATCCTTTAATGCTATTAATTTTCCCGGGTCCATTTAAATTAAATAAGATTTATACTTTTAAGTAAAAGTTTATTTTTATCTTTTCCTGCTTCTTTTTCTTCTTCTTTTATGTTTTGTTCTTCTTCTTTTCTTTTTTCTTCCTTTTCGTTTTGTTTTTCGTTTCCTTGATTTTTTACGAAGACGACGTGTCTTTCTTCCTCCTATTTGCTTCCAGTAGTCAGCTAATGTTTCTCCCTCTTTTCGTATGTATATGGCATTAAAATCAATTAACATTTCCTTATTTAAAAGATACTCCCCACTCGCATTTGGAAATTCAATCACAACCGATTTATTAAATACACCATTTGTTTGTTTACCACCACTATTATGTATTATAATTCTTGCACCAAAAGCTTTCAGTACGGCCTCAAGACCGTGTTTCTTGGAATAGTTATAAGCTTTGACCGAAAACTTTTTCCCTTCTTCTAATTCTCTTTCTTCTCCACTTACAGTTGTAGACTTAGCCTCTATTTCTTCGTTCTCAAGGAGAGGATTTGCTTTTTTAAATTTATTTACCCAATCGAGATCTTCTTTTGGTGTTCTACCTTGCCATATATATAGACCAATCCATTCAAGAAAATCTCCTGTTATTTTTAAATATTTATCTATACCCTTTTCAAAACCGTCTGTAAAAGGACTACCTAATGTTTCAGGAACATAAAGACTAACCGGTAACTTACTATCGCTAAATGGTTTTTGTGTTTTTAAATATTCTTGAATACTTTTCTTTACATGTCCTGCTTTAAATAAACTTTTATGGAAAGGATCCCAACCAGAGCTAACTAAATTATGTAAACCTTTTATTCTATCGTGGTTTGCTAATGCTTTTATTATATCTTGATAAACATAACTCAGTTTTCTTACTAAACCACCATCTATAGATAAAAATGAACGTGGAAAATTAGTATTTGCCTTTCCCATTAGTTTTATAACATTTTTTGCCCAAAATGTTTTACCAGAAGCACTAGGACCTAATCCCATAATCAATCTAGATTTTTGAGATTGAGGATCTAATTCTTTTAATTTAAAATACTTATGGTCGTTTTCCCATACACCAGTCAATTTGTCATCACCTACTTCAAAAATAAATTTTAAAGGAAAAGACCCATCTTCACCTTCATCATTTGCTGTTGTATCAATTACACTATTGCTTAAAACGCGTAACATAAATGCTGTAGAATTTATTTCTTTTTTTATTTGTGCTGATAAATTTTTAACACAATCTTTTTTACAGTATATCCATTCAGCTTTTCCATGTTTAATTTTTGTTTCTTTCTTCTTAGTAACCAGATCAATTACTTCTTCTATTTTATCTTCAGCACCAGTTAAGTTCATAATTTCTGGATTTAAAATTTGATCTCTAATTTCTGGAACATTATTAAGTTGTTTTTCTTCTCCTTTGTAGTCAACTATAACCTTTTCTAAATATTTGTTTTCTGCATCTTTTTCTTTTTCTGCTTTTTCAAGCAGCATTTTTATACTTGGAACAAGTTGTTCTTCCGTCATTGCCCTCCTTCTTTTCCTTTTTTCACCACCTTTTAGGTTAATAGATGTCATATATATATATATATTATTCAAATAAAATATATATATTTAAAATTTAACGGTCTCTTTTGTAAACCATACCTAAACGATGATGTTTGCGACCTTTGTATGTTTTACCTTTGTATTGAAATGAAGCAGCACCTGCTCTCTTAGATTTCAACATAATTTTAAAGAACGCATTCATCTTTCTTTTACCTTTTTTACCTTTTTTGGCGGTTTTGCGACGGCGACGACGGCCTCCATCTTGAGCTGGGGCAACAGGTTCTTCTTCGCCACCGGGTGCAGGCACTTCAACGGCAGCAGGCTGGCTTTCCGAAGCAGAGCATTTTGAACCACCTCTTTGGCGACTACGGCGCTTTTTGCGTGCGGATTTACCGCGACGACGACTTCTTTTTTGAGTTCTTCGGCGAGTTTTACGGGCCATTATACAATAACTATACATTATTTTTTATAAAGGTAGATTATTAAACCTACTAAAATAGTTCCTATAGCAAATTCAATATATTTTTTACGTGTTTTTGCTATTTCACGATTTTTAAATTCCTTCGGTTTATATTCATTGTAATATTTGTCTAAACAATCATAAAATTCTTCTATTGGTTGGCCTAATTGGAGAGAAATTTTATTAAATATAAAATGAACCCATTTCATCATAGACATCCGCGAGTCTAAATAAGGAGTAACTGGATATTTGTCTAATAATTCCATAAAATTTTTTCCAAAAGGTTCAATAGGTATAAATACAGGTAAATTAGAAATAAAATCGTAATATTTTTTTTTTGCTACATCGTTTGGATTTGATGGATAAGTAATAGCTATTGTTTGCAATGTAAATTTTATATGGGGCAACCACACGTTTGGATTCAAGTTCATTATATACGAAAGGATATAAAAACAAAATGATTTTAACATATAAATGACTTCTTATTCATCATCACATCCATATCAGTTTTGTAATAATTGTGGGAAAACAGGTCACAGTTATAATCAGTGTTCTAAACCTATAACAAGTAATGGTGTTATAGCTTTTACTAAATCAGGAAAATCAGTAAAATATTTGCTAATTTGTAGAAAAGATACATTAGGATACGTTGAATTTTTAAGAGGGAAATATCCTTTGTATAATAAAGAGTATATACAAAATATTATTAATGAAATGACTGTTCAGGAAAAGGCAAATTTACTTACAAAAGATTTTGATACATTATGGAAAGATTTATGGGGTAATTTTTGTGGTATCCAATATAGAAGTGAAGAGAAAAACTCTAGGGATAAATTTAATTCTATTAAGGAAGGTATTCATTTGTTCGACGATAATTTTTTTAATTTAGAAAGTCTTATCCAAAATAGTAACACAAGTTGGACAGAACCTGAATGGGGATTTCCAAAGGGTCGTAGAAATTATCAAGAAAGTGATATTACTTGCGCTTTGAGAGAATTTAGTGAAGAAACAGGTATTCAAAAAAATAATATTACACTTGTTAAAAATTTCATTCCTTTTGATGAAATATTTACAGGATCTAATTATAAGTCATATAAGCATAGATATTTTATGGGATATATGGAAAATTCAAATCTTCCTTGTAATATCCAAAAAAGTGAAGTCAGTCAATTTAAATGGGCAAATATAAATGAATCCATAAAATCAATACGCCCCTATAATTTAGAACGAATACAATTATTAAAGAATATTGAGAATGTTTTGCTTAAATATAGTTTAATCTCATAATATATTAATAATGCCTCCTAAAACAAAAAAATTAAAAAAAAGCACAGGAAACAATAAAACCCAAAAAAAAAACCACTTTCACGAGACAGCATTTAAAATAGACGGTATAGTTCTTCTAGGTACGGATGGTCATAAGTTAAGACTTCGCCAAAGAAGAAATCCAATAAATTCACCTATTACTAGAAAACTTAATAGAGGTAAGGATTTTTGGAGAGAAGAAGATATTATAAAATTTGATTATCTAATAAAAAAAAGAAAAAAAAGATCCGGAAATTATATTTTAAGCGATGAAGATAAAATAAATATTAAAAATTTATTATCAAAAAATAAAAAAGAAAATGTAGTTGATAAATCAATATCAAAAGAACCTGAAAAAGAGCCTGAAAAAGAAGAAGAAGAACCTGAAAAAGAAGAAGAACCTGAAAAAGAAGAAGTAGAAAAAGAACCTGAAAAAAAAGAAATAGATAAAGTTCCTACTAAAAGAGAAATTTCAACAGACGATGATTTAGAAGAATTAAGAGAAATTAGCGAAACACCCGAAAAATTAGAAACCGGGGAAAACTGTTCACAATTATTAGACGAAGATAAAGAAAAATTAAAGAAAAAATCAGTAAGAAACGTGCATTATCAAAAAATTTCAAAATGTATTGAAGCGAAAAATAGAGAAAACTTCTCAAAAGATGATCAACATAGTCATCTATATCCAAATATTATTGACCCTAATTTTAGTAAAAAATTAACACAAAAAAAGGAATTTTCAGATAGTAAAATGTATTCTAAAAGTCATCTTATAGATAATTTAGAAGAAGAAGCCGATAAATTATGTAGTCCTCATTTTGAATTTGAACTTGAACCACATCAGATGTTTATTAAAAATTTCATGTCTTTTCAAACTCCGTATAATAGTTTATTGGTATTTCATGGATTGGGAACAGGTAAAACTTGTTCTGCTATCGGGGTAGCTGAAGAAATGAGAAGTTATTATAAACAACTTGGTATAAACAAAAAAATATTAATTGTAGCTACACCTAATGTTCAAAAAAATTTCGAATTACAACTTTTTGATAAAAGAAAACTAAAAAAATCAAAAACGGGATTATGGAATATTAAGGCTTGTGCCGGTAGTAAATTTATCAAAGAAATAAATCCAATGAATATTGAAGATATATCTGAGGAAAAAATCCTTAAACATATAAAAAAAATTATCAAAAGTTCATATGAATTTATTGGATATATTGAATTTGCGAATCAAATAAATAATCTTGTAGAAAATAAATCAAAAAAATCTAGGAAAATTAAGGAAAAATTTTCAGATAGACTTATAATTATCGATGAAGTTCATAATATTAGAACACAGGATAATAGTTCAGAGGATAATGATAATATAAAAAGTAGAAGAACTATTAAAAACTTTTTAGATTTAGTTACTTACGCTGATAATATGAAGTTATTACTACTTACAGCTACGCCTATGTTCAATAATGCTAAAGAAATAATTTGGCTTACCAACTTAATGAATTTGAATGATAAACGATTTCCTATTAAAATTAAAGATGTATTTAATGATGACGGTAAATTTATAGAAGGAGGTAGAGAATTATTAATTAATAAGCTTACTGGTTATGTTAGTTATTTATCTGGAGAAAATCCTTTTACATTTCCTTATCGTATTTTTCCAAAATATTCGAATAATCCAAATTCTTTATTAAATTTAATTGAAAATAATGATTGGAAATATCCCGTAAAACAAATGAATAATAGAACAATTGATTCAAATAACGGAATGAAATATTTAGATTTGTATATTACAAATCTTTCACCGGAACAAGAAAAAATTTATAATTATGTTATAAATACTTATAAAAATAGAAAACGTTCTCGTTTAAATGAAGGTAGAATAGGAATTCCAATGAAATATATTGAGGGACCATTACAAATATTAAACATGGCTTATCCTCACAAAAAATTAAAGGACAATCCAGAATTAAAGGAAGATATTGTAAAATATCTTTACGGAAAACCAGGATTAACTAGAATAATGGAAGGAAGTTCCAAAAAGAAAAATTTTAGGTATTCAAAATCAACACTAGAACATTTTGGTAAAATATTTAGTAGTGAAGGTGGAGAACAATCCCCTTTAAAAAAATATAGCTCCAAAATGTATTCAATTATAAAAAAAATAAAAGAAAGTGAAGGAATAGTTATTATTTATTCAAATTATATTGATGGGGGATGTGTCCCAATGGCTCTGGCATTAGAAGAAGCAGGAATTACTAGATATGGTTCAACAAAGTCATTATTTAAAACACCTCCTACTTCTAACTTTAAAATAAATGGAGAAAATGCTAAGTATATTATGATTACAGGTGATAAAGATTTATCTCCAAAAACAGAGGTTGAATTATCTGCCGTCACTAGTCCATTAAACACTCAGGGTGAAAAGGTAAAAGCCGTTATTATTTCAAGAGCAGGTTCAGAAGGATTAGATTTCAAAAATATTAGACAAATTCATATATTAGAACCTTGGTATAATCTTAATAGAATAGACCAAATTATTGGAAGAGGGGTTAGAAATAAAAGTCATTGTGCTTTGCCTTTTTCAAAAAGAACAGTTGAGATATTTTTATACGGGACAAAATTATCTAATACTCAAGATGAATGTATAGATTTATTTGTTTATAGATCAGCCGAACATAAATCGATTAAAATAGGAAAAATTACTAGATTATTAAAAGAAAATTCAATTGATTGTATTTTGAATAAAACACAACAAGAATTCAACGCAAACGTTATGAATAAAAATGTTAAACTTACATTATCTGATAATAAAACAATAGATTTCGACGTAGGTCATAAAAATAATAGCATTATTTGTGATTTTATGAATTGTGATTATTCTTGTAGCCCAAATAATGAAGATGTAGATTCTCTAGATATTGATAATTCTACATATAATAAAGATTTTATCCTTATGAACATGGAAAAAATTTTACAACGCATAAGGAACTTATTTAAAGAACATTATATTTATGATAAAGAAGTTTTGATAAAAAGTATAGAAATAACGGGAAAACGATATTCAAGAGAACAAATAGATGTAGCATTAGATACATTAATTAATGATAAAAGTGAAACTCTTGTTGATATGTTAGGTAATATAGGTCGTTTAGTAAATATTGATAATTTTTATGCTTTTCAACCTAACAATATAGATGATATACATATATCAAGTTTACAGAGAAAACGTCCTGTTGATGTTAAAAATAATTCTATTAAAATTAATTTATCAAAAATAAAGAAAAAAATAGGTCAAAAGAAATTAAGAAGCCAAAATAACGATGAAATATTAAATAATTTATTTACAAATTACCAAGGATTATCTAATCCTCAAAAAACTCCAAAAAAATCATGGATTAAAAATGCTGCATGGACCATTAATAACCTTAATAACTATAATGGTATTGATAAAGATAAGTTAATGAATTACGCTTTATTACATTTATTCGAAATTTTACAAGTAGAAGATAAAATTAAGTTATTAAATTCATTATATGGTGAAACGGATTTAGACGATGCGTTTATTGAAAAGGTAAAAAAAATACTATTAGATACATTTATAGTAGAAGAAAAAGATAACAAGGCATTTGTTATGGCCGATTTTAATAAGACAATAAACGAAAGAGGTTATATTTTTTTACTGTTTAATGAAGAAAGTAATTCGTGGGTTGTTGAAAATAATTGGAAAAATGAATTATTATCACCTATAGTTATTAAAGTTATTACACAAGAAAAACTTGTACAAGGAAAAAAAGGAACCGGACTTGTTCCCAAGCCAAATAAAATAAATAATTTTAATACTGAAATTGGATTTATAACAAAAACAACAGGTAATAAAATTGGATTTAAAACGAAGCAAATAGCAACATCAGGTAGAATTAATAAAGGCATTGTATGTCCTTCGGCAGGTGTACCAAAAAGTAGTGTAATTTTCTCATTAAATAAATTAAATAAATTAGTATCTCCAAATAAGGATATAAAATATAACACTACAACAACGGGAACAAAAATAACAATTGTTTCTATATATGATGATACTTCGCATTTTTCGAGAAAAAGTATAGATTACCTTAAAATAGATGCCCATAAAAGAAAACCAATAGCTATAACTGATACGCAATTTTGTATTGAAAAAGAGTTTTTACTTAGGTATTTAGACGAAAAAGAAGATGGTAAAAAATGGTTTTTCAATTCTTTTGAAAGTGAATTAAATGGTATATCGAAATTAAAAGTAACAATATAAATAAAATTGATTTTAAAAACAAATATAATATTACTATATACATATGAGTTCTATATCATCCAAGTTTAAAAAGAAATCATCCAAAAAATCTGGAAAAAGTATATGGATGAAAAATGTTTTAACTCGTAATATTGTAATACCTTTCAGTAGTATAGGTGGTAATATCAATCAAAATATCCAAAAAAAATTAGAAGAAAAACTTTACAATAAATGTTGTCCGGAAGGTTATATTAAATATGGATCAATAACAACTCTCACACATTCCAGTGGAGAAATCCAAGCAAATAATGTAGTATTTGTTGTAATGTTTGAATGTTTAATATGTAGACCTGTTGAAGGTCAAGTTATAAAGGTTAATGTAAAAAATATTACTAAAGCTGGTATTAGAGCAACTTATTCCAAGGAACAAATTTCACCAATTACAGTATTTGTAGCAAGAGATCATCATTACAATAGTGTTGATTTTTCAAAGGTTAAATTAAATGATGATATTGTTATTAAGGTTATTGGAATAAGATATGAACTAAATGATGAAAATATATCCGTATTGGGTGAATTAAGAATAAAACGTAAACCTAAAACAAAGGTTACTGTTATAGATGAATAGAAATTTTAATAAAATTAATTATATATAATATGAAAATTAATTTTATCATTTTTTTAATTACAACCTTTCTTGTTGCTAATACTTATTATGATGGGAAATTTACAGACTATATAATAAAAGGTAAAAAATATTATAAGATGGCTACTTTTGCTTTTGTTGGATTAAGTATGTATGTATTTATAAATAAAAATCCACAACAAAGTAGAAATTTAGTAAAAAATGCTACTGATTTTATAAAATATATGCCTGTTGATTCAAATACAAGTGATTTATTGACGCCTCTATTTGATTTTACAAACGCACAAGATAAAATGAATCATTTTAGAACTCAAAATATTCATATGAATGCTAGTCCTCAACAAAAACGTATGCTTCACTCAGGTGGAACAAGTACAAAAAGATGTGTAAGTGAAACAAAAAAAAAATATGTTGCTTCATCCCAGAGTTGGAAATGTGCTACGTGTGCTAAACAACTTAAACACACATTTCAAGTAGACCATAAACTTGATTTACAATTTGGAGGCACAAACAATGTTGAAAATTTAGAAGCTTTATGTAATGATTGTCACGCCGAAAAAACAGCCCGAAATTATTTATAAATATTTAATATGTATAAAATATAAATGACTGAAAAGAAACAAAAAGAATCAAGTATTACACACAATGCTATAAAAACAACAGCTGATATAATTGTATGGTTACCACTAACTATCATTATTTTATCCGTTTTGGTTACTATTGGATACGGTGTATATAAATTAAAAACAGATGGTGTATGGCCACCTCAATATCAATCGGCTGGGCGATTATTTATATCAATTATGAAACAAATACTTACTGCTCTACAAATACCATTATATTTCTTATGGTGGTTGTTACCTATTACTCCTGGATTAAGAACTAGATTTAATAATTGGATGTTTCCAGGACCATTGGGCTCTCCTCCTGTAGTCGGTGACCCTAGACTTATTTTACCATTCGGTTCTCTTAATAATGGACAACCATATACTGGACCTGCTTCTCGAGCTAACCAAGGACCAAAAAATTTATGGAAAACCTTGGGTATTTTATTTGTTTCTCTATTAATAGCTGCTTCATATTTAATTTTTAGATATCCACCTGGATGGATGTTAGGTTATTCAAGAATAATTAATTTTATGTTAATGTTTGGATTAATGGCTGGAGTTATAGGTTTATTTATATTATTTAATAAAGATATTATGAGTGGTACAAGTCGGTTTGGAATTGGAACACCATTTCCCGATGGAAACCAACCTAACAGTCAATTCAATTGGTTATTTAAAAATGTATCTAGATATTTATTTACGACTATTTCTGTTGGATTGCTATTAGCATTTTTATGTTTTCTAATGTATTTGTTTGTATTTTCAAGTGGTATAGCATCTGTTACAGGTACAACATTTTTAATGGTTGTATTAGGAGCTGTATTATTAGGATTAACATATTTTAAACTTAAAACAAACCCTAATTTTATGAGGTTTATTGATGGTTCAAAGGCTATATCAGGTTTATTTTATGCTTTTTTTATTATTCCTTGTATTTTCTTTGAGATAACACGTTTCCTTTATAATCAATTTAGACATACTCCAAAAAGCGCATATATTATTTTAGGCATAGAAATAGCATTAATTAGTTTATATTTCGTAATTCCTAAAATTATTAATTGGTTTTATACCTTTACACCAGGAAAAGAAAACAAAGATATTATTATTCAAAATAAAATAAATTCAGCAAAAAAAGATAAAATTGTTATAGAAGAAAGAATAAATCAAATATTAAGTTATAAATCTGATGGAAAAGGTTCAGAACTTACAAAATCTCAATGGAAAACAATCATTAGTAAATATTATAATAGTAAAGATAAGGAGGAAGATTTAAGAAGTTGGTTGGCGGATTATGGTTATATAACAAAAGAAATGTGTAAGGAGAAACAAAAGATGAACAGCGGTGAAGGTGATACAAAAGATTGTGAAAAACGAATGAATAATATGGTAGATTTTATTCAATCTAATACAAGTGAATTAGTATCATTAAAAAGCAAAAAGAAAAATATTAAAATTTATATTAAAGACCTAGAAAATCAAAAGAGAAATTTAAAGCAATTTAATAAGGGTAAAGTATTGCTTAGAGAACCTGTATATCTTAATAATAAAAAACATATAGGTGGATTTCAAGATTTTAATGTTGATAAAATAGATCTTGAATATAATTACAATTATTCTATTAGTTCTTGGTTCTTTATAAGAGCTAATCCTCCTAATTTTAAAAAGTCATACAGCAAATATAGTGTTATATTAAATTATGGTAATAAACCTAAGATTATGTACAATCCCATGTTAAATAAAATAAAAGTTATAATGAATAATGGTCTTAATAAAAAACACATTGAATATATTATTGATGGACCTGGCTTACAAAAATGGAATAATATTGTAATCAATTATGATGGAGGACATTTAGATATATTTATGAATAGTAAATTATTAAGGTCTTTTCCAAGTGTTCTTCCGTATATGTCTTACGACCAATTAACTGTTGGAGAAAATGAAGGCTTGGGAGGAGGTATTTGTAATGTAGTATACTTTCCCGTTTCAATTTCAAGGGAGAGAATAATTGCTAATTATAATTTATTAAAAAATAATAACCCACCCATCATTTAGATAAATTTCTAAATCTATATTATATCATGGAAAGTAAAAAAATCCTACTAGGTGTAATCGTTCTTTTAATAATATATTTTGTTTATATTTATGTTTTTAAAGATAGTTCATCGACCAACTTATATAGCGGTGGAAATGCTAAAAATTCCAAAGAAATTAAGGCATCTAAATTACCAGGTAATCCTGCTTCTGTTTCATACACTTACAGTATTTGGATTTATATAAATAGCTGGCAATACAGATACGGTCAAAATAAACAAATTTTTTACAGAAGTTCAAGTTCCGATAAAAATCCAGCTCCTAATACAATGCTTCCTCAATTATCTTTAGCAGGTTCTAAAAATGACTTATCAATTGTAATGGGTCTTCAAGGAACACCTGGAATTTCTGAATCATGGACAATAAATAATATCCCTCTTCAAAAATGGTGCAATATTACAATTACCACAACTACCAGGGCAGTTGATACATATATTGATGGTAAATTGGTTAATACACATACTCTTCCAGCTGTTCCTATTACTAGTGAAAATGCTAATATTCTACTTACACCCGATGGTGGTTTTGATGGAGAAACAGCCAAATTTAGATATTATTCTCGAACTATTAATCCTCGCGAAGCATATGAAATTTATAGAGAAGGCCCAGGAAGCAATTGGTTAAGTGACCTTCTTAATCAATATAAAATTAAATTGTCATTCCTCAAGGATAATGAAGAAATTAACAGTTTCTCTGTGTAATTATCTTGTCAATAATATATAATATGTCTTACGGTAGTTTTTCAAGTAACTATAATAAAAGTCCTCTGGCTAACTTTGGAAGTGCTCTAGGTGGTGCATCTAACAAAGCCTCTGGATTCATGTCTAAATTTAGGAATAATAAGGTAGTTGGTGGTTCAGTTGACTTTTTATATTCCAATTCTTTAGTAGCTAAAGTTTGTTTTTTAATATTAATAATTGTTATATTTGTTATCGCTTTGAGATTAGGTTCTAGGTTGATTATGTGGGCTCTTAGCACTGATAAAAATCCCATCTTAGTTAAAGGATTTATTGATGCATCAGACCCTGGGGCTTCTGGAACAGTTGTTATGGATCCTAAACTCACTGGGTCTAAACCCATTATAAGATCTGTTAATGAAAGAGAAGGAATTGAATTTACTTATAGTGTATGGTTATATGTTACTAATTATTCTATTAATCAAGGAGCTAAACGACATATTTTTAATAAAGGCTCGTCACAGAATGTAAGTGGGAAATCTTCATTCGATGCAGGTGGAATCAATATTGATACAACTGGAATGAATTTCCCCAATAATGCGCCTGGAGTATATTTTAAAGCTAATGATGAAAAAAATGGATCAAATCAACTTGCTATATATATGAATACATTCAATAATGTCATTGAAGAAGTTACAATTGGAGATTTGCCTGTTAAAAAATGGTTTAATCTTACTATTAGAGTTAGACATAACAAAATGGATACATATATTAATGGAACCATCGTTAATCGTCATAAATTTAGCTCTCCTGTGAAACAAAATTATGGAAACGTTTATGTATGTCAAAATGGTGGTTTCGCAGGTAATCTATCTAATTTAAGATATTATAGTTATGGTCTTTCAGGTGTTCAAATTAATGACCTTGTTGCAGCTGGACCTGACCTTACTCCTAATGATTCTATGAAAATATTCCCATATTACTTTTCTCTTAGATGGTTCTTTAAAAAACCACAGCTCGCATCAGGTGCACAATAATTACATAATTTTAAATATTTAAACTATGTAATTTATCTTCTTAAAGCAGGATTTATACAAATATCTTTTGTTGGAAATACTTGCTTAGATATACACGTATCTCCTGAATTCATTTTAACACAACTTCTAAAAGTTCTGTCTGTTCCTATATAACAATATCCTGATTGTTTTGGCTGTTGTATTTCACTTTCACTTGATATGTCTGCTCTTGTATTATCATCATCACTTAAACCATTAGGACCCTCTATTGCTTTTCCTACTCTATTATCTGCTCTATTTTCTATCTTTTCTCCTAATTCTTGAACCGTTCCCGTTACATCGCGTGTAACTTCTTGTGCTATATTTACTGTTCCTTTAGTTCCTTCTGCTGCCACATCTATTGTTGCTTGAGTTACTTTACCCGTTCCTACTATTCCCATACCAAATAATTTACCTAAAATATCCGTTCCCTCATAGTAATATAAATATACATTGTATGCTAAAAATGCTAATGCTAAAACTATTAATCCTATCTTTATAAAGATCGCACCACCGTCATTTGAACTTTTATTCAATGAAGGCAAATTTGACTTTGTTTTATTAATAGATGCGCTTATTTTTTCACTTAAACTGGGTGTAGGAGTTTGAATCATTGATGGACTTTTTGATGGTGTTATCGATTTCATTATTGCTGGTATTGTATTGCTCATTATATACACTTTATAAATATTAAATTATTTAGAATATATATATACGATGCCTATTGTATTACCTAAATGTCCAAATAGTTATAAATTAAATAAAGATAAATGTAGATGTAAAAAAATGGTAACTAAAAAAAAAACACATAAGAAAGTTAAAAAAAATAAAACAATTAAGAAAAAGAACATTAAATGTGATACGGCAAAAAAAAAAGAATGTAAATCAAAAAATAAAGTATGTAATCCAGATACTGGAAGGTGTAAAAAACCCGAAGTAAAAAAAACTAAGAAGAAAAAGAAAACAACTGTTAGCAAAACAAAAAAACTTAAAAAGAAGACTAAACTTACAAAAAAATTAGTAAAAGAACTAAAAGACAATCCAACAATTAGCAGATTGCGCTCTTACAGTCCTACTATTAATAAAGAAATAGAACGATTATCAATTAGTCCTCATAAAGAGTTATTTTACCAAGAATGTAAAGAAAATCAAATATTTGTTCCTGGAAAAGAAAAGTGTTTTGGTTGGAAGTCTAAAAAAGCTCAGCAATATTTATTAGATAATTTAAAAAGTAAAAAACCACTCATAGCTAAAAACATACGAGCTCCATATCAAAATAGATCTAATTGTTGGTTTAATACCTTTTTTATGCTTTTCTTTATTACTGATAAAGGACGTAAATTCTTTAAAGCATTCAGGGAAAGTATGATTACTGGTAAGTTTAGAACTACAAAAGCAAAAATACCTGATAAAGTTAGATATCCTTTTTGGTTGTTAAATAAAATGATTACCGCAGCATTATTAGGAACATTAGATCCTACTGGATTTTGGAATGAAATGGATACAAATGATGTTATAAAAGAAATTTACCAAAAGATAGGAAAAAGATATAGTGGTAAAGCTATAGTAGGACATCAAGAAATAACTAAACCCGGGGACGCAGGAAATCCTATTAGTATGTTTTTGGGAATTATTAATTATTTTGATAATCAACATAACGCACACGGATTTGGTTTAAGAAATTTTAGTGTTCGCGGTCATATAAATTTTGGCTTTCTAAAAATTCCTGGTTCATCTATATATAATCATATTGTTGAAAATAAACCGCATATTATTATTATTCCTATTATAGATAATACTGATGGTGACCCACAAAAGGGAATTACACAGGCAAATGGAAAACTTTATGGTAATGATAAAAAATACGCCAAGGTAAAAGATTTCAAAAAGCAGAAGAAATACACTTTTACCGATTCATCTGGAAAAAAAATGGAATATACATTGGATTCTGTAGGTATTCGTGATATTAACCAAGGTCATATATGTGCTTTACTAACATTAAATAAAAAAGATTATATGTTTGACGGTGAAAATCAAACGAATATTTATAGAAAGGATTGGAAGAAATTATTAAATAGAGATGAAGATTTTAAAATTACACCCCGTATAACAGAGAAATATAATTTTACCAAGTGTTATCAGTGTTTGATATATTTCAGAAGTAAGTAAAATTGAATTTTTTGTTTATATTGTACAAAATGTAACAAATATGACTTCTGGTAATTTTACAAATCCCTTAACATATGTGATAACATTATCATTTGTTGCTTTTGAGATGTTTAGTTTTTATATACACTTAGCATCAGTTTTCAAGTATCATGTATGGGTACGTTCTCCTGTATGGAACTTATATCATGTTATTGAAACAGCTTCAGTAACTGTTGTTTGTATGAAATTAAAGACTTGGTGGTCTATAGCGGTTATGATTATTCATGTTATTCAACATGTTGGGTATTTACTAATGCCTTTGTTTTCTCGTAAAAATTTATACATATTTACTATGGAGGTAGAAAGTAAAAACTCAACACAACTACAAAGGTTATGTTCATATGGTTTCGATACTCTTGTACATCTTATATGCTTGATTGCTAATTTCTACATTTGGTTTTAAATAAAATATCATAAAAAAATATCATAAAAAATAGGAAACAAATTTTTATAAAAAAGTTATCCATATGTCAGTTTTGGACAAAAAAAAAATGTCCATTTTTGAAATTTTCAAATAACTTTTTTCGGAATTTTAGGTCATTTTCTGACTTAGAGCATCTTGTAGGGATTTTTTTAAAAGTAGTACAAAATTTTTGTTACCATAACTTAAAAAAAGGCACTATGGCTAATTATTTTACCCCAAAATACTTAAAAATAAAATGGACATTTATTATATATGTTGAAAAATGTTGAAAAAAGGTTGAAAAATTCTCAAAATTTCTCAAAAAACTCTCAAATTTATTATTGTGAGTGTTGTGACTATAAATCAAGTAGAAAAAGTGATTATAAGAAACATCTGTCGTCTAAAAAACATAAGAAAAATACGTTGAAAAGTGTTGAAAATCCGTTGAAAAAATTCTCAACTTTAGGAAAAACTAATCATGTCTGTTGCAATTGTGGTAAAAGTTATAAAGATAGAAGTGGATTATGGCACCATAAAAAGAAATGTAAAGCGAAAGAAAGCTCTAATTTAGAAAACCAAAAATTAAAAGAAGAATTAAAAGCGATGAAGGAGGAAATGAAAAATTTAAAAAATATGCAGCAACACGTAACAAACAATATCCAAAACAACGTCACGCAGAATATTATTATTATAGACCAAAATACATTTTTATCCAAACTTGCGAATAACGCTTTAAATATTGAAGATTTTGTTAAGCAATTAAAATTAGATCAAAATGATTATAATTTCGCATTAGAAAACGGATATCAAAAGGGTGTCGCTAATGTAATAATCAAGCAACTTGAAAACTTAGACGACACACAACGTCCTATTCATTCTACTGATAAAAAGCGTGGTAAGTTCTTAATAAAAACAAAGGGAGAATGGAAAAAGGATAATGGTGAATCAGTAGATCACGTTATAACTAGTGTAGGTAATAAACTAAATACATATGATATAGGTAATATAACTGCCGAAGACTTAAAAGATCCAGAAGTAATGGAACAATATCAGAAGAATACACTAAAACTTGCTACAAAAAGTGACCCAAGGGAAAAAGTAAGAGAAAATAAGAAAATAAAGTGTCAAATAGCAGAAACAATATTAATGAAGGATGCTATTCAGAATGCTAATAAGAAAATTGAAAGTTAATTTAATTTAAAATTATTTATTTATTAAAATGACTTCTTTACTACATACCGAAAAAAAACCTGATTGTCCAGATTGTGGAAAATTCTTCAGCCACCCTACATTTGATGATAAATGTTCTCGTTGTTGTGGTTACAAAGGAATCGCGTCAGCACCATATCCTTGGTATAGCCAAGAGTTTCAAAGACAGTTATCAAAATATGTGGAAGAACATACGATAGATACGAGTTCTCATTATTATCAAGTGATTATGTATCATACTGAAAAAAATAACTTAAAAATCGTTTTAGAAATATTCAAGGAAATGAGGAAGGAAAATTTGTGGATAAAGGCAGATTTTGCTGTTAAACTATTAAGAGAAGTAGGTCGTGATATTCCTGAAAAACTAAGTTTATATTGTTGTATGATATTGGATTGGTGGAATATGAAAAGAGAAGATGGGTTTAATGGTGGAGAATTATGTTATTATGGAAATTTTGGTGAAGGGGGTACAAGGATAGTAACAAGTATTCCTCCAAAGGCACCTTTATCTTGGAATTTGAAAGATGTTCCAAAAATGTGGGCAAAAAATTCAAAAAATAATTTTTAGGTTCAAGATAATTATAAAGTATTTAAATGATGCTTTATAATTATTTATAAAATGTGTTTAATGTGTTTAGATATGGAGTGTAAGAAATCAAGTTGTAAGGATATAAAATGTAAAAGATATTTTTTACCTTTAATATTTGCCCCAGTAGCAGCAATTCATCCAGAGATATTTAATTTTTATTATTTTCCATTAGTAGTTGGAGTATCGGCGTTTATTTTATTTTGGAATTTTCCAAAAATAGTATATTATACAGCATCGAGGCCCTTATACTATGAGGATTTGTTTATAGACTCGTCAAAATTACCAAACTATGATGTGTCTATATCTATTAAAAACCATTTTCAACTTGTATTGGAATGGGTATTGATAATAACGAACACATTATTGGTTATGGCTCTAAGTGATTATTGGTTATATAAGACAGTTGACCATTTTACAGTAATAGAAATAGTAGGTATAACTGGTGGTATTATAAAAGTATTTCAAACAATAAATAACACAATAAGTAGGTTAATGTTAAAATTATTACGCAAGAAAGTAAAGAAGGAAAATAAAACGTTAAAAGATTTACAAAGTAAAAAATTAAAGGATTTGGTAAATTTTAAAGTAACAGATGGAAACTTTAAAATAAACGGAAAAGAAATAGAATTAATAGGTATTGATCATAATATTAAATATAATAGAGAGCGACTTCAAACAATTTGATGATAGAAATAGTGAATAAGTGAGAATAAAATACCACCCCATAATCCGTCTAGAACAACTGTTTTCCAATACCATTTATCAAATAAAGCTTTATTAGTAAGTTCGTATATACCATACGTAAAAACTCCTAAAATAGCCATATCTTTTATGGAAAATTTTTTTTCCACAATAAAATAATAAATGCCTAAAGTCATAATTAAATAACAAAGAACAGTGGATATGATATTTAAACGAAGTTCTGTTCCTTGTATTGATTTGATTTGATGTTTAAAAGTATTGGATATTAAGTTCAGGAATATTGCGTCAATTCCAACAACAAGAGTAGAAATTATTAAATAACTTTTAATATTCATTATAAAAATTATTTACAAAAAAAATTTAACGACGGCGACGGCGACGAGAACTACGTTTTTTCATAGTCTTTCTGCGTTTTCCACCTCTTTTACTCTTGTGGGTGCGTGATTTTCTTTTGTGCGTGCGGGAACGACGTTTGTGTGAACGTTTATGAGAACGGGATGCTTTACGAGCCATTATATAATTTATTAAGAAAAAAAAAATATATAATTATTATTGTTTTTGATATATTTAACATTTGGTATCAATAACGACACCTTTGTAAACAACATTTTTGTTGCGGCAACAATTGCTTAAAAGGTTGAGGAACGCAACACTTTTACCTACTGTTGGGTAAAGTCCAAATTTCATGTTACCACCAAAGTTCATAGTAGAACCATTAGATACTGTATATGAACGGCCATTAATTTTACAAGTTGTTGTTTTATTTGCATCTGCAGAAGGAGCATATCCGTGAAGAGCGTTTCTTTTTCTAATACTTGACATCTTATATAATTATAGTTAGAAAAAAAATTAATTATTTCTAGGAACCATTCCAGATAACGCATTCATTTTATCCAATTTAGCAATAGTTTTTTCTAAATTATTGTTTGTAAAACTATTATTAAATAAATAATCGGTATCTGGTTTTATCTCATTTTTTTTTATTTGCTTGTAAATTACATTTATTTTTGAAGTAACATTTTGTATAATATTTTTATCTGAAATAATAGGTATAGAATTATCTAAAGTTTCTGTTAAAAGATGGATAGCGAAATAAATAAGATATTTTCTCCTTTTTTTAACACCTGGTTTAAATTTTAAACAATATAGATTAAGTAATGATTTAATTAGTTTGTGATGTCCATTGCTTCTATTGACCGATTCAAGTAATAAACAATCCCAAATAATCCAAATTATATCTTTTTGAAGTTTAGAATCAACAGGAACATTTCTCCTTTCACAAAAGAATTTTTTTTTCTCTTTTTTACAAGCATCTTCAAATCCGGTTATCCATTCTAACCAATAACAAGCTTCGGTACCATTTTTTTGAGAAGAAAGTAAATTCCAATAAAATTCATTTACTGCTATAAATAATTCTTTAGGGTCTTCTTTCATGAAAATTTTGGTTCCATATGAGATGTCTTTTGCTTTTAATTTATGAGATAATTTTGTAACATTAAAATCCTCTTTATTTATTTTAATATTGTCGAAAGAATGTTTTTTTCTGGAAAGACAAATAACACATATAACTTCAGCAAATAATTTTCTAATTTTATTATTATTTCTCATTTTTAATAAACTATCAGTATATCCATTATTTAATATATTTTTAAAGTCATTAATTCTCATATCGATATAAATGGGTAATTTTGGATTTCCAATATGAATATTTTTACCAATAAATAAAAGAAAAATATCCCAAACATCTAAAAAGTGACCAGCACATATAAATTCTCCAACCCAATAACATGATGGTTCTATTTTTCCAGCACTTAAATTATTTAGTAATTCTTTTTTAGCATCTGATTTCTTAAAATTTGAAAATGTAATTCCTTTGAAGGCTTTAATTAATCTTTTGTCGCTAATTTCATTTTGATTCATATTAATACATATTTTATATAAAAAAAATAACTAATTAATACATATAGAATGATGAAATCGTTAAAAAAAATGGTAAAACCAATTATGAAATTAGATAAATGGGCTAAAGGTGTGTTATTTTTAGCAGTAATTTTGATAATATGTTTAGTAATGAATTTACATATTCCAGTCCAAGAAGGTTTTGTTCAGCAAAAAAAATTTGTAATGAAAGAGGGTATTAATTGTTATGATGATTTTTATAGTGAAATATACGATGATTTAGTATATGATGAAGTGAAAAATGATTTTGAAATAGGTGAATTAAACCGATTAATTCAACCAACAACAAGAAGTAGAATATTAGACATTGGTAGTGGAAGCGGACATCACGTGTCTATGATGAAGAAATTTAAATGTCACGCAGAAGGTGTTGATGTTTCCCCTTCTATGGTTAAAAAGGCAAAAAAGAAATATAAAGATTGTAAATTTAAGGAAGGAGATGCTTTAAATAATATGTTATATCCAAGAAATAGTTTTTCGACAGTAACTTGTTTCTATTTTACTATTTATTATATGGAGGATAAGAAAAAATTCATTAATAATGTTTATGACTGGTTAATGCCTGGTGGATACTTTTTATTACATTTAGTCAATAGAGATAAATTTGATCCTATTTTATATACAGCAGACCCATTACATATTGTTAGTGCGCAAAAGTATGCTAAAAAACGTATAACAAATTCTTTGGTGAAATTTAAAGACTTTCAATACAAGGCAAATTTTAAATTAGATAAAGAAAATGATTTAGCAGAATTTAAAGAAGACCTAATAGATGATAAAACAAAAAATGTAAGACAGAATGTTCATAAACTTTATATGAGTCCTCAAAAATCTATTATATCGTTAGCAAAACAAGCAGGTTTTATCTTAAAAGGAAAAGTAAATATGGTAGCAACACAATACGAATATCAATATTTATATTTAATGTATAAACCAGAATAATCTCGTAATTATTTTATTTTTATCTTATAATAATAAATAAAATGACTTCGTTAGCAGAAGGTGATTATCGAACAGAGGCAAGTTTTCCTCTTTTAAGTAAAACACAGGAAGGTGATAGTAGTTACAGAGAACAAATGATTCCTTCTTTTTCAGATTTAAAAGCAACATATGGTAAAAAATGGGCAAAAGAAAAATTAGAATTCCAAACTCAATTAAAATGTAATTTTTTTCAAAAAGTAGAAACTTTTGCTTCGGGTCAACAAGAGTTATTTATGTTATGTACTCCTGAATACAAAGAAAAATTATTTATTCAGGCTTTTTTGGATTTATTTCCATCACAGTATCAACCACACGTTGGTGATGTAGAGCGACTTGCGTCGAAGAGAACACGTAGATTATTTGTTACATTACCAAATAGCTACGAATGACTAACCGGTTGTTTCAAAAAGAAAGTGCTTCACATATATGAGGATATAGAAGGTAATATATGTGAAAAATATAAGATGAAATGGGTTTGTTTCTAATGATTACTATTTAATCAAATTGTAATTATTAATATGGTACATTAAAAGCAACATTTCTAGGTGCGAGTTCAATTCTTCCACGATTAGAATAATCTACTCGTGATTTTTGTATTATCGATGTAAGATTAGATTTATTAGCACTATCTAAATTTTCATTTACCATATTCATTAACATTAATTTTTCATCTGTATTTCTTAATATTTTATCATATTCTGTTTCTAAATCTCTTTGTTTTTTACCAGTATTATCATCAGGCCCTTATATCGTATCTTTTATTTTTTTTCGTATTTTATCTTCGGCTTCTTTAAGTTTCTCCAATTCAGGATGTAATTTATCTTTGAACTTTAGAAAAGCTGCTTGTTTTTGATCTGCTACTTGTTGTTGGTCTTCAGGTTTAGGTCTATTTCTTCTAGTTATTCTGTTTTTAATTTTACGAGCTATTTTTTGTCCTCTGCTTAATCTATCAGGATGAATTGTATTATAATATTGTTCTGCCCGTGAGATTTCATTACATAATTTTGAATCTTTTGGGTCTTTAAAACCATAGCAGTTTTCATTTCCTCCTTTTCTTCTACGTGTTTTTCGTTTTCCTCCTCTTTTTACTGCTTTTCTGTATCTATTGTTGTATTGTTTGCGACTTTTTTTATTGGAAAGAATTTTGTAAGCTTCATTGACTTTTTTGTTGACCTTTCTTTTCTTTTTGAGACCTTTAAAGGCTTTTCTAATTTGCTTTTGGGATGCGTATTTACTAACACCTAATCGTTTATATAAATGGTGTCCTCCATGTTGTTTTCGTGTTTTCATCGTATATATATTGATTATATTTTCCCAAAAATATATAATGTATTATTTGGGAATTGTATTAGCAATTATTTGTATAATTATAGGTATTTATAAAGTAAAATATCCATTTTGGTCTAAACAACCTGTATTTCATTATCATAATTTGAAGTATTGGATGTTTCCACCTGGAATTATTCAACACGATAAACCGGAAAAGAATAAATTTTACAATGAAAAGATAGAATTTAGTGATTATTTTAGTTTAGATTATTCAAAAAAATTGAAGTTTGTCTATTTTATACGCAAGAATTATATGCCACATAAACATGAATGTTATAATCCTCCTAAAAAAGGTATTTTAAATTATTTCAAAAATCATAACGATAAAAGTTATATATCTTTAAAAATGGAAAATAACAAAATATTAGGTTGTATGAGCACAAGACCATTAAATTGTTTTATAAAAGACAAAAAGATTGATTTACATTATGTAGATTTTTTATGTGTAGATAGCAAACATAGAAAAAAAGGTATAGCTCCGGAAGTCATTTACTCGCATTATTTAAATCATCGTAATAAACATAAAAGTGTAGTTTTTTTATTTAAACGAGAAGGTGCGAGAACATTGATAGTTCCCTTAACAACATACTATAATTATATGTTTGATATAACATTTTGGGATAAAAAGGTTTTATTTGATGAACAAATGTTAAATAGTATATTAATAACAAAAAATACTGAGTATTTATTACATGATGTTTGGGATAGGTTAGTAAAGAGTAAAAATTTTGATTGTATGATATTGCCCAATTTAAATCATATAATGAAACTCATATATGACGGACAATTATATGTGAGTGTAACGATGATTGAAAAAGAACCATATGATTTGTTTTTTTTTAGAAATAGTTATACTAGTTATGAAGGTAGCAATGCTATAGAATGTATATGTAGTTTTAATGAGACACACGATAGTGTTTTTACTATAAGTTTTTTGAGTGCTTTATCACAACTACGTAAATTGGAAAAAACAAAAAAATTATTTATAGAAAATATAGGAGATAACAAAGTATTATTGAAAAATATATTGGGTAGGTATAATCCAGAAGAAAAAATCCAAACATCTTATTATTTTTATAATTTTGGTTATAGACCATTTATGAGTGATAAGGTGTTTATGTTAAATTGATTCATCTGTAATAATATAACCGTTTACTATTGGTATAATATGTTTAATTTTATTAGGATTATTTGAAGGTTTATACTTATAATAACAACAACATAAACAGGTAATTATGAGCATAGACAGAATAATAATATTTATATAATAATTGGTAAAATAATTAACCATTTATTATATAATAGATTTAACTACTTAATATAGTTAAAAATATATTAACGAGTATATTTTCCAGCGCGTGCGAAGGAGTCAACACAAAAAATAGTAAAAACGCCTAAAAACATATATAAAACTAGTTCTTCTGTTACATTAGAAGTTTTTTCATCTTCTTGTTTTTCTAAAAGATGGATCATATAATTAAGTTTTTTCATAAGTTGATCTTTTGATCCATGTAAATTTGCCTGATTCGCAGTTTTAGTATAATATGGAACATAAGTATTCATATAATTTTTGTAGTTGTTTTCAGATAATTCATGTTGATTAATAGTTTCAAATTGTTCAACCGATACAGGGTCGTCGCTCTGAACCTGTGGAGGCATATTTTCTTCCTTTTTATCATCAGGTGCTTTAGTAATAATAGGATTACCCATAGGTTCAAAATTTGCTAAACCAGACTCATCGCTATCTTCCATATCATTAAAACCTTCATTAATAGAGTTTAGGAAATTTTCAACCTTTTTTGTCGGTTTTTTTTTAATAGTTTTATTTTTTCTTCTAGATTGAGATTGAATTTTCGATACAGAAAGATTATTAGACTGATTAGTATCAAATGTGGAAAATGATAAAGAACTTGCCATTATACTTATAAAAAAATAAGATTATAATTTTATACTAATAACTGAAAAATTATATACTTATTTATTATATATGGAAGAAGTTGTACAATATATATTATTAGCAATTGTGGTAATGTTAGTTTATAAAAAACCAGAATGTTTAAAGGCTTTTGTTAAAAATAAAGTATTATTAATTGGTTTAATTCTCCTAAACGTTCATTTAACGGTGACTTATGGGGTATCTTGTGGAATATTGGGTTCAGTAATAATAATAATGTTAATGGACACAGATGGATATGAATACAAAGAGGCATTTAGTCCAAAATTAGAAGTTTGGTCTCCGACAGAATTTACACAAGCGTGTGTGAGTGATATTGATCGAGATTTAAAGCTTAAAGGTGAAAGAAATACATTACGTGCAACAAATCAAATAGACAATCATACAAATGGTGGTTATATGGAAACAAAACAATTATATTAATATGGTAAAAAAGAAAAATATCTTTTTACAATATATAGATGATAAGTGAAGTATTTAATTATTTAGGTTATTTAAATAATAGCAAATTTTTTGCTGGATTAGTAATGATAATGTTAAATATAGGTTCTAAATATGTAACAATAGAATTAAGTAAATCACAAGAAGCATATTTAAAAAATAGTGTGGGTAGACAATTGTTAATTTTTGCTATATCTTGGATGGGAAGTAGAGATATATTAATAGCACTCGCATTAACTGCTATATTTACAGTATTAACAGACCATTTATTTAATGAAGAAAGTCCTATGTGTGTAATACCAATGAAATATAGACACTTTGAAGAAGTTTTGGATTTAGATAATGATGATAAAGTGACGGATGAAGAACTTTCTAAAGCAACTGCTATATTAGAAAAAGCAAAAAGAAGGGGACAGCGAAAAGAACAATTAAGAAATTTAAATAATTTTATTATGAAGGTTTAATTTCTCTATTAATTATAACTATGCTAGTAATAACTAATAGATTACCGTTAAATACATTATATCCTAAACCTGAAGAAAAATGCGGGTTATTACGGGGAAATAGAGATAGTAATCCTCCTCAATTACCTGAAATATCAAAATTATTATATCGTGTAAGTTTTAAATTTAAATCTCTACAAACAGGAGATGTATATCAAGATTTAGTGTCTAGTAATTTTTTATTTGATACAACAAATACAAAGGGTTTAATAAAATCAGGGAGTTTAGTAATTTATAAACCAAAAAATAAGTCAGACCCGAATTATGGTATGATAGCTCAAGTTAAAAAGCTAACAGCTCCTGTTATGGGAGTAGATGCCGTTAGATTGGGTGGTCCTAGAAATATGGATCCAGAGAAAATGTTTTTCGATATAGAATTTTTAGCTCCTAAAGAAGTAGGTGGACAGATTATATCGATAAAGAAAAATTTAAGAAAAGGAGATATAGAATTATATCATGAAGGAAACTTAGTATATAGTTATGAATGTGGACCGGATTTTATAAACTATGATATGTCGCCAAGTAATATCGTTGGTATGGAGGATATTCCAATTGGATCAAATAGAAAATTGGAGAATTATTATACAGCTCGAGCAGATTTTAGAACCACTGCTACACCTGTTAATAGACAAGAGTTGTCACAATACGAAGATGAATTATGGAATGATATTTTTAAATTAGATAATAATAATGAACCTAAATATCCTGATTATGATTTGATTAACAAAAGGATATATGCGCCAGATAATGCTGATATGAATTTGGATACTTATTTAGATGATATGGTTGAACGGATGGTTAAAACGGGTTTTACTCCAAATAAGGGAACATATCAAAAAAAAATATTAGGACAAGGTAAAAGATTAAAAGCACGCTTTCCTGTTCCTAGAGGAGCAAAACGCGGACAAAAAATAACAGTAAATATTGGCGGTGAAGATATTGTAGTAAAAATACCAGATAGTGAAACACAAGATAATGATTGGGCAAAGGTATTGAAACCTAACGAAATGGTGGAAACTCCAATTGATATAAATGATAATCAAGGTAATTATAGTAAATTAAATAAAAATTTAAAAAATAAGGGAAAATTACAATTTATTCCTATAGTAATTAAAGCAGAATATTCGAAGGGTAAATTGGATCATAAAAAGGAGATTGATGAAATGGTAAAGCCTCCAAAAAATCAACAATTTGTTATTAATGATGTTCATATCAAAAAAACAAAAGATGGAAGAAATTGGAAATTTAAAAAACTAGATAAATTTGATAAGGAAGTTGAACAATTGGTAATAGATCTAGAGGTTGAAGTAGATTTAGAATTAGGTGTAGAGACGAAATTAAAGGAAGGAGAAAAACAAGGAGTTCTATCAGGACTTGTAGATAAATTTGAAAATTCTATGGTAAGTGGTTCAAGTTGTCCAAATAAAATGAATTTGTTAAATAATGCTTTTGGTGTATTAAAAAAAAAAGCGACACCTACATTAAGTAATGTTGAAGTTCGTGAAATGCGTATGAAGAAAGTCCTTAATAATCGATTAGCCAGTCAGAATAGGCTACGTACGTATCAAGAGAATAAAAATTCTGGTAGAACAGAAGTAAGGAGAGGAGGAAGAAGAAAGATGAAAACACAAAGAAAGAATTATAAAAAGAAGAGAAGAACCCTTAGATTAAATTATATTAAGAATGATTATCGAAAATCGCGAAAAAGGAACCGAAAAAAAAGAACTAAGAGGCGTCGTTAAGTTAAAATGTTGAAAATTTTATAGATGATAACTTTAAATGATAATATATATGTTTTTTGGTATTATACTTTTGTGTATTGTATATTACTATCTTAATTCACAAAACAAGGAGAAAAAAGTAGAAATAGTAGAAGAAGAAAATATTGATTTTATTCCAAGTGATACATTTAGAGGGGCAAAGGAGGGATATGTATTTAAAAATGGAGATATGGGTATAGGCTATTATATTGATAATAAATAAGAATAATATTAAGGAAATAATTAATATTATTATGTTTTTTTGGGTGTTTCGGTAAGTTTATCTTCAAGTTCTTTAACTCTATTATTAAGTAATTTAAGTTGATCTATCATTTCTTGCGCTTCTTTGTGATGTTCTTCTCTTTCATGTTCTTCAACTTGATAATACCAATTATAAACACCAGTAATACCATTATAAGTTAATTTTACAGCATTGTAGGCCAAATCAACTCCTTCATATAAAATCATTCCTAGTACCATATAAATAAATTGAATATTTTTTAAATTATATTAATAGTTTAAAAAATGAGTTTTAAAATGTGCATATTAATCCGCGATGATTTAAAAATGAGTAAAGGTAAGGTATTGGCTCAAGTAAGTCATGCTATGGTAGATGCTAGTGTTAAGGCTTATACACAGAGTCAACTTTTCTTCAAATGGAAAGCAGATGGTGAAAAGATAGTAATATTAAAGGTTCCAAATGAGAAAACAATGATGTATATAATGGATATTGCGGAGCGTAAAGGAGTTAATTGCGGTCATACTGTGGATGCGGGTTTAACAGAAGTTTTACCTGGAACAAAAACGGTAGGATTTGTTGGACCGGATCGTGATGAAAAAATAGATAAATTAACTGGTCAATTGAAGTTATATTAATTGAAGTTTAATGAAATAGTATTGCGCTCAGATTTAGGTTTTCTTTTAGTTTTTTTGGGTTTGTCTAAAGAATCTTTCATTTCATTGAGTTCGCTAATACTCACGACACTTGCGCTATCTTTGCTTTTTTGATTTTTAAGATTAATTTTTTTAGTTTTAAGTCCAGATAAAATATCATCTAAGTCAGAAGGTCCTTTCATTTCGGGTCTTCTGGATGATTTTTTAATTTGTTTAAAATTATCTCTTGGGTCAATAGCATCATTAAATGTATTATTTCTACTCATTTCAATATCTGGTCTGTTAGTTCTTGGACGACTCATTCTGGGGGGAACTTGTCTCATGGAATCGTCAGGTCCAGGAGGAGATCCCATAGGAGGCATAGTCATAGGAGGTGGTCCTCCCATAACTCCTCCCATAAAGTTACCAAATCCGGGATTTTGTTGTCCCATAGTATTCATAGCAGCATTTTGAAATTGTTGCATGAGTTCAGGATTTTGTCTCATAATATCATCCATACCAGGCATTGCTGATTTGAACATTGTGTTGGTCATATGAAGCATAGCAGCGGAACCTCCAAGCATAAATAATAATTTAATCTCTGGTGCCATTTTTGTTTTTCCTCCGTATTTTTCATGGAGTTCGCCAAAGACATCATCATATTCTTCTACGTTTTCTTGAACAGCTTCAGACCATCCATCAAGTTTGATATCGAATGGGTCAAATCGTCCATTAAGGAATTCTAATCCACTAACAGCAGCAAGCATCATTTGTCTTTGAAATTTAATACTGCTTTTCTTTTCACCATCGGCTTTAATGGTTTCATATTCTCCTTTCATTTCAGCTAAGGGAGAATCCATCGTATATTTTTTAGTAAGTTGAATTCCTTTTTTTTCAAGTGCTTCTAAAGCTCTTAAAAGTTTCAGTTTTTCTCTTAAAGTTTCTTCGTGACTCATTCTAACAGGAGCAGGTGGTGCTGCTGGTGTAACAGGAATTTCATTAAAAGTTTTAAATCCATCACTTGTCTCTGTTTTAACTTTTGATGTAGCACCTGGTAATGGGTTTGAATTAAATTTAGATGATGTTGGGGGTTCATTAATTTGAAGTTTAATACCACTATCTTCATTATTTTTGAAACCACCTCCAAATAAATTACTAGTTACATCTGTAAAAGAAGGTCTCTTGACTTTTGGTTCAGAGGGCTTAGCATTTAAATCTATACTATCTAGATTACCGATGTCGTCGAGATTAATATCTGCCTTTGGTGATGACGTTTTAGATTTACTTTGATTCATGAGCATTTCAGCACCAGGGCCAAAATTAACACTCCTCTTAGGAGAGTCAACACTAATTTTAATAGCTCCTGTTCCAGCTTCTGTAACAGATAAAGTAGGTTCTGCTAAATTTAATGAAATTTCTTCCATGCTTTATGCTATAACTAGAACTTTTAATTTTAAGTAATCCGCACAATATATATTTTATTCCTTTAAAAGAGTATTTTTAAGATACCATCTTCCTTGTAAAAAACTATCTGCTAGGTCATCTTGTTTTTTATGTTTATTAAAAACTTCACTCCATTTGTGTAAGTTGTTATTTTCACATATAAGTTTTTTAGTAATAATAATTCCAGATTTTTTTCTTTCTGAATAAGTTGTTTTTTTATTACCTAAAAATTCTTTTAATTTATTAGATGCGGATATTTCTTCTACGAGTGGAATTCCTTTTTCTATAAAATGTTGCATAATCATTCCTTGAAGTGTTTTCATTCTAAGAGCAAGTGGTCCTATTTGATTTTCAACAATAACACAATCAATAGTTATATTTTTTAGAATATTTTCAAATTTTTTTTTTAAATTTCTACCATATGTTACTAAGTTGAAGTCCTTTGTTTTTATTTTTTCAATAAAATTAAAATAATTTTTTTCAACGTGTTCTATTACTAAATCAAATAAAACAGCTTTTTTAATTTTTTTTTCGTGGTTAAGTTCTAGTTTATTTTTTGCGAAATCCTTTAATGGTGCGAATTTAAGTTTTTTAATTTTTTGCTTTTTAAATTCAGGGGTAGGTATCTTGTATTTCTTTTCACGGGCACAAATTTTACAATAATATTTTTCTTTTTTGAAAAATTTTGCTTTTTTTTTACAAGATTTACCATTTTTATTTTTCTCTCCACACATATGAATTTTTTCATTACATAAATCAATAACATCCCACAATTCAATATTATATTCTAAATTATCTTTGATATTAAATAAACAATACGCTAAGTTTTTCATACCTACATCTATAGACAACACTTTCATTACTTAAATTATATGTTTTTATTATTTTAAGTCAATTAGTAATTAAAATAATAAATTAATCAAACTTGTTAGATGAACAAGATTTCATTGGTCCAGCACTATTAGCATTTCCTATCGAACATTTGGAAGCTCTTGAAAGTAATAGTTGCTCTTGTGTTAAAAGGGGAGATTGTAGTTTTGAATTTTGTGCTTGTCTAGAAACATACATGTTTTTGAGGTCACTATTTTCATATCCATATGGTCTAGAAAAGTCAGCACAATTTTTATATAAATATTTCTGTGTTTTTGGAGCTTGTGACGCTTCTTTGATACATTGACTACAATCTCCACAAGCCAATTCATTATTTTTTTTAGCAATTTCATTTCCATTATGAATCAACCATTGTCTGTATTGATAGTTATTTGTGATTCCTAAATTTTTCTTTAATTGATTATTTGTTTTACAAGCGGTTTCATAATTGGAAAAAAGCCTTCCATCATTCATTGATGGTGGAATATTAAAATGTATATTATTAGATCCTTCATAGCAAGTTGCCCAACTCATTTATATACATAACTTTATAAAATTATTCTGATGCTATAATTAAATCAATTAGGGGTTGTTTTTTAAGACTTTTGTAATTTAAAAGCCCTTTAGCTTCAGCGAGCGCCTTAAGTTCGGAAACTCTAAGTTTACTATATTGAATATGAGTTTTTTCTTCTAGAGTTTCTTGTTCAGTATCACTTTCACTGTCTTCTTCTAAACTATCTTCTACTAAACTGTCTTCTGCTTCTTCGTCTTCTTCTGCTTCTTCTTCGACTTTTTGGACAATTTCTTTATTATCAGTAGTATCATTATCTTCTTCTAAATTATTAGTTACTTCTTCCAATTGAACACTTTCGTCAATAGAAATAGGGTCGTTGTTTGTGGTTTCTAAAACAACAACATTTTTTTCTTCTTCTGCTTCTTGTAAATCAATATCAGTTGTTACTAATTTAATACGTTCTGCTAAATCATCTTCATTATCACTAACTTCTCTACTGTCTTCGGAGTCATATTCAGAATCATCGTCATCATCATCATCTGAAACGTCTATTAAATTTCTTTCTTGACTATTTTGTGAATTCAAATTTTCTGTATATTGTGAAGAAGGGACTTGTTCTTCATTCCGGTTAGCCATATAGGATTGTGATAATTGTTGTTGTCTATCTGTTTCATGACTTTGGATTAAGTCAAACATAACATCGACCTTTCTTTCAACATTTGTCATTCGATTTCTAAAATATAAAAATAATAATGTTGCGCTAAGTGCGCTAACACCGATGCTAATTACTAGTTGTCTTGAGAAAACCATTTACTTAATGTTTAATTATATTAAATTTATTATAATTAAACGTAAAATTATAATTTTTGTAAAATTTTATTTGTGCTATCTATTATTTCTTCGGGATAGTTAAGTTGTTTTAACACACAAACGCCGCCTTTTATTTTGGATATTCCATCAGTAATTTTATATGTGTAAGTAGGATCATTATTAACAACAGAAGTTTTCATAGATTTATTAACTACATTTTTATGTTTTTCTAAAAGGTCACATAATCTAATAAAATGAGTAGTTAGTAAGAATTTAACATTTTTATTTTTAGATATATGAGTTAAGTAACTATAAGCGCTGCTTATGGCTTCATATGGGTTGGTTCCTGAATATAATTCGTCAAAAATACAAAAATGTGTATCATTTGGATTGTCTTTTATTTTATCAATAATTACTTTGCATCTTCTGGCTTCTGCTTGGAATAAACTGTCTCGCGAACAAGAATCTGGAATATTTAAATAACAATGTATATGTTTGAAGGTTCCTGAAATACCTTTATCAAAATAACCATAACCAATTTGCTGACTGATTAATAAGTTTATAATAGCTGATTTAATAAGTGTAGTTTTACCAGCCGCATTTGGACCAGTAATAATATGATTTTTTGAAATATCAATATCATTTTTAATAGGATTTTCAAGATTTGGATAAAACATATTTTTAAGTTTAAATTTATTTGACTTTGAAAATGTAATAGGATTAATTTTTTTTGCCTTTATTTGTTTATTAATTCCTAAAATAGTGTCTATATATCCGTGAAATCCAAAGGTGAAACTTATTAAGTTTTCAAGTTCTTGAGATTCATATAAAATGTAAAAGTATTTCATAGATTTTCCTATATATATAAATTTTTGTAACGGAGTTTGATTAGTGGGTATGGATTTAATTTCATAATGAAATTTTTCTATTCTATTCAAGTAATCCTTCAGTTTATTATTGAATGGTTTATAGGTTTTGTAATCTTTTGTTAATTTTAAATATAATTTGAATTTATTTTTCGTATAATCTAAATATTCATTTAGTGTTTCGAATTCTTCAGCAATGTATCTAGCATTAATATAAAATCTATAACAACTAATGATATTTTGATATATATTATAAAAGTACATTCCTAAAAGAAAGAGTATGTATATTTTTTGTCCCAAAGCAACTTCGCTGAATGAAAATAATAGTTTACCAATTGCGTGATGTTTTATATTTTCAATAAGTATTTTGTAATAACTATTCCAAGTTATAGGAAGATTCATAACTTTCAAAACAGCAAACGGTAAGAGTAGAACGAAAAATGGTGCTATTAATGTGGCTATGGGAGAAGATATATTGTATAAACTTAAAATGGAGAGAAAAGTAGTAGATTTATTAAGGAAAAGTAATTTTTGAAAATCAACATATTGATATTTTTCTAAAAAGTTGTTTTGATTTCTAATATTTTTCCAAGAATGTAACATTTTTTCAATTTGTATTTTATTGAAAGGTATGGAGTTAGCGTTTCTATATAATTTTTGCGAATCTCTTAAAAATTTCTTGTCTGTAGTGTAATATTTAGACCAACTTTTTATAGATTCTTGTCCTATATCAGTAGATGGATTAAAAACAGAATTATAAATAGGATTTGTATCCTCATGAATAGTTTCAGTAAGTTCTAAATCATCAATTAAATTTTCACTTAATGTTTGTTTATTATTTAAAAATTCTATTGGTAATTGAAAACAATTATTATTATAACAATTTTCTTCTTTGAACATATTAAAATCAAAAAAGAAAAAGAAAAAATTTATTAAACGATTAAATATTTATTAAATTAATAACTTATATAATTTAAAGGTCAAGGTGTCTTGTGTAGTCAGCAGGCATCTCTACAATACTAGTTTGATAATATTCCTCAAATCCTTTAAGTCTCTGAATATCATGTTTGCTAGTAAAGTTGATAGCGATTCCTTTTCTACCCCATCTACCTGAACGACCAATTCTGTGTAGATATGTGTGTTCACTTTTTGGAATATCAAAATTAATTACAATACTGACTTGTTGAACATCAATTCCACGTGCGAATAAATCTGATGTAATTAATACTCTACAACTTCCACTTTTGAATTCACTAAAGGTCTGTTTTCTTTCATCTTCACCCATTCGTCCATGGATTTTTTTAACGGGAAACTGATCTCCAATCATTGCCTCGCATAGGTCATCTACACGTCTTGTGCTATTACAGTAAATAATCGCCTGAGCGATAGAAAGGCTACTGAAAATATCTTTAATAGTTTCATATTTACTTACATCATCATCAATATTGATGAAATATTGAGCAATACCTTGAAGTGTGAGTTGTTCTGCCTTAACTAAAATTTTAATAGGTGTTTCCATAAATTTATTAGTAAGTTCTTGTAAATCTGTCGGCATTGTAGCACTAAATAATCCTATTTGCATGTTGTTAGGAACAAATTGGAAGATTTTATACATTTGTTCTTTAAAACCTGACGAAAGCATTTCATCTGCTTCATCAATAACCAATACTTTGAAATTATTAGCATTAAGATATTTTCTTCGCAACATATCATGAATTCTACCAGGTGTTCCTACTACAATATGTGGTGTATTTTCTGTTAGATTTTTTTTATCGTTTTCTACAGAAGTTCCTCCAACGAGTAATTGAACAGTAATTTTCATAAATCTACCAATATTTTCTAATACTTCTTTAATCTGTTTAGCAAGTTCGTGTGTAGGTGCTAAAATAATAGCACTTGTAATTTTATTATCTTTGCTTTTATAACCAATATTTGCTAAAATTTGTAGGATTCCAGTTGTAAAAGCACCAGTTTTACCGGTTCCTGACTGTGCTTGAGCAATAATGTCTCTTCCAGTAGTTACCATAGGGTGAAGAGCTTTACATTGAATGGAACTAGGTTTTTCAAATCCAAAAGCATAAATACCTCGTAAAAGTTTTGTATCAAGGTTCAAATTAGTATCATCCCAAGATGATATCTCATATTTTTCATATTTCTTAGTAGTAGATGTAGTGGTGGTTTCGGGTTCTGTAAGGGAAGTCATCGTAGATAGTATTGATTATTTATATTTAAGTTCATTTTCAATTTTATGTTATTAAAATTGATATAAAAAATAAACATTATATAACAATTATAAGATGTCTGTTTTAGTACCAAGTCAAATATATTCACTCAATGATTTTATTAATAAAGAACGTTCAGGAAATATTCCTGAGTTAGAATCTCTAGTAATAGAAAAAATTAATAAACTAGCTAATAGAGTTGGCGCGCCTAGTTACCAAAAAACACCTGTATTTAAGAGATATAATTATCATAATAATAAAAAGAAAAAGGTAAATGAAAATATTACAAGTTCTTCCTGGGAAACTATTCGCAATTTTAAAACTACAACATTAGATAAAAATATGGAAGGTTTAGAGGCTCAAATGGATCAAATTAGAAGTTATTTAAATAAATTAACTGGTGATAATTACGAAGAAATAAGCAATGAAATTAAACTTGTTATTAAAGATATCGTTGAAAATAATGAAGATGATTATTTATCTAAAATTGGAGCAAGTATATTTGAAATAGGAAGTGCTAATAGGTTTCTTTCCGAGGTATATGTAAAATTATATAAAGAATTAATTAAAGCCTATCCTATTATGAAAAATGTATGTGTTAGTAATTTTGATAGTTTTAGTTCTCTATTTGAAACCTTTGAATATTGTGATGCTAAGGAGAATTATGATAAATTTTGTGATATTATGAAGAAAAATGAAAAACGCAAAGCATTAAGTAAATTCCTGATGATTTGTGTTGAATATGAAATTATTGAGTTAGAAAAGATGGAAAAAATTATGTTAGACTTTCTTAAGAAAATCCATTTGTATGTTGATGAAAAAGAAAATGAAAATGCTTTGGATGAAATAGCAGCGAACTTAGTTATTATGATACAAAGTAGTATTTCTAGTTTTAAATTAATGAAATCACACAGAAATATATTTAAGGATATTGAGATTATATCTGGATATAATGTAAGAAATTATCCAGGATTATCAAATAAAACTTCATTTAAATTTTTAGATATTGTAGAGGAATTAGAAGAAGATAGCAGTGAAGATGAAGATTAAATATATGATTTTAATATAAATAGTTAGTGATATAATTAATTATATTAAATGGAGCGAAAAAATATGTTTTTTTCATTAGTTGATGCTGATATTTCACAAAAAAAAGAAACAAATGTTACTTATGATGATTTATTAGAACAAGTAAATAGTAAGGCTGAAAATCTTCCAAACGAAGACACAGACTTATATAGTGATTTATATTTTGCAGAAGTATTGGATTATAAAGATAATTATACAAAAAAACAATTAGAATTTATATGTGGGTATTACGATATTAAAACAAGAAAAAAAAAGAAGGAAGACTTAGCAGAAGATATTGTTATTTTTGAAAAGGCAGAAGAAAATACAGATATAGTACAACGTAGAAAGATGTTTTGGTTTTATATTGATGAAATTTCCAACGATAGTTACTTATCAAAATATTTAATATTAGAATAAATTATAATGGTTGTTTCAATTATTAATAGTGATGTTTCATATCCTGAAAGAAAAATAATAGACGATGAAGATAAAGGACAAGATGTCAGTATGTATCAAATTAGGATTTTTGATATAGATGTTGTAATAGCTTTAGGTAATATTAAATATAATTTCTCAAAAAAAAAAGTTTTATATTGTCCAGTTTATATTATTGTAGATGAAAGTGATAAAATATACCAAATTGGGGTTTATGAAATTTCCAAAAAAAAATATGACAAGGGAAAATACTTGGATGAAGATGGAGATTTAGATATATCTAAATTGAAGGGTCCTTTGTTGTATACATTTGTCGATAAATCATACTTACAACAATGTATGAAAAATGAAATTTTAGTAGAAGATGAACATTCAAAAACTAAAGATGACGAAGATGATGAAGATGATGAAGAAGTCGATGATGATGAAGATGTTGATAGTGAAGAAGATAAAGCTAAAAAAAATGAAAAAGAGGAGAAGGATGAAGACGATAAAAAGAGTGAAGAAGACAATGATGAAGAGGAAGAAGACGATGATTTAAATGCTGAAACCACAAGCCCTACCTTATCAAATCCACCACCTGTTTTAGTAGATCTTAACATAGAAGATAACGTTGATGACGAAGATTTTTTCACAACAGGTGAAACTGATAAAGATGAAAAGAAAGAAAGAAAGAAATATAAAAAACCTATCGATAAAGCAAATCAAAGCAGTTGGATACAAGAATTCTTACATAATAATAATTATACTATAACAGATGTAGAATCAAATGGAGATTGTTTTTTTGCTGTTATTCGTGATGGATTTAAAAATATTAATAAAAAAATAAGTGTTAAAAAGTTAAGAGAAATTTTGACTGAAAATACAACTCAAGAACAATATCAAAATTATAAAGAACGATATACAATGTTAAAAAATGAATTAACTGATATTAGACGACAAATTCCAGATACAAAGGCTAAAAAAAGTGAAAGTAAAAAAAAATATAATAAGTTAGTTAGAAGTGCTAAGAAGGAAAAAGACGTTCCCACTCGAAATAAGGAAATGATTGAAGCAAGAAAAGAAAAGAAAAAATATACAGAATTGAAGGAGAAAGCAGATAGATTAGAACGGGAATTAAAAGAAGCAAAAATTAACTGGGCTGATATTAAATGGATGAAGGGATTAACAAGCTTGGATAAATTAAAAACAAAAATGATGGCTTGTGAATTTTGGGCAGATTCTGTAACAAGTGATGTAATGGAAATAGCATTAAATACCAAACTTATTATTATTTCAAGTATTAATTGGCGCAACGGAAATCCACCATTGGTTTGTGGCAATTTTGTTCAACAAGAAATAGAAGATAAGGGTTATTTTAAACCCAAATATTATATTGTAATGGAACATACTGGAAATCATTACAAATTAATAAGATACAAAGGTAAAGGTATATTTAGGTTCCACGAAATTCCTTACGGATTAAAAACACAAATTGTAAATAGATGTATGAAATCTCGTGGTAAATCATTATATAATTATATTCCAAAATTTGCTCGTTTAATTGGACAACAAATTAAGGTCCCAGAAGAAAAACAATTAGATGAACTTATGGGTAATGAAAAGAAAGAAGATGGTGTTGATGATGGAGAAATAGATATTGATGATGTTAATCCGGAAGTTACGCCAACTCCTACTCCTGAAGACGGAAAATTATTTAGTGATGAAACTCATTTTGTATTTTATTCGAAATCAGCAGATAAAAAACCTGGTAAAGGAGCAGGAGAAAAAATTGCCGAAGGTGATGTTGAAAAATACGTTCCATTAACAAAAATGAAAGAATGGAGAAAAGTATTGTCTAATATGCATATTAAGAGAGATGACACGGGAAATGTAGTTCCATTATTTAAACTTGATGGTAAGAATTGGGCTTCAGTAGAACACTATTATCATGCTAACAAGTTTAAGAAAAATAATCCTGATTTTTATAATGTATTTAGCATGGATAGCAAATCTGTAATTTGTAAAGACCCTAAAATGGCTTTAGGTGCTGGTGGAAAAACAGGTATAGTTAGAAAAAAGGATCCAGAGACAAAGAAATCAAAGATTGTTTTTAGAAGACCGAAGGATGTTGTAATGGATGAAGACTTCTTTGATGGTAAAAATAGAGAAGAAGTAATGGAAAAGGGCCAACAAGCCAAATATGAAAATAAAGAAAACGAAATAGAACGCAATGTATTATTAGCAACAAAGGATGCTAAATTATTACATTATATTGTTAGTCGTGCTAAAAAGGAAGATAGACCTCCTCCTATTGTATTTTATGATACTATGCGTATAAGACATAGAATTAAAAAGAAATCAAAATAAATTTATAATGTCTATATAATATAAATTTATGAGTAGTTTGGGTAATAAAAGAAAAAGAGATGAGGATGAGAAATATAGTAAATGGAAAGAGAATATTATATCATCATTTGGAGGAATAACAGAAGAAGAATTAAGAGATTTATATAAAGTTCATTTAGATTTTGAAGAAAAAGATGAAGAGGAAAGTAATAAAAGTGGTGATGGTGATAGTAAAAATGAGGAAGAGGAAGAGGGAGACGACCATATAGATGTAATGAACCAATGGCTTATAGATAATAGTCCTACCTTATTTAATGAAATAATGAGAGATGAAAAAGAAGCACCTGGTTATGTTTTAAATGATACGCAAAAGGGAGCAATGAATGTAATTGATGGATTAGAAATGGATCCAGTAAAAAAAGGTAAATTATTTTTTGCTATAAATGGTTCGGCTAATTCTGGTTATAAGAGACCAATTTCTTATGCTATGAAAGGAGCTTATTATTTGGGAAACGATAAACAAACATTAATAACAATAATAAAAGAATATATAGAAACTGTAAGTGCTGCAAGTCAAGGTGGAGGATTTTTCTTTAGTAAAAAGAAAACACGAAAGCGTCGTAAGAAAAAGACAAAAGGCAAGAAAAAGAAGGGACGAAAATCAAAGAAAAAGAAGAAGAAAAACAAAACGCGTAAAAAGAAGGATAGAACATTTACGGATACAAGTTATCCATATAGAATAATTACTAAAACGGATGCTATAGAAGATTTCAAAAAATTGCGTGAAATGGTCAAGAAAGATGACTTTAATAGTAAATCAGTATTTGGTAATAGAGCAGTAGATTATGGAACTGAAAAAATGCGTAAACAGACAAAATATAGAAATAAATCTCATTATGAGCGGTGGAAAGATAAAGTAGCACGGGGAAAGGTAATAAAATTCGCCAAACGTTTATATAATCAAAAATATAAACGTACAATTGATAGTAGTATTCGCGGTGCTATTGAATTACAATGGGGTTCTATAAATACGATGAGACCGGCAGCAGCAGCATGTTCATATAAAAAAAATAAAGCAACAAAGGTATTAGATTTCACGGCAGGCTGGGGAGCACGTTTAATAGCTGCTATGGCTATGGATATTGATTATACGGGAATAGATGCTAATGTTGCTTTAAAACCTGGATATGATAAGATAATCAAAACGTTAAAACCATATTCAAAAAGTAATGTGAAAATGATATTTAAAAAGGCAGAGACAGTAAAAATTTCAAAGTTAAAGTATGATTTTGTCTTTACATCCCCACCTTATGAATATTTAGAAGTATATGAAAATATGGAGAATTATGAAAAGAAGGGAGAAAAAGTGAAACAGCCATATAGTAGTTCAAAAATAAAAATAGATGATTCTGAAAAATTCTATGATGAATTTATGATACCAACATTGAAGGAAATATATAAACATCTTCCAAAGGGAAAGCATATATGTTTGAATATGCCTGATATTATGTATACTAAAATAAAGAAAAAATGGAAAAAGTCTGATAAAAAAGATGTTTATTCAATAGCTGGTAGAGTTGGTGGTCCTGAAGATTTTAAACGGATGGAAAAGGAACAAATATTTTGTTGGAAAAAGCATTAAAAACAATTATATGTAATAATATATATAATTGTTATGTCGTTTTCAAAAACAAGTGAAGTATTAATGAAATATTTTTTGAATGATTTTGATAAGTTTTCAAAAAAAATAACATCAACTGACCAAAATTCAATGGATAGAATTTTTAAACAATTTTGGTGGGATATAAAAATAGCGGATGGTTTGGTGGAACGTTATGATAGTCAAGATATGATAAAAACGAAATTAATTAAAAGAAAGAATTATCCTGAATTAATGGAGGGTAAATATATTCCAGATAGCGCAAAAGATTATATTCGTAAAAATATGAAGGGTTATTTACAAGCAACGACAAATTTATGTTCTGTAGATGTGGAAATTAACTATGCTATATTTAAACAAAGTGAATTTAATAATTTAAAATTAGTAAATGATAGAATAAAAAAAGCATTACGTATATTAAGATTTTTATTGTTTTATACTTCTACTACAAGAAAAGTAAAGGAAATAAAGATAGATTTATTTTTAACAGACTTGAAAAAGACTTTACCAAAAAATCAAATAAAAACGTTGGATCAAAAAAATGTGAATAGTGCTTTAACATTTGCTTGTATAGAAAAAGGGGAAGTTTTAGTATTTCGAGAGGAAGAGTGGAAAAAAGTGTTAATTCACGAATTAATGCATAGTTTATGTTTGGATTTTTCAGGAATAAGTTATTTATTATTGAAAGATAAAATAAAAGATATGTTAAAGGTAAAAAGTGATTATGAAATAAGTGAGGCATATAGTGAATATTGGGCTACTATATTAAATAGCTGTTTTATATCATATGATATTTTAGATGATAAAAGTGATTACGAACAATTTGGGTTATATAGTGAATTTTGTATTCAATTCGAAAGGATTTTTTCTTTATTTCAATTAGTAAAAATATTGGATTATATGGGATTGCGTTATAAGGATTTGGTAAGTGATAGAGTTTGTTCAAAATCTTTAAAAAATGTATTATACAAGGAAGATACTAATGTTTTATGTTACTATATTATTAAAAGTGTTTTATTATATGATTATGATAAATTTTTATTTTGGTGTGAAAAATATAATATATCGTCAATTCGATTTCATAAGAATCAATTAAATTTACGAAGGTTTGGAAAGTATTTTGAAGATACGTATAAAAAACGGGGATTAACACATATAATAGAAGATATGGAAATTAAATACCGTAAAATACGTGGAAAATATAAAAATACAAATAAAGATATGATAAATTTAACTACAAGAATGACTATATGCCAGGATAAGGTATAAAATTGATTTATTTTTGTTACATATAAATATAGTATAAACAACAATGGGTGTAAAACTATTAAGTAAGCTTTTAAAAACAGAATGCGGTGACTGTGTTAATAAAGTTCACCTACAACAATTATATAATAAAAAAATATGCATCGATACAAGTATATATTTGTATCGATTTAAATCTATGGGAGGGTTATTAGAAAAATTTTATTTGATGTGCTCGATATTTAAACAGTATAATATTATTCCATTATTTGTATTTGATGGGAAACCACCTGAAGAAAAAAGGGATGAAATAAATAGACGCAGAGAAACTCGTGAGAAAACTTGGAAAAAAATAGATAAAATGAAAGAAAAATTTGGAGACAATCCAAATAAACATCAAGAGAAAAAATTAGAAAGTTTAAAAAGGTCTATTGTAAGAATCCGAAAAGCAGATATTGTAAATATTAAGAGTTTAATTAAAAGTATGGGATTTCAATATATAGAAGCACAAGGGGAAGCTGATAAATTATGTGCTGCACTTGTAAAAAAAAATAAAGTATATGGGGTGTTGACTGAAGATATGGATTTATTTGCTTATGGGTGTCCTGTTGTATTTAGATATATAAGTTTAATTAATCATACTATAATGCAATATAATTTGAAGGATATTTTGAAAAAGTTGAAAATAAACTTGTACAATTTTCAACTGTTATGTGTTATGTCTGGAACAGATTACTTAAAGAGTAATAAAAATGTATTTTATTATTTAAATTGTTATAAAAAGAGTAAATTTATGGAATTCGGTGATTGGTTAAAGATACATAATAATTTAACGGATGAAAATTATGATAAAACAATAAATATTTTAAATATATACCAGGATATAGATAAAGAATTAAAAAAATATCCTTATTTTGCGATTAAAAGTGAAGAATATATTAATAAACGTGATTTATTTGCTTTATTGGAAAAAGAGAGATTTATATTTGTTTGAGTGAGTAAATATAAAATATTTTTTTTACAGTTCTATAGTAATGAAGTTAAGTGTTTTAACTTGGAACATAAATTTTATACATGATAATTGGTTGAAAAGAGTGGATAATATAAATAAGACGCTTCAAGTAGAAATGGAAAATACGGATATTATGGCTTTACAAGAAGCAACATTACCGTTTAGCGATGCTTTAACTGATATCCATACATTTTTAAAAAATACAGATTTAAAATATTTCCATAACGGATTATTGGAGAGAAATATACTTTATAATGGTATAATTAAAACTTTTCCAAAATATAAAAAATATATTTACATTGTATTTGAGTATTTAATGAATAAATTATTATGGTTATGTAGTTGGATATTTAGTTCATATGGTAAAGTTATCAAAGATATATATTTTAGTCATCCATATATATTTATAATTATCGTGGCGTTATGCCCTATAATATTTTTATGTGTTTGGGCATTTGTTGGTATGTTAACTATATTAAATAAGAACGTAAGGGGAATAGTAAAATCAAAATATATAGGGAAACGTTCTATTCAATATATAGATTTTATATATAATGAAAAACCAATAAGATTTGTGAATGTACATTTACCTCCAGGTGAGAATAAAGCAGATAAAGACGAACGTTATAATGAAATAAAAGAAATCGTACAATTTTGTGAAGAAAAGGATAATGTGATTATTTCTGGAGATTTTAATGAAACGCAAGATAATGATTTTTATAAATATTTGAACACGGTGGGGTATAAAAGTAGTTGTTATGAATCATGTAATGAAGAACTAAATACATTTCCAAGTATCAATCCTGAAAAATGTATAGATTATATTTGGTTTAAGGGTGAAAATATAAGTATTGATTCAGCGTATACATTTGGATCAAGTGATGCGACAGATCATAAGGGAATAAAAGCTATATTTAATATAGCTTAATGTATTACATTAATCCAGAAGAAAAAGTATTTACAATACCAGAATTAAGATTAATAATATTATCATACGCATTAGAAGATAAGAAAGAAGAAATAAAAAGATATGAATGTCTAGAAAATTGTGGTTATTTTATAGATGAAGCATGGAAACAATTAACTTGGATAGGATTGTGTGTATTGGTTGGTATGGTATTGTTATCTATGATTATTAGATAAATTATTTAGTTATATATGAGTAGTATGGATAAAAATAAAGTAAAAACAGCTTTAAAAAAATTGTGTAGAAAGTATCGTAAAAAGAAGCATAAAAAGAGGTGTAGATCTAAGCGTAGATAAGTATTTGAATAATAGTATAATCATAAAATTTTTTAAAATCTTATGATTTAATTACTTGGTTGATTTGGTTAAAAATTAGAGGATAAGGGGATTAAGCCGATGCGGTGGCGGCGGCGGCTTTAGCAGCAGCCGCTTTAGCAGCAGCACCACTCTTGGGGAAGTGTGGACTCATGTATCGTTGAAGGTTAAAATAGGTAAGCTCATCTGACTTCTTAAGTTTAAGAAGCTTGCGAAGCTTTCCATCTGCTAGAATGCGACGACCATTTTTAGGATCCTGAAGTTTGTTAGCACGAATATAAGAGTTAATCTCACGAGTTACCTCTGTGCGAGCCATCTCAGTTCCCTTGGTCTTTCCAAGGAACCCAGCAAGCTCATCACTGATTACGGCAGGCTTAACAAAACCACTTGGCTGACGGTTTCCAGTTTTGCGTTTCTTACGGGCCATTTTGGAAGCAGCTTTAATCTCACGCTCATGATTTTTAGAAAGTGTTCGGACTTGGCTAGTAATACTAGTTACTTGAGAACGGAGAACGGATAGTTGTGCTAGAAGAGCAGTGAACTGGTCCGCAACGGTAGGTGGGGCATCTGCGGGTGCTGTAGCAACCTGATTTTTAGTGGAAGGGGCAACTGGTGCGGTTTCCTGAACAACAGACTTAGTAGTCTTTGCTTTAGTGGTCTTTGAGGATTTGGTTTTCGTCGATGTTTTCTTTGGCATCTTATGATTTACTAAAGCGGGCTCTTTTTAAGTCCTTTAGAGAAATTAATATTTATTTTATTTATTTTGACCTCACATAAGGTAATAAAATACTTTTTATTGTTGAACTGGTTGTCCAAAAGCACTATACAACCATGGTAAGGCGATTGCAGCATCATGGCTTACGGTTGTAAGTGCTCCTAGTACATAACATACTCCCAAATATTTAGAATCGTTATCACTCCCTTTTGTAATAAATATTTCTATAAGATCCAAAATTCTTTTTTGAAGGACTTCATATGGTTTGTGTAATAATACATTAATATTAAACCCAAAAAAAGGATTCCCGTGTTGTGGATTAATCTTTCTCTTTGTTTGTTCATCTATTTGTGCTCTATAATCCCATACGTCTGCTAGTTCTCTTAAAAATCTTTTGACATATATTCTATTTAAATGTAAAAACCATCCGGGATTAGTAATAAATCCTCTATTATCCATATGTTGAAATAATTCAAGTGTTTTTAATTCTATTTGTTTTTTTGGAGATAGTTCGTCAATGTTATTTTCTAATGTAATATTTGGAGTTTCTTTATATATTTTACCTCGTTTTACAAGTGATTTTAAATCATTCATAATTTTACTTACAGGCAATTTATTTCTATTATATGGATTGTCTTTTATTTTTTCAATAACTATCATATTGTATAATGAACATATATCAAAACCATAAATGAAATTATCCTTGTCTTTAAAACTATAAAATTGTGAATTATCAATGCTTTTTAATTCTTCTAAAGTAAAAAAATCGGTGGGATTTGTACATAAATCTCTATTGTATAATGCGGGACCTTTTAAATTATCGAATGACCTACGTAAATAACCGCGAAAAATTCTTTGTATTTTTCTACTATAAAATGAATATTTTAAATAATTGAATAATCTGAAAATAAGCTCGTCTTTATTGCCTCCTTTTTTTTGTTTATAAAATTTACATATATTCTTCAACTGTTTTACATTATAACCCTTGTTTAATAAAAAATTATACTCTTCTATAGTAGGTATTTCAAAATCATCACTTGTTATTTTTTTTCGTTTTTTTTTTAAGTTATGTTTTATTGGTTCATAAATATAGTTATTTATGTAATATTTCGGTGAATGTATTTGATTTACTGTTTTATAATTTTTTATTTCTGTGATCTTTTTATTCATCTTTGTTAATGAAGACATTTAATTATACTTGTTATATTTTTTTTAGATTATTTATAGAATCATTAATAAATAAGTTATTAAAATTACTTTAAGATATTTCTTAGCATAATAGTAATGATATATTCAAAAATAATAATTTGGTGGTTTGTTTATTTATTTAATGGAATTGTTATATCAGGAGAAACAAGCTTTCGAAATTGCAGGAGAGTATGGGGTATGAGTAATAGTGTTAATAATATCCCGATGTACTCTACCGGGTTGTACATGTGCATGGAAGCCCCAGACGGTTCCATAATTACCTTGCCTGATAACTCCAATCCTATAGATAATATAAAAAATGTTATTAAAAACATTTCAAAATCTACAAATTTTTCAAATTCTACACAATTTCTCTCCAACTCAACAACTTCAAACTCTTTTTCACAGATTAATAAAACTTTTATTAATAAAAATATTACAAATAATACAAACAGTTTTTTATCCAATAATTCAATATCCTTGTTTTCACCTAGTACTTCCACAACAACACATATACCTGTTACAACATCGACACCTGTTACAACTACTCCTTCGCCTGTTACAACTACAACAACTACAACAACTACAACAACTACAACAAGTCCAGCACATAATATATATAATAACACATATCCTAGTCAATTGTTAAATGAATCAACTAATAAATTTGATAACAAAACTATAGAAGAAATGAATCCATTATTACCTGCTATAATTATATTATCAAGTATTGTTGGTTGTTGTATATTATCAGGAGGAATATATTTTTGTTATAAAAAGGGATTGTGCAATAGAAAAAAATGTAGTAAAACATTACCCGAAGCTCAAATAGAAAAAGTTGTAGATTTAGAAAATGGAGAGAAAAATGAAAGAAAAAATAGAAATTCTTGGACAGTTATGACTACCACATTAAAAACTAGAGCAAAATTGAAAGAATTAGAAAGATACAAGAACAAGAAAGCGTTAAAGCCCCAATTAAAACCGGTTTCTAAAAATCAAAAAGATAAAATACCTAATGTTCATAATAAAAACTTGGGAAAAACATCGAATATAGGTGGTATAAGACATAACGAAACAAAAAGAAGAGATAATAAATTAATAAGGAATCATATGGAAGAACAAGCATCTCGTATTCCAGGAGGAATGAATAATCCAAGTTTAAAACGTATACTGAATAGATTTCCAAAAAGTCCACGACAAAAAAAAATAGATAGCATGAATTTAGACATGACACCTGAACAACAAGAATGGTATAAAAATAAATTTTCTAATGAATTAACAGGTAAAGATAATTATCCTAATTTACCGGCATTACCTCCAGGCAATCCACCCCCTCCTCTACCAGAGGTAGCTAGAAGTCAAGTGCAAAATATGTCTTCAATAGTTTATGGTAATAAAAAAAATGATAATTCTCCAAAAATGACGATTAGGGAGTTAAATCTTGGAGAAAATTAGTAGAAAATTGAAGAATAATATAAAAAATAGTAGAAAAAAATGTATATTTTGTAAATATATCACATTTCCAAGGATGTAATATATTCAAATACTTTTAGAAATATCTGAAAATTGATTTAAAAAATAACTTATAATATTAAACTATAACCAGAATGTCCAGTATTACCGTAGCAGAAACCACCCGTAAAGAGCTTACCTCTAATGTTACTCGCGTCGAAGATTTCGATGTTGAGAAACTCAGTTTCCAATTCAGGAAAACTGATAAAGGAAGCAAATCAGTAAATATTACTTATAATGGAAAACCACTTTACCTAGATTTTCCTCTTACTAAAACTTGGGGAGCAACTTGTTGGGATGATAACGTTACAAATGTTTCTATGAACCTAGCCTTCGGGGCAGATGATAGTCGTTGGAGTGATGCTACTCGAGCATTTTACGATTGTCTTATGAGTATCGAGCGAGCAATTAAGGAATACGCACAAGAGCATAGCGAACAGCTATTTGGAAAGGTTAAGAGTGCTGAGATTTTAGAAGAGCTAATGAATTCTTTTGTAAAACAAAATGATAAATATGGTCCTTCTCATAAGGTCAAGTTCCAGTATCGCGAAGGAGATGATGTTCCATATAAATGTGAGATTTATGATATGAATGGTAAGCCTGAGTATCTAGTAAGTCGTAAGAAAGCAGAGGATGGAACTACTCTTCCATTTCCACAGGGAGAAGGAGAAGACGCAAAAACTCCACTAGACCTTATTAAAAAGACCGACCGACCATTTGTAAAGGGAGTTCTTCAAGTTGGATCAATGTATTTCGTAAGTGGTAGTTTTGGAGTAAGCACCAGAGTTATTCAACTTAACGTTCGCCGTTCTCACAATATGGTAGGATCAGGTGTTAATTATGTAAGCACTCGAGATACTGAGAGTATGGTTCTTAAGGCTATTGATGATTCGGAGAAAGCATATGCTGAGAAAGTAGAGAATGAGACTACTAGTTATACAGCAGCACAGGATAGTGAAGATGAGGATGAAGAGGAGGTTGAGCAAGAAGCAGCTGTTGTAGAGCCAGAGCCAGTTGTAGAGGAGAAGCCTAAAAAGAAGAAAGTAGTTCGTCGCAAGAAGAAAGTGAGTAAAGCTTAAATAAAATAATGAATATTAATAATATAATTGGTTTCATACAGCAATAATATGAATAATATAATAACAAAAAGGAACCAGCACAGATATTATAAAATTTTTTATATATTTTTATAATATTCAAATACTTATAGTCAAGTGTTACAATAGAAAATTGAAATTTTTTTTTACTAACACAGAATAGTATATAACAATAACATCTAATATAATATGGCTTCTCTTACTATCAAAAAACCAATGTGTGTAGAAGAAAAAACCCCTGTTGATACAGGATCTTCATATAAATTTAAACTAGAAAAAATTTCATATGCTGTTTCTCAAAATGAGAACAAGCAAGATTGGGCCACTGGTGGAACAGTAGAAGGGTTGTTTGATTATATTATTGTAGCCGATTCTCACGGTAAGTGTAATGGTAAAAAAGACTTGTTTATTAAAAAGTTCTCAAATATTAATTGGGGAGAGTATCTACAAAATCCAGAATGGAAAACAATATTATCTAATGAGTGTGAAAACATCGAAGGTATAGGAAAAACTATGAGAATTGGAACAACATTTACGTGTGTAAAGATATACAAAGATTATTTTGAGATTTCTTGGATTGGCGATTCATCAGCAAAGATTATTAGCTATGGAACAACAGCAGATCCTTCAAAATCACAGATTGTATGGAAAACAAAAGATCACGATGCTCGCAATAAAGAAGATATCAAGATACTGGAAGAATATTATCTTCCAAAAACTATTGGTGGTATTTCTCTATTTAAAAAGAAATTTTCCTGGGATATTCAAGCTACCAATCCCACAACTATTGAAAATATTAAATCATATACATTTACAATTACACCTAAAAATATTTTCGGCGTTACAGAATCACTAAACATGACCCGTTCATTAGGCCACGGTGGTATATTTAATCGACCATTGGGATTTCAAACAGAAATAATTCCACGTAAGTCAACCGATTTATATAAAATTATAGCAGCAACTGATGGATTTTGGCCGGTAATGTGTGAACAAGACGAAAAAAATATTAATGCTTTGTTAGAAAATGGAGCAAGCGAGTTATGTAATATCTCAAGAAAACGTTGGGAAAAGCCTTGGACACATTTACCACCCGATCCTTCTCAAAAACAAGACAATGTTATAATTCCAAAGTGGAACCACGATGATATAGGAGTGGCTGTATGGAATAATTTTGAAATTTAAATATAAAATATGAATAATTAGAAAATTGAATAAATTTTTTAATGTAAATATTTTATATTATCGAACATATAGAATGAACTCACAACTTACAGACGACCAAAAACTATTGGTTATTAACTTGGTTATTAATTTGTTTATTAAACCATCAAATAATTATTATACAAAAAAAATAATAAAACTTCAAAGATTTTGGAGGAAAAGGTCAGGATATTATGGTTTTACACCATTAACAAATAAAAAAATGAAAATTCTAAATGACTCATATTATATGAATAGTAGGGAAATGTATAATTATAGTCATCCTCCAAGATTAAAGCGCTCGATGAATTCTTGCGGAGGACGATGTTTATCCAACCAACAAAGAAAAATGTATAATATTCTCAATAAGGCACATAAGAAATTTTGCAGGGACATAATGAAAAATTTTAACAAAGATCCTATGAAATTCAGCATACCAATACCTACTGATTGTGTTTGTTGTAATTATGAAAATGAAAGCACATTAGAAAATTTATGGAGAATAAGAGACGATAGTCATATGATATTAGAACGGTCGGGCAATTATCGTAGAAAATGGAAAAGACTTCATAGAAATAGCATATATTTAACACTAGCAAAAGATGAAATTAATTGGTTTACAAGAAATACAATGATAAAGTTTTTGAAAACCAAGGGGGTAATTAAATAGGCTTACTATTTTCTAAAATACATTCTAAATAAATATCACCTCTTATTGTTGTATCATAAGTATGCGTATCATTAATTTTTAATATTCCTTCATTTCGTTTAATAATAACCTGTTTTTCGTTGGTTATTTTTAATTCGTGACTCATAATTTTTATTGTTTTATTTTTACATATTGTGATATCACAATAACCTTGTTCAAACAAATTATTAATATTTATCTTAGACAAGAAATATATATTATTTCTATCATCAATCCAACAATTTTTTGGTATTTCTGGATCACATTTTATTATTAAATCTTTATCATGGAGAGAAAAATGTAGTTCGTGGTGCCACAACGGAATATAATATTCTTTATCTTCAAATGATAATTTATAGATACTATCATTAAAAAGGTCATCAAGGTCAGGATTAAGTAAAATAATATTATCTGTTTCACATTTTTTCTGCAAAATTGTTTTATATCTTTCTAATAATTCTTTATCAACCAATGAACAATTATATAGGAAATCATATACTTGAATAGCACGTTCCTTTGATAGTTTTCTAAAAATTTCAATAGATAACCTAGAACAATCTTTAAATATTCCAGTAATTGAAGTATCTAAAAATAAATTATCCCAGTTTTGATTTGGAGAGAAATATTTTACAACAATCCTGATTAATTCTGTATACTTAATATTTTCATCAAAACTTTCTGTTGTTTTTTCTTCATTACAATTCAAGTAATCAAAGGCACTTTTTACTTCCCTAAATTTCTCTCCATTATCTTCTTTATATTTGTCTGGATGATATTTTAAAGCCAACTTATAATATGCCTTTTTCCTAGTTTCATACAAGTGTTTTTCACTTAAATTCAAGACACTACACGCTTTCTTGTAATCCATGGATTTCTATACATAAATAAAAGATAAATCTCTCTAAATGGTAAATAGGTCTATAATTATTGTTGTATAGTTTTAAAAAATTATGTAATTTTGTAAATACATTATCAATATGTTGATCTTGTAAATAACCGTCTTTAATTAGTTTTCTAACCACGTTAAATGTAAAACTATGAACATCAAGATTATATATAAATATTTCATATAATTTATCACGCAATTCTAAAAAATTTATATTTTGAAAATATACAATATAATCAACTATTGAATTTACTATTTTTTTATCCAAATTATTTAAAATATAAATTTTTGACCTTAAATCTTTTATATTTGTAATTGATGATAATTCTTGATTATTAAATTGTGATTTATTTGTAACTTTAATATACTCGCTTTTTGTTGGCCTCTTAATGGGAACAATCATACATCTATTTAAAACATTGTTTGGAATAAAACTTACACTTTCCGTTAAAATAATATATACAAGATTTAAATTTTTGTGCTTAAGTGTTTGCATGTAACTATAAAATATATCTAATAACTCACTATGAATATTTTGAAAATTTTTACATAATATTATTCCTGAACCATTTGGTCTACTTGATAAAACATCTAATATATGATAATATAAATCATTAAATACTAATTTAGCTTTACAACCCAATAAAGACATGTCTATTTCAAAATGAATATCGCTAATTTTAAAAATGAAATCAGTTTTATTATCAAAATTAAAGTTCATTTTACGTTCAAATCTTAAAGAAGTAGGACTAAATTTTTTTATATAATTCAAAGATTGTGTATATTTTCCTGTTCCCGATGGCCCGTATAAAATTAAATTGTTTGTATTTTTAATATCTGGATTGATAGTATCTAATAGAGGTAAAACTTCTTTATGCATATTATATTTATTACATTTTTGAATATAATCTTCAAATTTGCTTGATTGATATTTCATTTATATAAATTATTGAACTATATTTAATACTTAAAACTTTCTATATATTTTATCTTAATGGACGAAAATTATAAAAAATTCAAAGAATTAATAGAAACAAAAAAAGAAAAATATCCTAATATTTGTAAATTATGGAAAGAACATATTAAAGAAAAACAAAAACATTTTGATTTAACACTGAAACAAGCTATAGAAGTATTAGAAACTATTGAAAGTAAGAGTAATAAAGACTTGCCGATGGAAACAATATCGTTTTTATACTTTTTATTTCAAGAAAACATACCATAATACTTGTGTAATTATGATTTAAATATACAAATATAATATATGTATTATGAACTTAGCAATAAAAACACATGAGTTTGATCCACATAATATTATTATATCAGATAAAACAAAAAATAATGTAATGAGTGAAAGTGATTTTTATAGACTATTATGGAGCAACGAACACTGTTCTACAAATGGTATATTTATCCATTTTAATTTACAAAAAGTAAGAGTTGACCGATATTTTAATAAAATAAAATGTGTCTTTGAAAATAATATAGATAACAAAACTACTATTACACATATAAAATCAATTGAACGATTAATCTTAAATAAATTTAAAAACAATAAAAATAAGGATATGTCTAAACGTATTTATGAACAGCTAGAAAATGGATTTATTAAATTATATCCACAGAGTGAAGATATAGTTTATAAAGAACATGCTGAAATGAAATTTTTACTAAAAATATCAGGTATTTGGTCATCTAATGAACATAATAGTTTTGGATTAACATTTCGTTTTTTTATAATTAACAATCAGTTTTAAGATATTCTAGTATTACATACATTTGAGATATAGCTACACCAGACAAAATAGCTGCTAATATAAATCCAGCAATTAATGTATGTCTCCTTGGAGCTTTTTCATATTTATTATCAGCATATATTAATACAGTTTCTAATTGTTCTTTCCATACATATGCTTGTCCTGCTACCATTATCATAGCCATCATATTAAATGTATTAAATAATTCAGGAAGATTAGTAGTAGAAAATAAATAATCCGCATGCTTTGAAAATAACCATACAAGAGTTGCTGTTTGAATAAATATTAATATTGCAGGCAAACTATTTGTTAAACAGTATATAACGATCTTAAATATATATTTAATAAGGTTAATTATACCTTCTTCTAATTTAAATTGCCCTAATGCGGATACTAAAACAAGAAAGAACGACAAAAATACTGCTAAAGAAATTAATGTATAACTTAAGGCTTCGCTATTTTTATGTCTTATCAGACTCCTTGAAACAAGTAGCCATCCTATTCCAACTATACCTATTGCTGCTATAACATATAAAAAAAAAGACATCTTATAATCGCCATAATTATAAACAGCTGCTCCAGCAGCTTTCGCCTTACGTGATAATTTATTACCGAGTTTTTCTTTTGGTGGTATAAAATTAGGTCTATTGTCTTTATGAAATTTCTCAAAGTCTTCTTGTGTTTCAGCACCAGGGATAGGTATATATTGAGGAGCTTTTACTTCTTTACCACCCTTCATCTTGTATTTTAATTTACTATTTTTTCCAATTTTTCTTTTTCTAACCATCGTATTGTATATATTTAGTTATTATTTTTTAATTCTTCTATTTTTCTCTCCATGTTATTCGTTTGTAAAAGTAGTAACGGAATAAGTTCAGTATAATTTATACATTTTGTACCGTCTTTTTGTGTACCAACTATTTCAGGATAAATTTTTTCTACTTCTTGAGCTATTAATCCAAAAGAAGTAGTTTCCTGATTTTTGAAATTATATGATTTAGGAATTAAATTTCTCAATTTATCTAAATGTTCTTTTTTATTATTAGATAAATCCTTAATATTGGTTTTTAGATTTACATCACTTGTTGTAAAAAATCCTAATTCGGATTGCACGCTTTTAGAAGTTGAAACTTCTTTATATGTAAATAATGTTGTAGGAGTCTCACCCCATTGTTGTAAATTAGAATTATTACTGTTAATATTTATGTTGAGTTGATTATCATTATTATCATTCCATGATTTGAATCCAGACATTTATATATTACGTAAATTTAAAAAAAATATAGTATTTTTTTATAGTAAGATGAATAACTCTTTTAATACACATACAAATCACGCTTTAATCCAAAGAGAACAAACATATGTGATAGAAAAAAAACTTCTATCAGTTCATTCTGAAGATAGAGATTTTACACAGTTTCCTAATAGTAATCATTTTTCATTAGCTATAGGTGAATCAATGAACAATGTTGAATCAATGCGATTGGTTAGTTACGCGTTTCCAAATAATTGTTATAATATTTCTACATCGTATCAAAACACAAAATTATCATATAATTATACTAGAGAATACGTATTTAATGCTTCCAATGTCCCATTAGGACCACCTACATTATCTCCTGATGATATTAATGCGGGAGGTTCGGGAGCAACCGGAGGAGCAGATTTTAGATTAGGAGTATTTCAAAATGTTTTAGAAAATCTTTTCCCTGGAATAATTAGACCATATTTAAGTAGTTCTTTAGGTCAAACAATAGATCCATCCTCTTCATATATACCAAGTGGTAATCTCACTACTGACTGGAACCTTCAAGACGGTGAAAGAGGAATGATTTATACTTCAGAAAGAACTTTACAGCCAAATGGTATCAGTGAACCTAATATTAATTTCGCAACACTAGGATTACCAGATGATATTGACGTTTTATATGAAAATAATAACAATGAATGGATTTCGATTAAAGATGAATTACCATTTAAAAATACAAGCATCAATTTACCATGGCCTGATAATTTAGATGGCTGGAGGGAAGATGGTCCAGTTCCAGAGGCTAATTGGACAGGGAAATTTAAAATTGTTTTTTCTCTTCAAGATAAAATTATTACATTACCCGAAGGAGCATATAGTCCCAATAATTTAGCTTCTACAATACAAAATAAAATAAACGAACAAATTATGTCTTATGCTAATGCTATAGGCCATCAAATAGTTGGACTTACTTTGCTAGGAAATGGAGACGTTAATACTTTTGGACGTATGCGAAAACCAACCGACAACCAAGGAAATCCTGCTTCGCCTAGTGGACCTTATTATGTTCAACAATCCCCCTATCATCATAACGGAGAAATTAAAGTATTCACACCAATAGTTGTTAAATATAATAATTTAACAAATAATATGTTAATTGGGTCTACTGAAGGTTCATTTGAATTATTAGCAAATTGTGAACTTAAATATAATTTTGAAAAATGTAGCCCTAACAAGTTTATGTTTTCACAATATACTAAATGGGGTCTTCCATATTATATGGGATTTAATAAAGAGACGTATTATTCATTTAATATTGATATCAATTCTGATATTTTGCTAAACGACGATTCAGCTCCGGATAGTATGCCACTTGATTTAAACCATAGGCCTATATTAAATTCATATATGTCTAAATTAAATGGTCTTATTTTATATAATAATCAGGGTAATAACTGGATTGAACCTACTGGTGGTAAAGAAATTATATTTTATAAGCAACAGAATCCTATCAATCAGGGAGTTCAAATACCTTATACAGAGGCTGCAGGAATGAAAAATAGTACAGTTAGTATTTTAAATTCTCCAAATAATGTTAATTTAATGGGAGAAGATTGTATTTATATGGAAGTTGAAAAATATAATACTATACATGAAATTTATCCATTTTCTGAAAGAACAAATACTATGTATAATTGTGATTATGGTCATAAAAGTTCCGCAGCATTCGCCATAATACCCTTAACTCAAACACCCTTTGGATCAGAATTAGGAAATAGAATGAATATGAATACAAATGTTTTTATGACGGATCCACCAATAAAAAATATTAATAGATTAGAATTTAAATTTAGATATCACGACGGACGATTGGTGGATTTCAAAAATTTACCATTTAGTTTTGTATTAGAGTTTAATATATTGCGCGAAGAACAAGCACGTAATAAGATAATAAGAATTCCGCATTTATATTAAAGTTGTCCATTAACCCAAGAAACTGTTATATCTTCTATTGATTTTCCCTTCATATTAATAAATCTTGGCTTTTTCATCTTATCTGTTTTGTAAAACACATAAGGTCCATACTTCCCATTTCTAATAGATATGTTTTCATTTAATTGTTTTATAATAGAACTTCCACTTTGTTTACCATTTTTAATAAAAGGAATCACATCGTCTAATACTATTTCATCTTCCGTTTTTTCCAACTTTATTGATATATTTTTTCCATCAATAGTCACATATAATCCAAATTTACCGTTCTTTAATACAACTTCCTGATTTTTATATTTTCCCAAAATATTTTTTTTATAGGCAACCTGGATAATATCTTTTAATTTATATTCTCCTCGTTTTAATTTTTCAATATCAATATCTTTTTTAACTGATTTAAATTTCAGTTTTTCGTTTTCTTTATATGCTATTACTGGACCATACTTACCTATCATATAAGTATGTTTTTCATCTATTTTTATAGTTAATTTATCTTGACCCTTTAAATCTTTAGATAGTACTTCTATTTGGTTATTACATTCTTCGCATAAACCGTACCATATTTTTTCACCTTTTGAGATTTTATCCAAATCGTCTTCCATGTTTTTCGTGTAATCATAATTAAATAGCTCATCAAAATGCTTTTCCAAAAATTCATATACAATTACACCAATAGGAGTAATAACTAATTTATTCTTTTCATTTCCAAATACTCTTTCACTTTCACTTTCCTCTAATTCATCTCCTATCAATTGAAAATCTACACATTTGATTTTCTTGCCTTCCACATTTTGTTTTTTAACATAATTTCTGTCTTGAATTTTTGATATTAAACTTGAAAATGTCGAAGGTCTTCCAATACCTTTCTTCTCTAACATTTGAACCAGTCGTGCTTCTGTATAATTTTTCTTCAAATCCTTTAATGTAACTTTACTATTAATTTCTTCATAATCAACTATTATATCTTTTTTTATTTTCAAGAGTTTATCATAAATATTATTTGTTTCTTCATATCCAGCAACCGCTTTCCAACCCGGAAATACAACTTGTTCTTCACTATGTTTATATAAATGATTATCCGGAGAAGTAATTTTTGCCGTAATAGATAAATACTTAGCAGGAGCCATACAACTTTCAACCGTATTTCTCCAAATTAAATAATATAATTTTGCTTCCTTAGCAGTAATTTTACCTTTTTCCACCATCTTTTCAACATCTATTTTTGTAGGCCTTATAGATTCGTGAGCTTCTTGTGCGTTATTTTCATTTTTCTTTTTAGATTTCTTTTTCTTCTTCGTTTTCTTTTCTTCAACTTCTTGGCCAATAGTAATACTATTAATAAACGGACTAACATATTCTTTTCCATATTTATTAATGATAAATTTACTAGCAGTATCCGTAAATTCTTTACAATATTTCACACTATCTGTTCGCATATACGTAATATGACCACCTTCATAAAGAGTTTGAGCAAGTCTCATTGTAATTTTTGGACTATATCCAAATTCATTACTTGCTTTTTGTTGTAAAGTAGATGTGGTAAAAGGTTTTGGAGACATTTTTGTTGAATTTTTTGGCTTACTTACATTATATTTATGTTCAAAATCAGCACTAGATTCCAAGAAATCTCCCATTTCTTCTTCATTTGTATGATTATGATTTAATGTATAACTTTCTCCCAAAAATTTACCTTCTGTATTATATACTTTTCTACCAGGAGATTTATTAATCTCTTGTTGTTGGTCATATACTAATCTTAAAGCAGGTGTTTGACATCTACCAGCACTTAAACTTGTTTCACTCTTTCTAGTGATATGTTTCCATAATATAGGACTAATAGTATATCCTACCAAAAGGTCCAATACTTGTCTAGCCAATTGTGCGTTAACTGTGTTCATATTAACAATAGTAGGATTTTGAATAGCGTTTTGAATAGCAGGTTTTGTAATTTCGTGGAAAATAATTCGTTTTGTTGTATTCAAATCCAAATTAAACATTTTACAAATATGCCAAGCAATTGCCTCTCCTTCCCGGTCATCATCTGTCGCAAGTATAATCTCATCAGCATCTTTAATACTTTTTCGCAATTGCGAAATATATTTATTTTTACTTGGTATAGCACAAAATTTAACCTCAAAATTATTATTATAATCTATACTTTTCAAACCATTTTCTATTTGACGAATATGCCCAAAACTTGCTACACATTTATATCCAGGTCCAGCATAGCTTGCTATTTTTTTGGTTTTTGCGGGAGATTCACAAATTAAGAGCTTCATTATTATAAATTTAATAAAATAGTATCTTATTAAATCAATTTTATACATCTAAATTAAGTTTTTTATACTGAGCCCATGTTAGTTTATTTTTTCCTCGGTCTTTCTTCTTTCTTTGTCTAGATCTCTTTTCTTCTTCCTTTTTATCCTTTTTTAAAGCACTATCAATATATAATTTTTTTAATATTTGACCAACCCTTACAGAAGCTTCGTGTTGATCCATTACTCCGTCTTCTACATCTTTAAGCGCCATGATAAATTGACCCATTATATTAATATCCAATTCGTTCTTCTTTAGCTTATTGAATAAATTAAAATAATGCGTAAATAACCAATTACATTGCGTATCTATCATTGTATCTACCGTTTTTTTATCCAAACGTGTATATCTTTTTTTTATATCCAACATAATTGATACTTGGTCCTTAATTTTAGAACTATGTTTAAGTTTTCTAATTTTTTCAGTATTATCAGACGAATCACTTTCCTTTAAAAGTTCGTTAAATTTTAGACGTGTTTCATCATCTATTTTAATTTTACTCATATATGTTATCTATTATTTTATCTATTTATATATTTTTATTTGCTATATATATAATGAAAAATAATATTCGTTTAAAAATTAGAGATTTTGTTAGACGTGGTGGAAGGAGAGTTACTGAATTTAAGACTACCCCTCCACTAGTATCTGCTACTAGTCCAACTGACCAATTGAATATGAATATAAAAAATCAAAAGGCAGGTAATGCTGAATTGGCAGATATGAATAAAAAACTAGCCGGAGGAGGTGTTGTTGTGCCTCAAATGCAACAAGCTGGACCAGCAGGTAATAAAGCAATCGCTGGTGGATTAGCGTCAGGCTTACAAGCAAATGCTGATGGAATATATGATACTCCAATGGACGCAAGTGCAGTCGAAAAAAACGGAGGGTCAACTGTAGGGAAAGGAGGAAGAAGGAGAAAAAGAAAAACAAAACGAAGAAGAAAGAAAAAGAAAAGAAAAACAAAGAGAAAAAGAAAATCTAGAAGAAAATCTAGAAGAAAATCTAGAAAAAGTAAAAGAAAAAGAACAAGATAATAAAATTAAATATAAAAAATTAAAATACCATTATATTTTATTATGGACTTTTTAAATATGGGACCACTTAGTATAAAATTTAAAGATATATCATACTTTTTTTTAATAATAATCGCATTTGGAATTTTACATTTAACAGGGTTTATTATGGTAAGATTAAAAGATTTGGAAACAAATTGGCCCGTTCATAGATGTAATCCGATGACTATGCCATTTGCTAGTTATTTAGGACACGACCCCGTAGCTAATTTTACATATTGTGTTGGAAATATTCAAAAAGATATGATGGGATTTTTCTTAGAGCCACTACAGTACATTTTAAAAAATATAGGAGGCTTAGGCGATTGGATTTTGGGAAGACTTAATTTACTAAGAGAATTTTTTAATATGTTCCGTAAATTTTTAAGCACTATGGTTGGAGATATTTATGGAATGTTTGTAAATGTACTTATTCAAGTTCAAAGTTTAGTAATAAAGTTAAAAGATACTGTAATGAAACTTATTGGTATTTTAATGACCTTTATGTATCTTATTCAAGGAGCAATGATGACTGGACAAAGTATAAATGAAGGACCCATTGGGGAGACAATCAGATCCGTATGTTTTCATAAAGACACCCCCGTAACATTAAAAAATGGAACTATCTCATTAATGAAAGACATAAAATTAGGAACTATTTTAGAGAACGGTGCAGAAGTTTATGGAGTATTAACTCTTAAAGGTGATAAAAATAATCCTTATTATAAAATTTGGAGTGATAAATTGGATAATCATATTTATGTTACAGGCGAACATAAAATATTAGTTGATATGAAAAATAGATTAGATATTGAAGCCTTTAAACCTGTAAAAGATCTTAGTTATGCTCTTAAAACTGATATTTACGATGATGAATTAACCTGTTTAATTACGTCTAATCATAGAATACCCATTGGAGAATACACATTTTGGGATTGGGAAGATTAATTTATTAGAATATTATCCATTTATATATTAATGGACACTATTCCCGAAACATTTAATTCTTATTTTAACAAACTTTATATGAAGGAAACATATTTGGATAAATATGGCGGATCTGTTGTCGTAACTGCTATTAGTTTGCTTATTTTCTTTTGTATTTTTTCTTATTTTTATGTTCAAGCCAAAATGGATCCAATAAGACAAAACTGGGCTAACGAAAGGTGTAAGCCCGAAGTTATGCCTTTTGCTGGATTAATAAACGCACCAAAAGGTACTTCCAAAATGACTTATACTGCTGATAATTTTACGAAATGCACTATCGGTATTTTAGGTGAAGTTGTACAATATTTTACAGCTCCCTTGTATTTTTTAACTAACATGACAAGTAAATTTTATATGATGCTTATGAATGTTGTCCAAGCATTTAGAACAATGTCTTATTATTTGAGAATGAAAGTAATGAAAATGATTGGATATATGGTAGCGCGAATTTATAACGTTATGATACCAGTTCAACGTATGTTTATAAAATTAAAAGATACTTTAAAAAAAACGGAAGGAATAATGGTAACAGGGCTTTATACAGTATTTAGTGCCTATTTAGCCATTAAAGCTTTCATGGGTTCCTTTTTAACTATATTAATTGTAGCTTTAATTATTTTAGTAACAGTCATTATTGCTCTATGGATTTTACCATTTACATGGCCCGCTGCAGCAGCATTGACTGCCTTTTTCGCTATTCTAGCAATTCCCATAGCTATTATTGCTGGATGGACTGCTCATATATTAGATATTCAAAGTAGAAGTGTACCCAATAAACCAGGATGTTTCGATAAAAATACTAAAATAGCAACAAAAGATGGACTTAAAAGTATTAGTAAAATAAGGTCGGGAACAATTTTAGAAAATGGCGATAAAGTAACCGCTACGTTTAAAATAGCAAGCAACAATGATATGTATAATTTTAATAATATGATTATTAGTGGAACACATAAAGTTTTACACGATATTAAAGGATGGGTTTTTATTAAAGACCACACAGAAAGTATTAAAATAGAAAACTATTGTGAACCATATATCTATTGTATTTCTACCGAAAGTAAAAGAATAAATATTAATAACTATAAGTTTTTAGATTGGGATGATATTGAACCTATAGATATTATTAAACTGAAAAATTTAGATTATTTACATACACATTCTTCATTAAGCGACATACATAAATATTTGGAATCTGGTATTGATGGAAATAGTTTAATAGAATTAGAAAACGGTAAAGAAATATATTTAAAGGACATTCAAGTGAATGATATATTGAGAGGTGGCGAAAGAGTATTGGCTACTGTTGAAATAGATACGAAAAATATCGCATATGTACGAAAATATTTTTTCAATGATTATGAAATAATAGGCGCACCAAATATTCATATTTGTGATGTTGATTTAGGAAATTTTAACACATTAAATAAATTTGGGAAAATTATTCAAGGACCTGAAAAACTTTACCATTTAATAACCAATTCTGGATTTTTTATGGTCAATAATATAAGACTAAGAGATTATAATTCGGCTATTGAAAATATTTTAGACGTTAGAGATAAATTATATGCTCTCTCTTAATTTTTATCTATTAAATATGTATAATATGGAAATTAAAGTTTTAGGATTTAAAGCAAGAGTTGAAGTTATCGTTGTTTCAGTAATAATAGGAATGTTATTATGTAGTCACTTAATCTGTGGATGTGTTACACAAGAAGGAATGGCTACCGCTGGTGCGGCGGTTGGTTACAATATGAGCAATGGTGTTCATAATGATAAATATGATTCTAAGGTTAATATGGGCGAAGTTGCTGGCGGACATAAATTATCTCCTGTTGTTCCTTTACCAGAAGGTCAATTATTTATGTGGGCAAATAATGAATTTACTGGAAAATGTTGTGATAATTCTAATGTTAGCAGTGGAGACGGATGTGCGTGTATAACAAAAGAACAAGCATGTTATTTAAATTCTCGTGGAGGAAATAGAAGTTCAGACAGTGAATTTTAATTAATTAAGTATAATATTACTATTTAATATATTAATATTATATATTATGTCTGAACCACAAATGCAACCACCACTGCCTGCACTTGATCCGGGAAGAATTTTACAGATAAAAACCCTTTTAAAACCTAAAGGATTTTCATATGACAATTTATCAATAGTAGATATAAATCCCAGTGGTTTATATGAAATTATTTATAGTTTTATAGTAAAAAATTATCCAAACTTCCCGAACACATTGAACAATAATCCTGACAATCAATTTCCAACATTTATAACAGCAATGAATAACATTCAGCAAATAAGTTTTGAAAGGTTAAATTATGTGCCGGCTGAAAGAACTCGGACCCTCACCTATATCAGTAACTTTTCAGGATTTGGTCAACAAAGAAGTGATGCTCTTAACAATATATTATTCACTTATAAAGAACATTTCGGAAATATTTCTATATGGAATATTACCAGCGTGCAACAGTTGGATTTTAGCGGTGAGATGGTACGTAAAGAACCTTTTGGTCCACAAATCGATACATTGAATTATTTCTTACCCGAATTAAACATTTTATTTCTAGATAACAGAATCACATTATTAATTCCTTGCCATGATAAATTTATGAAGCAAAATAACGAGACGTTCTTATCTAGTCCTGCTTCTTCTCTTCAAGATTTCATACTAAGATCACATATAATTTTTTATTTGGATGATGATGGGTTTCCAGATGATGATAGTGATGATGATAGTGATGGTGATGGTGATGGTGATGAAAACTTAGAAACCACAGACACTGTAACCACGCGAGCACAATTGTTAGCTTCTATTGAAGAAAATAATAGACGTATTCAAGAAGCCCGCAACCGAATAACAGATTTACAATCAGAAATAACCAATATTGAAGGTCAGCCCCTCCCTCTCGGCCCCGTAACCACAGCCACTGCTAACCGTCGGCGCCAAATCCAACTCTCAAGAAACCAAATTGCTAGGAATCGCAGCACTATTCGTCTACTTGAACGTTTAAATCAAAGATTAGACCAAACAATGATGCTTCAAAACGAAGCTATTTTCCAGAGATTACAAAGAGAAGCTGAAGACGCAAGACTAAGAGATGAACAAAAGGCAGCTGAAGACTCAAGAGTAGCAGATGAAGCAAGGCAAGCACAAGCTCTAGCTGAAGCCCAATCCGCAGCCGCAGCTGCAGGCAAATCTGAAGAAGAGGACGACGACGAGGAAGAGCCAGATGGCACGGTGGTACCTTTATTTGAGGATGATTATTAGATTGAATATAATCAAGAATAATATTATATAAAACTAATTACTAATGTTTATATAATATGAGAAATTTATGCATGACGGACCACGATTATAAAGATTTAACAAGAGAAAGTTATTGTTATAAATGCAACGATACATTTATTGTTGATACTGGTGGTTATTCTCAAAGAAGATCGTGTAGATATCACGATTTTAAAGACGGATATTGTATAAATTGTAGATGTACTGAAAAAAAAGCTCCATATACTTGCTATCATATAAAAAAACATTATTGGTGGAAATTATGTTAAAGGGAATCTAAAGCATCTCTTCGATTTACCATTGGATATAATTGTTCGTCCAGGTTATATCTTAATAAAGCAGCAAACCCAGCCGTTAAAAATACAAAACAATGCCATAAACTATGAAATTTTACATATATATCATTATACCAATGTTTTACAGCTATGGTATACATTACAATAGCCGAAATACCACAACTTATTAATAAAAAAGAATATATTTTAAATCTTAACAAATATCTCTTCATTGTTCTCCATTTTAATATACAAACAATAGTACTACAAACAGATAGATACCACGTTATTATTAATGCTTGATTTAAGTTTCCCCATAAATATACAACTAAAACAATATTTTCTACCGCAAAACTTGTTATATAAAATTGAGGTTCCCTTACCCTTAAACCATATAAAACTGTTGTAAAAATTAATGATGATGCCGCGTAACTATCCAATAAAGCCCAATTATCATAATCATAATCATTTGTAAATTTATCATCCCCCAAGGCATGATGTGAGTGATATAATAGTGAAAAGGTCACTCCATATAGAAATTTAATTACCATAAAAATAGAAGCCATATCTTTTCGTCTTTTCCAAGTCCATAAAAATACACCAATAGGAAATAGTGCTACTCCGTGAGTTGTTAATAACCAATAAGCCATTAATTTATTTTAAATACGTATCTTTATTATCATTTTGTAATTGATAAAAACGTTTTATAATTCATTTCACAATACTCGCAATAACGAATAGGAATAGACAATTTATAACCAGCCATACTATCTATATGGTCGTCTATCCATGAATGAGAACAAGTGTTAGATAAAAAACAATTGAATTTTCCCATCTTTTCCTTTTCTTCTTTTAATGCTATTTCTAAACGAGCAATCTTATTTGAAGTTTTTCGTTTATATTCCAATATTCCATCAAATGTGTTTAATAAAATACACGAGCCATTCTCTTCTATTTCCATTAAAAAAATATTTATAAATGACTTTAAGTTATTTATAAATATGTTACTATATGAAATTTATTATTTTATTGCTTAGCATATTATGTATTGTAAGTGGATATTCAACGAATAAACCACGTGTGTGGGAAAGAATTCCTCAATATTTTGTAAGTAATCGTGTTGTAGGATTTTTAAATGAAAATAGGATTACAAATTGTTTTGAATATGTTGAAACAGAAACAAATTTATTATTGAAATGTTGGAGGGACAATAAATTAACGGATGTTTCTATTGAAATAAACCCTGGTAAGAAAGACCAAAAGCTAACATTTATGGGACTTAGTGTAAGTATTTAATACCATTTATACACTCTTACGTGACCTGAACCATCATTAATGGGCGCTCCAATAGCAACTATTGTACCATCACTACTTAAGGATACTGACCGTCCTGAATTATCACCAGTTGCTTCTCCATCCATATCATCACCTTTTTGAGTCCAAGAACCACTAGTGTATTGATACACTCTTACGTGACCTGAACCACTTCCTGTCTCACCATTGTAGATTGCTCCAATAGCAACAATTTCACCATCACTACTTAAGGATACTGAATATCCTGAATAATCACCAACTGCTTCTCCATCAATATCAGTACCTAATTGAACCCAGTACTTCGTGCCGCTCGTTGGATTAGCATTCCCATCATCAGCACCTTTAATTACATTTCCATTATCCCATTCATTTTGAGTTGGTATTTTGTTTTTATACACTCTTACGTGACCTCTATCGTCAGTAGTATTAGTATTTCCAGCATCATTTTTATTTGCTCCAATAGCAACTATTGAACCATCATTACTTAAGGCTACTGCAATGCCGGACTCATCATCAGCTGCTTCTCCATCAATATCGAAACCTTTTGGAGTCCAAGAATTATTACTGTATTGATACACTTTTACGTGACCTGAATTATTTCCATTATCATCATTTTTATTTGCTCCAATAGCAACTATTGTACCATCATTACTTAAGGCTACCGACCATCCTGAATAATCACCAGATGCTTCTCCATCAATATCAGTACCTAATTGAACCCAGTACTTCGTGCCACCCGTTGGATTAGCATTCCCAGCATCAGCACCTTTAATTACATTTCCATTATCCCATTCATTTTGAGTTGGTATTTTGTTTTCATACACTCTTACGTGACCTGAATTACTATTCCCACCAGCAGCATTGTAGATTGCTCCAATAGCAACTATTGAACCATCATTACTTAAGGATACCGACCATCCTGAATAATTATAGCTGGCTTCTCCATCAATATCAGCACCTAATTGAGTCCAATTTGGTGTGGTACTACTACTGTATTGATACACTATTACGTGACCTGAATTATTTCCATTATCATCATTTTTATTTGCTCCAATAGCAACTATTGTACCATCACTACTTAAGGATACTGACCGTCCTGAATAATCACCACCTGCTGCTCCATCAATATCAGCACCTAATTGAGTCCAAGTTCCACTAATGTTTTCATACACTCTTACGTGACCTGAATCAGAATAACTACCATCATTATAGGGCGCTCCAATAGCAACAATTGAACCATCACTACTTAAGGATACTGACCGTCCTGACTGATCGCCAGCAGCTTCTCCATCAATATCGGAACCTAATTGATTCCACCCCGGGTCCACCCTAGTCCAGGCGAATTGTGGTGCGGACAAGTTCATAAGAAGATTTTCATCCGTGAACAAATTGGCTGCTACATTAATTGTGTAAGCATCATTTTCTGTTGTTGTTAATTTTGCCACATATTCATCTGTCTTTGTTAAATTAGTAGATGCAATAGATACAGAACCTCCCATTCCAGAATGTTGGGAGCAATAATAGTATAATGTGGTGGGAGTACTTCCAGTTATTTCAATTTCGGTGTATGAACCACTCTGACCGAGTGTTCCAACTGCAGTTACTTCAGTTGTATACTCAGAACCCCCACCATATGTACCATCTATTGTTATAGAAAACTTTATTAGACGTCCACTATTTGTAGAATCACTCTGATCGAAACGATATGTATTTCCAGATTCTAATACTAGTGAATCTTGTTGTATACCATTAATAAAATATTTATCACCACCACTTACACTTTGAACCGTTACTTTCAAAACCGTAATAAAATCAGATAAAGTTCCATCGGTGGTATTATTTAATGTTATATCACTAAGTTCAAAATCATTTGTTTTTTTACTAGATGTAAATGTTAAATCTATTTCTGTATCATATGAAAAAGAACCACTAGTTACCGTGTTAGATGTAATAGTCATAGTTGGAAGAATAGTAATAAATTCATACACTCTTACGTGACCTGAATTACTTCCATTACCATCATTAAAGGGCGCTCCAATAGCAAGTTTTGTACCATCACTACTTAATGATACTGACCGTCCTGAATAATCAACAGCTGCTTCTCCATCAATATCAGCACCTAATTGAGTCCAAGTTCCACTAATGTATTCATATACTCTTACGTTACCTGAATCAGAATAACTACCATCATTATAGGGCGCTCCAATAGCAACAATTGAACCATCATCACTTAAGGATAATGAATGTCCCGATTGATCATCAGCTGCTTCTCCATCAATATCATCACCTAATTGACTCCAGTTGTTAGAACTATTACTGTATTGATACACTCTTACGTGACCTGAAGCACTTCCATTACCGTCATTACCGTTTGCTCCAATAGCAACTATTGTACCATCATTACTTAAGGATACTGAATGTCCTGAATAATCACCAGATGCTTCTCCATCAATATCACCACCTAATTGAGACCATGAATCATTAGTATCACTGTAAAGAAACACTCTTACGTTACCTGAATTACTTCCATTACCACCATTGTAGATTGCTCCAATAGCAACAATTGAACCATCACTACTTAAGGATACTGACCATCCTGAATTATCACCCGCTGCTTCTCCATCAATATCACCACCTAATTGAGACCATGAATCATTAGTATCACTGTAAAGAAACACTCTTACGTGTCCTGCGGACTCACCATTACCATCATTTAAATTTGCTCCAATAGCAACAATTGAACCATCACTACTTAATGATACTGACCGTCCTGAATAATCATCAGTTACATCTCCATCAATATCTCCACCTTTTTGAGTCCAAGCTCCATTATTACTATTAGCGGTTGCATCCCATTCATACACTCTTACGTTACCTGAATCAGAATAACTACCATCATTATAGGGCGCTCCAATAGCAACAATTGAACCATCATCACTTAAGGATAATGAATGTCCCGATTGATCACCAGCAGCATCTCCATCAATATCATCACCTAATTGAGTCCAAGTTCCACTAATGTTTTCATACACTCTTACGTGACCTGAACTACTTCCATTACCATCATTATGGGGTGCTCCAATAGCAAGTTTTGTACCATCACTATTTAATGCTACTGACCATCCTGAATTATCACCAGCAGCTCCTCCATCAATATCGGAACCTAATTGACTCCAATCGTATGAATCAACAACCAAATCAGAAACGCTCATGGAGGCGGAGTTTCCCGCGTCGTCAACCACATTAAAACTCACATCATTGTATGTGCCAACTGCTAACGCACTACCAGTTGAGTCGGACAAAGTGAAAGTTGTTAGTGAATTAGCATTAATAGTTGTTGGTGAAATAGTAAAAGCATCCGTTCCATTGTTATAGGTTGCTGAAATGGTTCCTACTTCATCAGATTGAATCTCGAACTCTGGAGTGGTGTCGAGGTTGGGGAATGATGAAAATTTCCAACTAAAATTCGATAAGTTTGGTCTGGTGGTATCTATAGTTATTGCGTCCGTGTTTGGTATACTAGAGTTACCACCAGGGCCAATATTATTACTACTTAAATCTAATTCATTTCCAGCATCATCTTTTAATGTAAATTCAAAAGTCAAATCACCATTTGCGTTTGGTGTATCAGTAGCAGGAATAGTGTATATCATTTCTACATAATGGATATTGCCTCCTGGCTGAGCATAACAGTCTACACTATCAGCTGAGCCCATCGTAGTACCATCTATTTTTACTACATCGGTACCGGATTTCAGAGAAAGACCATTTAGTTCGGTTACAGATACGAAACACTTAATTTTATTAGTAGGACCGAAAGTCGCGGCGTTAGTTAACATGGTCCAAGTCGTCTCGCCGCTCATTTCTCCTTCTCCTTCCGTCTCATAATACCATTCTGCAGAAGACTGTGAGGTAATTGCGGGAGCGGTGGTATCGATTTCAAAGTCGGTTAATGGATGACTATCAGCATTATCAGCGCTGTCGGTTACGGTTATAGTTACTCCAGTATATGTATTGTCTGATAATCCTCCACCAGTAGAGTTTGTTAACTCGAAAGTATTTGATCCATTAACCACTGCTTGATCATTAGTACTTGTATTTGAAACAGATATAGATGAAGAGTGCGTACTTGTTATAGATATAGTTCCAGCTTCATCTGATGTGAATGAAAATTGTGGTTTATTATTATTACCTAATGTTGGGGGATTGCTGATATTGCTGAGGTTTGGCGCTTGGTTGTCTGGAGCAACTTCTTCCGAGTCATTGTCGATGGTAATAACACTATTATTGAAATTAGCTAAAAAATTTCCTGCCGCATCTCTTAATCTATGAGCTTCTGTGGTTGGTTGAGTGTATTCAACGGTTACATTGGAGCTGTCTGGGTCGATATAAATTGTGGGACCACTGATAATAATTTTTTTTGGATCGTTATCATCTTTAGCTATTGATTGGTTAGACGATCCACCGGAACCTTGTCCGGACAAATTAACAGCAAAACCACTCTTATTAGTGTTCTCTATTGAGGAATTCAAGTCGCTAAAAGCTACATCAGTTCCAAGGAATAGTTCTTCAGTAAATTCTATTATAACCTGAAGTCCAGTAGCAGGAACCAGTCCCGTTGGGGCGGAGACGGGCGCAGGGGCGGGTGCTGTGTTATCATAAGTCCACTCGAATTGTGTAGCAGCTGTGTTGTCGTTTCCATCAGCATCTGTAAATTTATTAGCAGCTACATCTATTGTGCAAGCTCCCTCAGTAGTTGGTGTAAAGGTTGCGGTGTAACTTGTTCCAGTACCAGAAAGTGTACCTAATGTACCATTGGTAACTATAATATCATTCCCAGAGAAATCGGTTGTGACTTCGCTAGATGTAAATGTCAAGACAATAGATGAATCGTTTGTAGTAGAGCCATTTGCTATTGCTGTTCCACTACTATTAGCAGCTGTAATTGTCATAGTTGGAATAGTAGTAATAAATTCATACACTCTTACGTGACCTGAACCATCATTAAAGGGCGCTCCAATAGCAACAATTGTACCATCATCACTTAATGATACTGAATGTCCCGATTGATCACCAGCTGCTTCTCCATCTATATCGGCACCTAATTGACCCCAAGAACTATTACTGTATTCATATACTCTTACGTGACCTGAATTACTTCCATTACCATCATTTTGTTTTGCTCCAATAGCAACAATTGTACCATCATTACTTAAGGATACTGACCGTCCTGAATAATCACCAACTGCTTCTCCATCTATATCACTACCTAATTGAGTCCAAGTTCCACTAATGTTTTCATACACTCTTACGTTACCTGAACTACTTCCATTACCATCATTATTATATGCTCCAATAGCAACAATTGAACCATCACTATTTAATGATACTGAATATCCTGAATAATCATTAGTTGCTTCTCCATTAATATCAGCACCTAATTGATTCCATCCAGTTAACATCTCACCACTAGTGTATTGATACACTCTTACGTGACCTGAATCACTTCCTCCATCATTATTACCGAATGCTCCAATAGCAACAATTGAACCATCACTACTTAAGGATACTGACCATCCTGAATAATCATCAGTTGCTTCTCCATTAATATCGGAACCTAATTGGTCCCAATCTCCATTACCACCATTAGCGGTTGCATCCCATTCATACACTCTTACGTGACCTGAATTAGTTCCATTACCATCATTACTACTTGCTCCAATAGCAAGTTTTGTACCATCACTACTTAAGGATACTGAAAATCCTGAAAAATCACCATATGCTTCTCCATCGATATCATTACCTAATTGGTCCCAATCTCCATTACCACCATTAGCGGTTGCATCCCATTCATACACTCTTACGTGACCTGAATTAGTTCCATTACCATCATTACTAGTTGCTCCAATAGCAACTATTGAACCATCATTACTTAAGGATACTGATTGTCCCGATTTATCACCAGTTGCTTCTCCATCTATATCGGCACCTAATTGAGTCCAAGTTCCACTAATGTTTTGATACACTCTTACGTGACCTGAATTACTTCCATTATCATCATTAAAATTTGCTCCAATAGCAACTATTGTACCATCGCTACTTGAGGCTACCGACCATCCTGAATAATCACCAGCTGCTTCTCCATTAATATCGGAACCTATTGGACTCCAACCTGATGAAGCAACAACCAAATCAGAAACGCTCTCGGAGGCGGAGTTTCCCGCGTCGTCAACCACATTAAAACTCACATCATTGTATGTGCCAACTGCTAACGCACTACCAGTTGAGTCGGACAAAGTGAAAGTTGTTAGTGAATTAGCACTAATAGTTGTTGGTGAAATAGTAAAATCATCATCTCCATTGTTATAGGTTGCTGAAATGGTTCCTGCTTCATCAGATTGAATGTCGAACGCTGGAGTGCTGTCGAGATTGGGGAATGATGAAAATTTCCAACTAAAATTCGATAAGGTTGGAGGTGTAGTATCTGGAGTAGCATTAGTAGTTACAGATAAACTCGTCGAAGCAACACCATCACCGCTTGCGTTAGTTGCATATACTCTAAATTGATATGTTGTTTCTGATGTGAGACCAGTAACTGTATGTGTTAATAATGTGATGTGATTATCTGATTCATTCCAAGTTGAACCACTATCACTTGAGTATTCCACAGTATAACCGTCATTAGAAGTTTCACTAGTATCAAAAGCTTCGCCTCCAATAGCAGTCCAAGTTAATGTAAGTGATGTATCCGTAACTGTGCCACTAGATAATCCAGCTACTTGTGGTGGTAATGTTAAAGTTGCAGTTCCATCATTATCATTTGCTATTCCATATTCATAATAATTAACATTACTACTTGTAGTATATTGATTTGACGAAGAAACTTTAATATAGTAATTTGTGTTACCACTTAAACTTTGTAAAGTTTGTGTTTTTGTAGTGCCACTAGTAGGGTGAGAAATAGCTGTAATTTCACTTGTTGTTCCATTGGTAAATTCAGAGCTTGTTGAATATGTTACTTTATAGGTATATTCATAAGTAATTCCCGAAGGAGCACTAGGTAAAGTAACAGTTTCTATACCCCATGTTACATCAAATCCTGTGGCTGTAATATTTCCTGATGATAAAGTGCCTGGTTCTCCAGTTAGATATAAGAAATCAAATTCATGGTATAATCCCCAACCTGGATTTCCAGTATTAAATACAGGATCTCCATTAGTGTCCCAACTGTCTGGATTTCCAACATAAATTCTAAACCATTTTCTTTCATTGAAGGCATCTGTTTTGTGGTCTAAACTAGCATAGTAGGTATTTTGATTGTTCGGATCCTGAGTATATGTATGGATCCAAGTATTAAAAAATGTGATTCCTGAGCTACCAGAACCTGAGGTTGTATAATAAGCACCTGTTTCTGGATCAGGCATTCCTTGGAAATTTAAAGCTTTATTAAGAACGCTTGAGCCTTCATATTTTACTTTTAAGTTTGATGTAAAAGCAGAATTATCTGCTATTTCTAGTTTCACATCTAAATTGGCGAAAGAATGGGGAGTGGTGCTATCACCCCAATCAATCGAATGTGGAGTAGATGGTAATTCTATAGTTTGATTGGGGCCACTATTAGTACCATCGTTGTAATAATATACTGTAGTTTCTCCATAAGGAGTTGCTTCTTCAGAAGCTTTATCACCACCCCAAGCCGTATAATTCGTAATTTTATCATATACTGTTACAATGTTGTTTCCGGAGGTGGCTCCATAGTTACCCCAAGAGGTCCCATTATCATCACTTTTTCTAATAGATGCACGTAAATAATAAGTAGTATTTCCACTGAATGTTCCAGCAATATTACTATCATCTATTGTTTTACTTACTAGACCCTCTGCTTCTGAAAAGCCACTAGTTATTGTTGCTATAATATCATTTGTTCCATATGATGAATCAGTTGAAACTTCTAATTTATATTGATATGTAAAATTATCATCAGGTTTATCCCATGCTGCTTCGATTTTGTGTGTATTAGCAGCATTATCCAATCCTAGACTAAAATTTGTTGGAGCTCCTACTGGTGGCATAGCATTCGTTGATTTTGATGTTCCAATATCTGAAGGTACCCATGCGGTATATTGAGAGGTTGGGGGATTGTCAGGCGATTCGTTTTTGCTTCTAACGCGAATATAATATGTCGTAGATGCGTCAAGTCCATCAATGAGATGAGTATCACCGGTTATAGGTACAGTATTAGCACTATTGAATTGACTTGAAGTATCATATTGAATTTCATAGTCAACGTCTCCATCATCATCAGCGGGTTTAGTCCAACTTACATTTAATGCGTTATAATTTATAGTATTATCATCATTACTATTTTCTACAGTTATAGTTTCAATTTCCTCTGGAAAAGTTGTAACCGGTCCGACCACTTGTGTCGCTGGTCCAAATGTATATGGTCCACCAGGAGAACTAGTTGTACTATAACTGGGGCGGAAATAATAAGTTTCATTTGGATTAAGAAGGCTATTCTCTCCTTCGAATGTGTATGATACAGTTTCTTCACCTACATTGAAACCAGATAATCCATCACCCTCTGTATGACTCGATAGCTGATCAAAGATTACGCCAGTATCCCATTCTATTTTATATTGTGTAGCATTATCTGGTTTATCCCATGAAATTACAACCTTTGGATAACCATCATTACCGCTAATATTAGAAGAAAGGGAAACATTACTTAATTCACCTGCTGGTCCATTTTGTGAACTAAGTGTTGTTGTTGATGGAACTGAAGTTTCATATGTTGTTACTTTTACTCTAAAAGTATAAGCTGTATTATATGATAATCCAGAAACAGTAGCTCCAGTTGTACTAGCAGTATCCGCATTGTTTTCGTTCAAGGTGTCTGCGTTCGTCCAATGGATACCCCCATCAGTCGATTGTTCGACAACATATGTAATACCATCAGTTGAACCTGATATGGTCCAATTTAATGGAATTTCAAAACCTGGATTTGTACCAGCTTCATCTGTTGTATCATTAATACTTCCAACACTTAAACTTTGAACTACTGGTGGTGCTGGATTAGTATTTCCATTTCCTGTTGGTAGTGTTACTGTTTTAGCGTCATCTCCATTATATTCTTCTATTTCAAAACCCAACCAATTAGTAAGTATGTTTTGTGGATCTTCAGTTGGTTTAGTGTATGCTAATGTTATATTTCCCGCTGCTACTTCTGATGTTAAAAGAGTGTTAGCACTATCATTTATACTTACAGTTAAAACGGAAGCCGAAGCACCACTATCTAAAGAGACCTCATGTAGCTCCCAAGCAGGGGATTCATCATCAATCAGCGCTAGAGAGTTCGCAACACCAGCACCTTTTAAATCTTGATTATGAGTTAGGACTAATTTCTTAACCCACACACCCTCTTCATAACTAACTTTATATTCAATGCTTTCTACACTAGGAGTATCTCCGTTACTATCTTTTCCCCAGTCATCATCTTTTATTAAATTTTCGGGTTGTATGGGACTAACTACATTTCCTAGATTATCCATAACGTTGATGTAATAATATTGTGGATCAGGATTATTGTTTTGGTCGGTTATTGTGGCGTCATTTTCATCTAATTCTTCTCTATCTATAAGATGTATAGAAGGAGTGTTATTAGGATCAGCCAGATTATACTTTGTTAGTTCTGGACTATTACCCAGTTTATAAGGATATCTATTTGATGCGCTAGCACCCGTAACAGCAATAGGAACTTCTATTCTTAATACCTTTCCTGTTTGATTACTATTACTTCTTAAATCTACAGGTGTAAATATTCCTTCACTATTAATATTTCCTATTCTTGTCCTAGTTATATCTTCATAAATATTTGAAGTTACATCAGCTGCACCACTATCTATAATTAAACCATGATGAATATTATGACCTGACTCATATTGATATTCATAATTATCATTATATTTTGCTGTAATATCAACATTTCCGTTTGTGCCTGCTCTCTGAAATGTAATATCAACATAATAATAAGCAGTATACTCGCTATATTCATTGAAATCTTGAGAATTACCGGCAAAATTTCCAGGAACTGTTGGAGGATAATGAAGTTTTAATTTTCCAACTGTTGCGGTTACTTCTTGAAGACTATTCGCTATATCTAAAGGGGTAGTACCGTCACTTATAACCGCATTTCCGTCATCATTAAAAATACCACTAGTTTTATTAAGTTTATGAGTATAATAAATATCATAATCTACACCATGACGAGGAAAACGATCTAATCTTAATTTAATAACGTCTCTATCATCATCGACAATTAAATGAGGATTTGCAACCTCATTGACTGTTATCTTTTTATTCGATGCTTCTTTAAATTTAAAATCAAAATTTCCCAAGTTTGTATAAGAATTAGTAGAGGAAATACTAAAACTACTAGCCACGGGATGGTCTGTATTATCTGTTTGATGAATATCCGTACCGTGACGTAATGTCCCATCATCATTACCTGAATAAGGTGTTAAATTTTCAATTAAAGGAGCGTTAGCATCACTACTTTCATATAAATCTAATACAATATATCCATCTTTAGCATCACTAGGATCAATTCTTGCTTTAATTATAGGATTTTTAATATTATTTGTAAATGTAAAATCCTCTGCGATTTCTAAGAGTAATTTAAATTGATCTGTGGCTACAATATTACCAGGGGCTGGCCCTTTAAGTGCTGTTGTTGTTGCGCTACTAGTTTGAACTAATTTTCCACCAGCCGGGTCTACTTGAAGCACTATTTTTTTATTGTTTTGTTGTATATCAATACCAGAATCTAATGCAAAATTCTGGGTTGCCCCACTTGCCTCTGTTTCATAATATAAATTATCATCAGAGAAGGCGTAGTTTAATAAAGTAGAAACATCTTGATTGGACAGTTCTACCGTGCTGATGATTCCCTCACCATTAAAAACAAAATTTCCGTTGACTTCTTTATATATTGTCAAATCACGTGTTGATGTAAAATTATATGTAATTTCATCACCAGTTGAATTAATAGAACCACTTTGTATTTCAAATGCGAATTCGTCATTTGTTTCAATTACTGTACCCACACCGTCACCGTCTGCATCGCCAACAACTGGATTCTTAACTATACTAGAAGATTTTTTTGTAGAGTTTGATATTTCACTTGGTGTATCTTTTCTTTTAAGTTCTTGACCACCATCTACGTGTTCGTAAAAATAATTATATTTTTTTATAAATCGAATTACGTCATGCATATCTTGTGGAACAGTGCATTTTAATTTACCGTTAACTTCTTCTACATGAGTTGGATTAAAAACAAAAACATTAGTAAAAACTGTATTTTGAATAGTATATGTAGCATGATAGGTATTATTACCATTTACAACCGGTTGATTAGCTAACTGTGTAAAATCTGGAATATTCTCACTATTGTATGTACCGTTTGTAAATGGCTCACAAACAATAACGATTTGATCCTTAATAGGTATATAGTTGTCAGCGTCACCAACAATCTTAACACCTACATCAAAAGTAACTTCAAGTTTTAATGCCATTTTATAATATATTATAACAAAAATATTATAAAGTATAATTGTATTTATTAAAATTAATTTATTTGTAAATTAATACCCTGAAGTTCTGGAGGATTAAATCCAGTATTTTCAATTAAAATATTAACTATATTTGCATTTGGTTCAGGAACATCACCTGCTTTTAATATTTGAGGTCTAGTATTATTATCACATACTGGTGGCTTTAATAAAAAAAATTTATTATTTTTAAATCCACTTGGATAACCTTCTAAAGAGTCTGGCGTGATCGACTTAATTTCAGCGTATGTATTCCTGAACCTATCCTCAGAATGATTAGAGTTTATAGTATTATTTAGAGCACCAAAGTAAGTAGTTACGTGTCCGTGTTGTTCATCACCAAATGCCAATTGTTCATTGTTTGGAAAATAATTATTACTAATACCAGTATTATTACTGCTTATATGATAAGGAGAACACAATTGTTTTAAAAATAATTGTCCTTGAACAACTTGTTGAAGATCAGTCCTGAAATCTTCAAAAGCAGCCAACATATCAATTTGAGATTTATGGTTTTTATATTTAAAAAATATACCATCTTTATCAACACAAGCTTCATTATTGCCTATTGTAACTAAAGGTACAATACCACTATCTATATTATTTAAAGCATTCTCTCTTAAATTACAAAATAAAGTACTTCTTCTTTTCTTTATAGTATAATCTTTAGCTGATAAATTTTTTTTATTAGGGTTTTTGAAACAACTAGCCATGTTTATGTATATATTGTATAAATTAAAATATAACAATTTATTATATATGAATTTTGATTTGGATACAAGTAATTATAGTAAGGAGGATTATTATGATATTTTTAACTTAGATAAAAGTTTAACGATAACAGAAAGTTTAATAAATGAGAAACATGAAACTTTACTAAATAATATTAAAGTTGAAAATATAGATGATGAGCAAAAAAAAGAGATTTCTCAATTTTTAACTGAATGTAAAAAAAAATTATTAGTTATTATTAAAAAAGACAATAGTTATAAATTAATAAATAGTGATTTTATTCAAGATATGAATCATTCTGTTACATTTAATAATTCACACCACGTTATAAAAAAAAATGGTAGTGACGAATATCATACAAATAAAATTAATCCGCTTCCTAAAAATACAACTAGTACATTATTAAATATTAATACCAAATTTCGAAAGAATTTTTATCAAACGAGTGCTACCGATTTTGTATTAGATCTTCCTGAAGAATTTAAAAATGTTGTAAGTATCACAGTTGTTAGTGTTCAAGTTCCTAATTCAAATTATACATTTTGTAGTAGTTATGGAACAAATGAATTTACAGTGGAACTTTTTGATTTATCACAAAATAATACAACTCCAAATACCAATGCTTTAAGAGAGACAAAAGTTATAAAAATTAAAGAGGGTATTTACACTGGGCCAATATTAGAAGATTATCTCAATGCTAATGTATTCAGTAAAAATCAGGGAGAACTAGCTAGAATTGGTTGCAAATATGATGGAATTTCAAGAAAATTTAGATTTTTTAGAGATTTACGGGACAGAGATAATGGGGGTATGCCCGATGATGATAAGATAAAAAGACATTTTAATTTAGATTTTAGATTAAACGCAGATAAAACTAGGCCTATACAACTGAATATGGGATGGATTTTAGGATATAGACAACAATATTATAACTTGGATGAGGATTATACTGATGCTTCTAGTGTAAATTACAAATTAGACCAAGGCTATAACCCTGAAGCAGTTTATGATAATTTAGGATCTAGATATTTTATATTGTGTATTGATGATTTTAATAAAAATTATAGTAACACATTAAGTTCTCCATTTACCGAATCAATATTCAATAATGAAACAGCTATAGCAAAGGTTCCTAATAATCCAAATAGTATTAATTTTGATGATATATTTTATCAATCACGGCGAAATTATTTTGGACCTGTAAATATTAAAAAAATAAAAATACAACTTTTAGATGAATTGGGCAGAGTGGTTGATTTAAATAATAATGATTTTTCTTTTAGTATTCAAATAGAACAATTATATGATGCTCATTTAAATAAAATGTATAATTAATGTATATGTTTCGATACAGAAGAGCAAAAAAATGTAAAGCTTGTGTGGTAAATAATACTAATTCTTGTGCTACAAATCTTACAATAGCACAACCTAGAAATGTTCCTCCAAGGCCAAATAGAGAAAAAGTTATTAAAATGGTGGAAAACGGAAAAGAAGTTCCTACTTTTGTTCCTAATCAAAATACGGTTCAAGATAGTTACTTTTATTTAGATGTTGCTAAGAGAAAAGTATTAAATTTAAAAGATGATATTAAAGATACAACAGTTAGCAATGGTAATATTTTCAAAAAAGGTTCGGCATGGTCCAATGGATATATAACAAAATCACAATCTCACTTGGAATCTAATTTAGGTTCTATGGGAAGATTGGCTAGACTTAAAGCAGCGGCTATTTCTGGTGATAAAAACTAGTCAAGCATATATAAATTTCTCTCCAATTTATATATGCCCAAAACTTTAAAAAAAAATAAACATAAGAGAAAAAATAAAACAAGAAGAAGTAAAGAAATAATAATTAGTGCGGACTTTGAAAGTGGTAATATTGTTCAATATACACCAACTGTAAATAATCATGTCCATTTAGAAATACGTGGAGAGAAATATAAGAAAATACAAAAAAATAAATATAGAAATTGGTTTTATTTTAAGGCTAAAAATGTAAATCATAAAACTAAATTTACTATACACGATTTAAAGAATTTCGATGACGATTGGAAGGGTTATACAGTATGTTATTCTTATGATAATAAAATATGGAAACGCCTTCCTACAAGAGTAGATTTGAAAAAACTCAAGATGACGTGGAAAATAAATCCAAAAAAAAGCACAATTTGGTTTGCTTATTATGTTCCATATCCATATAGTAAAAGTAAAAAATTATTGAAAAATATGAAAGTTATAGGAAAAAGTGTAAAAGGCAATGAGATTTATATGAAAAAGGTAGGAAAAGGTAAAACAAAAGTATGGCTCGTAAGTGGACAACATCCGGGTGAAACTATTAATTCATGGATATTAGAAGGTTTTGTAAAAAGAATTATGGAGAGAAAAATGTTGTTAAATAAATACACATTTTTTATTATTCCAAACGCAAACCCAGATGGAAATATAAAAGGAAACTGGTATACCACAAGTCAAGGATATAATATGAATAGGAATTGGTTTAACAATAAAACAAAAGAAATAAATGTTATAAAAAATCAATTGAATAAGTACGGTTATGATTTAGTATTTGATTTACACGGAGATGAAGGATGTAAAAAACATTTTCTTGTCGCTCGTTTAACAGATAAACACCCCTTACACGATAAAATTAATAAAAAATTAAATAAGAAAAACAAGCATTTTCAATTAAAGAATTTTTACGACGACATATATATGAAAACAGTAAACGATACTTTAGACGACTTTACAGGAGGTATTACAGTAGAAGGTGCTTTAAAACATCCTTTGCGAAATAATAAAACATTACAAGACGAACCATTAAAAATAGGATACCACCTTGCTGAAGTGTTAGCTGAAATTTAAATATAATAATTAATGTATTTACTTATTATATATGGGAGGTGGTATTTTACCAGTAGCAATTCACAAAGGAAACCTATATTTTCTTTTTAGTCGTGAATATATTAATAGCAAAGATGATGGAGGATTATGGAGCGATTTTGGAGGTTCTAAAGAAAAAAATGAAACCTTCTTTCAAACGGCATTAAGAGAAGGATACGAAGAATCGGACAAAATTATAGGTTCAAAAAATAATATCAAAAATTTAATGGAAAATAGCTTACAAGAAATAACAATTAATGGTTATAGAACTTATGTTGTATTAATTGATTATAACAAAGGTTTGCCTAAAAAATTTCGCAAAAAATTTTTATATATTAAAGAAAATAAACCTCATTTGTTATGTAAAAAAGGGTTATACGAAAAGGATATGATAAAATGGTATAGTTATAATGATATAAAAAAAAATTTTAATGGATTTCGACCATTTTATAAGAATATTGTTAGGACTATTTTACAGATGTTTTAAATATACATACTACTTAACACATCGCTGCCTTCTTTTGATTTTTTAATAAGTTTATCTACAACTTTTTTAGTTACAGTAAATGGAAATTCTACCTTAAGTGACTCCTCTTTATTAAATAGACTACATCCGTCCTTCATTAATCTATATAAATTAAGCTTGCTATAAATAATCTCCAAGCATCTCTTAAGATTTCTAACACCTTTTTCTCCTTCTGTTAGATTATCACAAATGTATTTAATTGTTTCATCTGGAATAATGATTTTGTCTTTTTCGAAATTAATATTTTTTTCTATTTTTGGAATAAGATATTTGTGAGAAATAACACATTTATCTGTTTTGTCATAACCATCTGTTTTAATACGATACATTCTATCCTTCAAAATTGGATCCACCATATTTTCATCATTATAACTAAAGATAAACATTGCTTTATTAAGATTAAATTCAACATCTGCGAAATATTTATCGTGATACTTATCATTTTGAGTAGTATCAGTTAAATGAGTTAAAATCCCAGTAATTTCTTTTCCTTTTGGTGTTTTACTGATTTTATCTAATTCATCGAAATAAAATACAGGATTCATACACTTACTATTCAATAATATATCAACAATCTTCCCCCATGTTGAACCTTCATATGTATATGAATGACCTTCCAGGAAACTACTATCTGTAGCACCTCCTAATGCTAAGAATGCGAACGGTCTTCCTAAAATTTTACTAACGCCTTCCTTTATAAGAGTTGTTTTACCAGTTCCAGGAGGACCTTTGATAGCAATAGCATTACCTAATGAATTTGGGTTCGCAATCCATTGTCCAACTAATTGTAGAATTTGCATTTTTGCGTCTTCCAATCCATAAACGGCTTCGTCTAGAATTTTCTTAGCTTTTTCCATAAAAGCTTCGGTAGCTTGTTTTCCATTATCAATAGTAATCGGTAGAGTTTTATGGATACCAAAAGGAATTCTCATAAAATTATCAACATAAGTTTTGATTTTATAGTATTCTCCCGAACCTGGGTCCATATATTCAAGTGAGTTGATTTTAGCAAGAGCGCGTGCCTTATATTCAACAGGAATATTTGCTTCAATTAATTTAATCTTATATGGTTTTTCAATATTTGTAAATTTATTAATTTCTTGCAATTTTGTAATAATTTTCATTTGAACATCTAAATCTAACCCCTTAAAGAATTTGTAATCATTCATCATATTCTTTTCACGTAATAGCTTTCTTAATTTTGTTAAATTTTTTTGTTTTTTCTTTTCCTGAAGGGTTTTTTCTTTTTCTTTATCTTTCTTTTCTTGAGCTTTTGTAAGCTTTTCAAATTGTTTTTCCATAGCCTTTTTACTCTTTCCACTTTTGGTATCAATCAGTCTTTTAAGTTCATTCAAAAGCTCTTTTTCTTCATTTTCTTCACTGGGTTTAATTCTTCTTGAAGGAATCTTTTTCCAAAATGTTTTTCCTTTGTATTTTGTTTTAAGTTTAATATCATATTTTACAAGTTTAGGTTTTTTATTTCTATGAATTTTTTTTATAATTCCGTCTTTAAGACCATCCCATCCTGGTAGTTTCATTTGAACCTTGTCTTTCACTTTATATTTTGTTGAATAATATGTTCCATTTGTTTTCATTTCTTGTTCTTGTTCTGTAGCTAATTCTAACCATTCTTCATCAGTAACTTGAGAACACTTTTTCTTTTTAATTGCCTTTAAACGTTTGCTCTGTCTTTTTTTTGTATCTTTAGCTTTTTCCTTTTCTTCCTCTTGCTCTTCCTCTTCAACTTCTTCTTCTTCTTCTTCAACTTCTTCCTCTTCCTGTTCAACTTCTTCAATTTCAGGACCATCTTCCTGACTATTATACTCTGCTTCACTATCTTCTTCCTCTTCCTCTTCCTCGCCATACATATCTCCTGGGTTTCCTACTGTAAATATAATATTAAATTTCATGTTGTCACTACCTTGACCCATCATCGGTGTATCCATTTCGGGATTTTCATTCATTAATTGTTCTAGATATTCGTCATATACTTCATCTTCTTCATCTTCTTCCTCATCTTCAAAATCATTTGGATTATAGTCTGAATCAGAAATTTCATCTTCTTCTTCCTCTTCGCTTTCAGAAACCGGTTTTTTCTTTTTTTTTCCTTTAATCTTTTTTATTTTTCTTCTTTTAACCTTTCTGTTAATTATTTTTTTTTTTTTACCTTTCTTCTTTTTGGATTTTTTATCCATCATTTTATCTATTTTATCAAGTTGATTAATTCTTTCACGGCCACTTTTAGAAGGAAATATTTTTTGAATAAATTTCTGCATTTCTAAAGTGTTCATTTCTTCAACTTCGTCTCCAGGTTGATAATCACTACTACTATCACTATCACTTCCACTTTCTTGTGACTTTTTCTTCTTTTTTTCCTTGTCGGTCATTTTATAATTTTTAGGAGATTCGTTTTTATCGTTCGGTGTTCTCGGCATATCTATAATTTCTTATGGAGAATTTTTTATATCTTTTTTTGTAATCAATTTTAATGTTCAATAACTTTTATTAATAAAATTGATTTAATAAACAATCTAAATATATCTCATTAAAGTATAAGAATGGCAACTACGGAAATGAATCCAGCTAAAATTATTGGTATACAATTTAGTGTACTATCTCCAGAGGAGATTAGAAAAGGTTCTGTAGCCGAAATCACTTCACGAGATACATATATTAATAATAAACCAGTAATTGGTGGTCTATTTGATCCGCGAATGGGTGTATTAGACCCGGGATTAATTTGTCCAACCGACGGTTTAGGATATATGAAAACTCCTGGATATTTTGGTCATATTGAACTTGCTAGACCAGTATATTATATTCAATATTTAACAACAACCTTAAAAATTTTACGTTGTGTCTGTTGTAAGTGTAGTAAGCTTAAGATAAGTAAGGAAAAACACGCACACGTATTAAAAATGGATCATCGTAAAAGATGGGGATATGTATTTCAACACGCATCAAAGATTGAAAGATGTGGTAAAGAAACAGAAGACGGTTGTGGATGTAGGCAACCACGTAAAATTATGAAAGAAGGATTAGCAAGTCTTATAGCTGAATGGGATAATCCAGATGGTATTAAAGAAGAAGGCGAAGAAAAGGCTAAAGATAAACTTACTATGAAACTAACACCTGAAATGGTTTTGAAAATTTTTAGACGTATAAGTGATGAAGATGTTGAATTTATGGGTTTTAGTAAAATTTGGTCACGTCCTGATTGGTTTATATGTCAAGTTCTAGCAGTCCCTCCTCCTGCTGTAAGACCATCAGTTAAACATGATTCACAACAAAGAAGTGAAGACGACATTTCACATATCATTGTAAATATTATCAAGGCAAATAAAACGTTACTTTTGAAAATGCAGCAAAACGCTAGTGAAAAAGTAATTGAAGATTGGTCAATGGTTTTACAATATTATATAGCTACAATGGTAGATAATCGTATTCCTGGTGTAGCAGCAGTAGCACAAAGAAGCGGGAGACCTTTGAAATCTATTAAAGAACGTTTAGTAGGAAAACAAGGGCGCGTTAGAGGAAATCTAATGGGTAAACGTGTTGATTTTAGTGGTCGTTCTGTTATTACACCAGATGCTCGACTGGGTATTCGTGAGTTAGGAGTGCCTATTAAAATTGCGAAAAATATTACATTTCCAAATACAGTAAACAATCGAAATAAAACGTTTTTAACAAAACTTGTTAAAAATGGCCCCGAAGTATATCCTGGTGCTAATATTTTAGAAAGAAAATCAGGAGAAACAATTTCTCTTAAATATGCTGATAGAGATACTATTACTATTAATAATGGCGATGTTGTTCATAGACATTTAATGAATGGTGATCCTGTTCTATTTAATAGGCAACCTACTTTACACAGAATGAGTATGATGTGTCATATTGTAAAAGTTATGAAAGAAGGTAATACATTTAGAATGAATGTAGCTGATACCAAGCCATATAATGCTGATTTTGATGGTGATGAAATGAATTTACATGGGCCTCAAGATGAGGAAAGTCAAGCAGAGCTTATGCATCTAGCAGCTGTTCCTAGGCAAATTATTAGCCCACAAAACAATCAATCTATTGTAGGTATCTTTCAGGATTCTCTTTTGGGATGTTATAGATTTACACGTGAAAAACTTCATTTCGATAATAGAAAGGCAATGAATCTTCTTATGCATTTTCATAATGTAAATCCAGAATTATTTAAAGATGTTGAAGGGTCTGTAAGTAATTTTGATATTTTATCACAAATATTACCACCTATTAGTGCTAAATTTAAAAATAAACAGTATTCTGAGGAAGAAAATAAAAAAAATTCCAATAATATTATTGAAATTCGCAATGGAAAATATATTAGAGGTCAAATGGATAAAGGAACAATGGGTTCAGGTTCCAAAGGACTTATTCAAAGTATATTTAATGATTTTAATTTTACCCAATCCGCAGATTTTATTGATAATATTCAAAATATTATTACAGAATATTTAAAACTACACGGGTATAGTGTTGGTATCAGTGATTTAATTTCAGATAATGAAACAAATGAAAAAATTATTGAAGCAGTCAGTAATAAGAAAAAGGAAGTTCAAAATTTAATTGATCAATTACATTTGGGTGTATTTGAAAATTCAACAGGTAAAACAAACGAAGTAGAATTTGAGACAAAAGTAAATGGTCTTCTCAATGATGCGTCTGCTAAGGCAGGTAAAATAGGAAGAACTAGTTTATCACCTGATAATAGGTTTGTAATTATGGTTAATGCTGGTAGTAAAGGTTCGCCTATCAATATTGCTCAAATGATATCTTGTCTAGGACAACAAAATGTAGATGGTAAACGTATTCCTTATGGATTTTCAGATAGAACTTTACCACATTATACAAAGTTTGACGATACCCCTGAAGCTCGAGGATTTGTAGAAAGTTCATTTATTCAAGGATTAACCCCTGAAGAAGTATATTTCCACGCAATGGGTGGTCGCGTTGGTCTTATCGATACAGCAGTTAAAACCTCTCAAACTGGTTACATTCAAAGAAGATTAATCAAGGCCCAAGAAGATGGTAAAGTAATGTATGATATGACGGTTAGAAATAATAAGGGAAAAATTTTACAATTTTGCTATGGCGATGATAATATTGATCCAATTAAAGTTGAAAATCAATCCCTTCCATTAACTAAAATGAATTTGGAACAAATATATGCTCATTTTCAAATCCCCGAAGATTCTACTAAAGCATTATTTAATACAACATACACAAAAGATGCCGGAACGCGCATGAAAAAACAAAAGAAAATGCTTAACGTACGTGTAAGTAGAATTATTAATAATATGATTGAAAATAGAAATCAATTGATAAAACACGTCTTTGATTATAATCTTGGAAATAATCTTATACATATCCCTGTTCATTTTCTTAGAATTATAAATAATGTTCAACACCAGTTTAACATTCAATCTAATTTTATAGTTGATATTACTCCACTCGAGGCTTACGCTCTTATTGATAAATATTTTAACGATTTACACCAATCTATTTATGCTAAACCTACTGATTTATTTAAAATTGCGTGGTATTATTACCTAACACCTAAAGAACTTCTTATGATTAGACGATTTAATAGAAAGGCGCTTATTGTATTATTGGAAACTCTCACATTAAATTATAACAAGGCTGTTGTTCATCCAGGTGAAATGGTTGGTATGGTTAGCGCACAAAGTATTGGAGAACCAACTACACAAATGACCTTAAACACTTTCCATTTTGCTGGTGTAGCATCGAAATCTAATGTAACTCGTGGTGTTCCAAGGATTGAAGAAATCTTGTCTATTAGTGAAAATCCCAAAATGCCTTCTTGTGTTATTTATTTGAAAGAAGATGAACAAACAAATGTTGAAAAAGCACAAGAAATTAAATATTCATTAGAATATACATCCATTAAAGATATTACAAAATCTGTTGGTATTTGTTTTGACCCCAAACCAGATAACACTCTAATAGATAAAGATCACGATTTGATTAAACAGCATATTGAGTTTCAAAAAATTATATGTGATGCTGGTGCGGAAGACGATGATAAGAAAAATGAAAGCAGCAAATGGGTTATTCGTATAGAACTTGAAAGAGAAGCGATGATGGAAAGAAATATTAATATGGATGATATACATTTTGCTATTAAAAATGTTCTAAAAACTTCGGTTGAATGTGTTTTTAGCGACTTAAATGATGATAATCTTGTATTTAGAATTCGACTTATGGATAGAAAATCTTCAATGTTAGCAAATAAAAAGAAATATTTAGATCAGACCGACGATATTTATATGTTGAAAAATCTTCAAGAAAATATTTTAAATAATATTATTCTTAAAGGAATAAAGGGAATCCCAAAAATTATTCTACGCAAGGTAGTTAATCATATGGTTCCTAAAGACGGAAATTTTGTTGAAGAAGATATTTGGGTATTAGATACTGTTGGAAGCAATCTTAAAGAAATTTTAGCACTAGATAACATTGACGCTAATAAAACATATAGTAATAATATCCAAGAAGTGTATAGAACTTTAGGCATTGAAGCTGCTCGACAATGCATATTAAATGAAATTAATGAGGCGTTTCAGGCAAATGGTAATTATATCAATTATCATCATTTGTCTTTATTATGTGATAGAATGTGTGCTACTAAAAAAATGGTAAGTGTATTTAGACACGGAATTAATAACGATGATATTGGTCCTATTGCTAAGGCAAGTTTTGAAGAAACCCCTGAAATGTTCTTAAGAGCAGCTAGACACGCAGAATTAGATTTGATGACTGGTGTATCATCAAACATTATGTGTGGACAAGAAGGATATTTTGGAACAGGTAGTTTTCAGATTATGTTAAATATGGATGAAGTTAATAAATTAGAACACGTAGAATTGGAACAAAAAATTAATATTAATGACTTCTTACAAGTTAATAAAGATGACCCTTGTAGCAAACAAAATATTGTTATGAATACAACTACTGAATTTATTCAAGGTAAATATAGCGGTGATATTTCTACAGAATATGATCCCGGATTTTAAATCATAAAATCTTATTATATAATCATAATATAATAAGAATGTTACTATTTAAAGAATTACTACTTAGAATGTCGAAGGTAAAAAATATATCACATTCATTAATAAATATTTTTTTATTGATTAATTTGAAAAAAGAAAACGTTTTTCAAATATTTAAAGAAAGTATATTAGAAGAAGAATTTATAATCGATAGTGATAAAGAAATATTGAAAGATTTATATATTTCCGTTAAAAATTTAATGAATAAATTAAATACAATTGCCCGTTTATTTAAATTTAAAAAATCTGTGAAATATGATATCAATACTGATTTACATTTAAATTCATTGGACATATTACCAAGTAATGAAAAAATTATGTTACTAGAAAATAATACATTATATAATTTTAAATTAAGAGATTTAATAAGTTGTTGGAAACTAGCATTGTTAAATTCTCAAGGACTTTTTCCAAAACCATTAAAAGTAAAAAATCCATATACTAATTTATATATTAAAACACATAACTTATATAATATTTATTTTAATTGTTTGAATATGTATGTTAATTTACCGTTGTGTATTACTATATTTTTTAAATGTAATATGAATATGGGCAAATACAAATCACATTATTATACAACACTGAAAGAAGTAGCCATTATAAACTTTATTCGAAATAACAATTATTATGAATTATTTGAACAACTTTTAAATTTACTACACGATAATAGAAAACTCGTTAATTATACAACATTTACTAATTATTGTTCCATTTCTACTAGAACCAAGGCTGTAAATATGTTTAAACCTATGTTAATGAATTACTTATTAAGCAAATTCTCTTGTAATCCTATTGTTAAAGAACAAAAACAAAATGTTTTAAACAAACAGTTATTGGCGATTGTAAAATTAACCCCTGATTTTGGATTTGAACGGGGATTTGATGTTATGCGTTACGTTCCAATGGCTGAAAGATCTTCTAGAACAACCCCTCCTCCTCCTCCACCTAATCTTATAAATCAAATAAGAAACAGGAGAACAAGAATTATTAGAAATTCATTAAATTCTTCGCTTATTGATAGCGACAGTGACGAATCCATTGACTTGGATATTGTAGAGACAATAGAACAAACAGTTCAACAAACACCTATTACACCGCCATCACCCACACCAACACAAAATAATATTGTAATTCCACCACCACCACCGCCGCAGTCAGAAAATAATATTGTAATACCTCCACCACCACCGCCGCAGTCAGAAAATAATATTGTAATACCTCCACCACCACCTCCAACCGTTATTCTCCCCATTAGACGACCAGTAAATCCGCAACCACCACCGCCAAATATAACAATTAACACGAACATAAATCCTTTTGTTACACGAAACCAACTATCCAGAACACCTATAAATAGAAGAACGTCAAATACTAGACAAAATATAGCATCATTGAATAATCTAGAACTAAATGTTAGAGATATAAGTCAACAATCAAATTATATACATAGACTTAGAATTTTTAGATAATTTAATTAAATATATAAATTAAATTATTTACTTGATAAATTTTTCTTACCTATTTTTTTTACTGTACTTTTTTTTTTTGATTCTTTTATATTTTTTTGGACATCCATTCTACCATCTATAAATGCATCTATAAATGTATTTAATAAAATAGATTTACCGCCTTTTTTTATTATTTTATTAGGAATACGTTCATTGTTATTATATGTTAGTAATCCAAGACTTAATGTAGATGTTAGATTTTTCTTGGGTGTTTTTTTCTTTTTTTTATCTACAGATATCAATATAATATATTTATATGTATTTTCACTATTTCCTTCCATTTTTATAGTTTGTCCAAGATTAGGCGCCATCGCAAATTTTTTTTTTGTTGTTTTAACAATACATGATATTTGATAATGTTCTATTAATATGAGTAAATCTAGTTCGGTAGGCATATAATTATCTCGCATTATAATGTCTGATATTAATAAATTTTTTTTATTCATTGGTTGTTTATGGACATTTTCCGTGTGAATTGATTGAAATGAATACCACTGAACAATACTGAAAAATGACCAATTATTATCATCACTTCCCCTACCATATGGTATTAAATCATTTGGAAAATTTGCGTTTATATAAAAATTTATCAATACATCTTTTAAATGTGAAACATTAACTTTTTCTTCTATTTCATTATTTATTATATATTCCATAAATCTAAAGGCACAAGAACTTGTGTTTAAATATTCTATTATTGTCAATATACTCTTATTTTCTTTATCTTCTTCAGGTATATTTACTAAATTTTTTACCATTTTACCCATTTTAATAGTTTTGATACTACTATTTGTAACTATACAACTATCTATATATTTTGAACTTGTAATTTTTTCACTTTTCACCAAATCATATATTTTTTTTGTTTTTATGTATTTATTTTTCTCTGATAATTTGATATCCTTTAAATATTGTTCTAATAATATTTCTTCCAAAACAACAATTTCATCTTTATTAATTTTATAGTTTACTCTTTGAAAGGATAAAAACGCCCTAGGTGTAAATAAATATTTTCTTATTTTATGATATCTTATTATTTGGTCAGCTAATTTCTCTATATAAAATTCACTATTATCTAATCCATTATACAAATTTGTCTTTGGTAATATTAAACCACAAACTCCGTGTGTATTTTTTCTAACAAAACAATAATTGGTTTTTTTACAATCTAGCTTATTTAACCCCAAACAATTTTGCAAATCAATATAATCTTCTAATGTTAATAATTCAGGCATTTCCATAAATTTTATGGAAGCTCGCATTATTGTTTGTATTTGTTTTTTTAAGTAATTGAACTTCTCTTTGTATGTATTTGTAATATCTGATACTGCATTTTCTAGATTATTCTTTCTTTCTTTTTGTTCGCCATAATTAATTATTATTTTAAATGTATTTCGAAATAAATTATAAAAATTATTTTCCATATCTATTTTTTTTATAAATAATATTCTTTCTTCATCTATCTCATTAGATAACATTAATTTTCTATCTGTATTTAAAATATTATTTGTTCCCTTATTAATTATAACAGGTAAATCTTCTAACTCTTCTTCTTCACCTTGATATACTTCAGGTATAATAGGAACAAATTGATTTGTCTCTGTTAATATACCAACTATCATATTATCATCAACAACTTTTTTCATAGGCTTACACAGTATTTCATTTAAAGAATTTGTATTAATTTCTGTTAATATATCTTTTGTATCTACATATGATAAATATTCTGTATAATCGTTAATATATAAATATTGTTTATCTAATACAATACCTGAATATAAAGTTGGGATATAAATTTTTTTATTTTTATAATTAACTAACAAACCAATAACTTGACTGTTGCTATTTAATATTTGTATAATATTATCTGTATTTGTACCTATTTTATTTAATTCGGTTATAATACTAGTTGAACTTTTATTTAATTTATAATCATATCTTGTTTTATCAATTATACCACTCTTATAATAACAACTATCTTGTAACATCTTTTGAATTTTACGTATTGTATCAGACAAATCTGTATATTCCTTCCATATTTTATGATCTTTCCAAAAAGTACCACTTAAAAATCTATAAATAACAAACTTTGTTGTACTTTTCGTATAAACCTGTGTTATCGGTTCAAAGAAACCGTCTTTATGATAAACTAATAATGTTTTTCTTGACTCATCGTAAAAATCGTTACTATAATGATTTGTTGGACATATTAACTCTATTTTATTTGTTATATCGTCATTTGGATTTGAAAATATCAACATGTTTATTCCTTCATCGAAAAATAAACCGCCTTCGCTTTTTGGTTTTGTTACAAAATCCCAAATATATGTATAATCTATATTTTCATCTGTATCATTGAAAAATGATATAAAATTTTCATATGATTGAATAATAGATTTCTTTACCTTAATATTTACTAGACTTTTTATAACTTCACTCTTTTCTTCATAATTTTTTACTTTTGAGTCAATAATATTTTTATTCTCGTCTTTAAAAACTTGTATCAAAATACCATTCTGGACCTGAATAAACTTATCAATTGATAAATTTTTTAAGAATTCTTTTTTAAATGTTTTTAAATTATGTACAACACTTGATAACATTTTTCCCGTTTCATCCACTCTTTTTCTATAATATGGTAATATAGCTGCTAACAAGCATAAAAAAGATTGTTTTTTATTTTTTTCTATTCCTAATCGTAATAAACAATAACTATTCAACTTTAATTTTTTATTTAAGTTATTAGATGTATAAGATGTATAACAAATAGAAGCATTATCAAATCCAAGAAATTTTTGTAAAGATTCATTCATATAACCCAATTGTCCAGATTTCAATGGAAAGTGTAGAACAGGGGTACTATCAATTGTCGTTTTTACCTTTGTATTTGTCGATTTTGATGTTTCATTACAATCGTTATAGTTAGCGTTTGATGTTCCGGCTTGTCTAGGAATTTTATCCCCTCTAATACTATCTAAAAGTATATTTCCATCTTCATCTGTATCATATGATGGATTTATTTTATTGGGACCTTTATTATTGGAAAAATAATTATATTCTAATGTTTTATCATCTGTATTTTTTGCTTTTCCCGTAAATGGATTTTGAAAACAACATGGTATACATAAACCGTCAGGATGTTTATCCTTTGGTAAAAACCCCGGATAAAACGGTTTATAAACTAATTTTCTTGCTGGATCATTACCTTCTAATTTTGAACCCTGTCTATGATACCTTTCCGAACTAAATTCCAATATTCTTTTTCCAGGTGGAACTCTTTTCGCACCTTCTGGTATAACTGAATCCCAACCACCACACTCTCCTTGATTTACCTGTTTTAAAGATAAACTTCTTTCTTTTCCATTTTCATCTCTTAAACACCAAAATCTGGGACAAATATAACTATTTTTTTTAGAATTCGTTGGATTTTCATAACTAATTACTTCATCGTAAGATTTTATATTTTCATTTTCATCGTTTCTATTTATATAATCTAATTCATCTTGATTTAATATTATAGGTTGTCTATTATATTGTGATTGACAACTTTTACTAAAAGATTTATATCCTTTTTTATCTTTTTTTAAGAATAATTCTGGGTCTCTATTAGACAATCTTTGAGTCATATAACCCTTTTGACCTTTTAATTTAATATGTGTTAAATCTTGCTTTAATTCTTCCTCACCGTCACTATCGCTATCGCTATCTGAACCACCTCTCATAGAATCATCTGTATCTTCATCACTACTTGTATCATCTAACATATCGTTATCACTATCTCCCAAACTTTCTAAGTCGCTTTCAGGAGTTGGTATTTTTACTGGACCGACATTAGATGCTTCTGGACTATCTCCCAAACTTTCTAAGTCACTTTCAGGAGTTGGTATTTTTAATGGGTCGTCATTAGATGCTTTTGGACTATCTCCCAAACTTTCTAAGTCACTTTCAGGAGTTGGTATTTTTAATTGGTCGTCATTAGATGCTTTTGGACTATCTCCCAAACTTTCTAAGTCACTTTTAGGAGTTGGTATTTTTACAGGACTGTTTAATTGTTTATTTTCACTTTTTTCTTCAACTACTTTCTCATCACCCTCATCATCATCTTCTTCTTCTTCTTCTTCATCTTCCCCACTCGATTCATCATCTTCTTCTTCATCTTCCCCACTCAATTCATCATCTCCAGACAATTCATCATCATCATTGTCGATTAGATCATCATCATCTAATTCGCTATCATCATCATCTATTATATCATCATCATCAATATCTGAATCGGAACTAACATCAAATGTAATTAACCCTGAACGTAAATTTTTCTTTACGTCTATATTATTTTCTAGCTCTTCAATATTTTTTATAACTTTACATACACGCTTTACTTTATCTTTATTTTCTTTAGTTTTAATTTTTTTCATTAAAATTTTAAACAATGCTATTACATATACATTTAAATATTTAATATAATCAATATCATTAATATTTTTAATAATAAATAATGTATTATTATTACCCGAAGTAAGTTCATTTGTTATTATTGTATTAAATCCAGGATTATTCTCTATTTTAATTAGTTTATTTCCAAACGTTTCTAATGTTGTTGTTATTTCATCGTTCCATTCAGCCAATATTTCATTTGCCCTTTCCTTACTTGATATTTTTTCAGGAAAATTATCAATCATGGACTGAATTAAATTTGAACCAATTAATCCCTTCTGTCTTTGTATAGTTATAAAGGCTTTAATACTATCCATTACTTTAAATCCTGATACACGTTTAAACATAAGATTGATTTCATCACTAGTTTTTAATGCGTCCTTGGACAATATGTTAAAAATGGAACTAACGCATCCAATATAATTACTTAATTTCAAAATTTTTTTATTTTCTACCTTAAATATGTAATTAATATCTATTATTTCAATATTATTGTCTAAAAAGCTATCAAATAATACATAATCATATCCTGTTTGTTTTAAATAAGAAGTAATATGTTGTAATATGTTTTCATTAATGGCTTTTTTTATTAATGTTTCAGCTTGATCTTTTGATATTAATAATGGACAATTTATTTTTATTTGAATATTTCCATTTTCTAGAAAATCGCAGTAAATTTCAAAATCATTTTGTAAATATTTTTCTATAATATAAAACCCTATACTTGTATTTTTTGATAAAGTTTTCATAAGTTCTAATATTTTATATTTTTTGAAATTATTTTTTACATACATATATGGTACTTTAATACCTGTAAGTGATAAATAATCGTCTGTGAAAACTCTATAAATATTTTCATACCCTTCTCCTGGATTATATTTAATAAGTGGTATTTTTTCACTTGAATGTATAGTTTTGAACAAAATCTCAAGGGGTAATTTTATAATACTGTTGGGGTGAATGATAAATTCAAAATAGTTAATGCCTTTTTCGGTAAAATCAAAATTACTTGTCCCGTCAAAAAATACTAATTCATAGAACAAATTTATGAAATTATTGTAAGTATTATAATATTTTTTTACGTGTTTTTTGTTTTCATCAATTAGGGTCATAGATTTTTTTTCAAAATCATTTTTATCTTTAATATTATCAACAGAATACAAAATGGGAAAATATAATTTAAGAAAAAATGTCAAATTAAGTCCCTTTTCTTCGACATATTCAATAACATTTTCAGTGGTGCATAAATAAATATTATTATTTTTGATAGGGAAAAATTTAAATAATACAGAAGAATTTTGTGTATTTACGATATCATTATTTAAAATAAAACTATCGCTTGTTACACAATTAAATGGATTTGTTATATATGGATATTTTGTTTTATAATTTGCGTGTTGTCCTAATGATGTTTGGTAATAATGATTATCGTTCCAATCGAATGTTAATTTGTTTAGATCTTCAAATGTAAAAAATTGTGTATCTTGTGGGATTTCAATATTTTTTTTTGTTAATTTATAACTATTAGAAACAATATTATATAAAAATCCATTTAATGTATTAATATTTAATTCATATGTTTCCTTTTGTGTTAGTTTATAATAAGTATCGTGTATATTAAATTTTTTTTCACTATTTATAAAAAGATACATTTGGTTAATAGAAAGATTTATTCCTCGACTTTCTATTAGAATTTTTTCTTTTATTCTTAAAATAGAATCATCATCATAAATAAGTTGATCAATATATTGTATTTGAATATTATTTTTATGAATATTGTTGAGTTCGCTTTTAGAAAAAATACTAATATTTCCGGGATTAGCAGTAACATTATTTTCTCCTTGGACTACTTCATACTTACCTTTAAAAACAAATATTTTTTGTATATTATTTTTGTCTAACAAGTTTATTTTATATATTTGTGACATCTATATAAATATATCCTATATTTTTATTATATAATAATGAATATTATTGTTGCTGCTTGTAAAAATAGAGGAATAGGCTTTAAAAATAAGTTACCTTGGATTATTAATAAGGAAATGAAATACTTTAAAGAATTAACAATTGGAGAGAAAAATAATGCGGTTATAATGGGAAGAAATACATGGTTAAGTATTCCTTTAAAAAACAGACCTTTGCCTAAAAGAGAAAATATAGTATTAACATCAAAGGTTGAAAATATGTTATTTAAAAGTAAGGACGGTGGGGTAAATTTTGCGCCAAGTTTAAAAAGCGTTGAAATAGTATATGGTCCTCATAAATTTGATAATATTTGGATAATAGGTGGTGAGAGTTTATATACTGAGACTTTGGAAGGTAATTTAATTGATTCTATATTTTATACTGAAATACAAAATGAATATGAATGTGATACTTTTTTTCCTGAAATTCCAAATAATTTTTCAAACATATACGAAAGTCAAGTCATATATGATTGTAATGAAGAAATAAGATTTAAGGTTTATAAAAGAGATGGGAGTAATATATCAAATAATAAATTGAAAAGGATGTGTGAGATAGCTGAAAAAAAGGCACTATATTAAAGGTCATTAAAGGTCATAAAAGGGGTTATCTGTAATTTTCATACCACAATAATTTTTGGGTTTTTTTTTGTAATCAATAGGTTGATATATACCAATTTTTACCGCATTTTTGAGTAAAAATTTAAAGTTTTGCCAGAATTCTTTTGTGTGACCAACGCTTTCAGTCATTACGTGTCCTAATTCATGAACTGCTACAAAGGCAAGTGTATTTTCATCAATTAATTTGGAACCTTCTTTAGTTGTTGTGGTGCAAAACGCTAATTTTTCTCCTTTATTTTCAGAATACGCGGTATACTTACTTGTGGGTAAAGTTTCGCTAATCTTTTTAGGATTAAATTTTTCTACTAGTCTTTTGACGTTTTCTCTATTGGGATATTCTTCTTTTAAATATGCTACTAATTGCTTTAGTTTTTCTGTAGTTCGTGCTAATAAACCTGCGACCAATTCTAATTTTGGGGATTCTCTAACACAATATGTATTACCATCTTCATCACTAACAATACATTTTAAGTGAAACATATCAGACTCGAAATAAATTTTTATTATAAAACCTACTACGAATAATATTAGAAAATAAGAAAACCAATCATTCATTTGTATATATTATTATTATAAAACTTAATAGTAATAATATAATTTAAGCTGAGCCACATCCAATTTCTAATGGGCGTCTCATGTTATCAGCAGACATAGTGCTTTGGTTCCAAGGGCCAACTTGAAGTTGAGGATTAGCTGGCTCACTACGAAGTTGTAAGTTTGCGTTTCTTAAACTTTGTCCAACGGTGTTAATACCGATGTGATGACCAGCTTTAAGAAGACTTACGTTTTTAAGGTCACCTGCGCCCATTGGATTTAATTTACTAAATTCGTTGTTTCCACCCTTTGGGAGAAGGTCTGCTGGATCAACTACTTGCTGTTTAGCACAACTTGGTGGTAATCCGTAAGTATCGGTTACGGCACCATTGGCACCTGCGTGACCTTCATTTTGACCCATAGCAGAAGCTGGAACAAAATTATTTCCACCCGCTGCACAACTAGAAGGAGAATTATCTACGGCTTCGGCTGCTTTATTGGAATTTGACATTCCGACTAAAGATTTGCTAAATCCCTGTGAATAATAATATAGTGCTGCTATGGCTACAACTCCTGCTAAAACCATTAACATAGATTTGTCTGTAATCTTTTTTGCAAGTTTTTTAAACATGTTCATTATATATTAATCTAAACATAAAATTTTTGAATTGTGTATTACTTTTCGCTAAATAATTCATCATCTTCAGATTCTTCTTCTGAATCACTATTAATATCTTCTTCTGAACTATCTACAATTTCGAGCATATATAATTCTTTAATTCTCTTTGCTTCTAAATATGCTTTTATTGCTTGTTGTTTGGCTTTTTTCGCCTTTTCTTTGGCTCTATGATAAATATCTAAATATATTTCATTTGGTTTTTTTAAAGTAATAGCATCTTTTTCGTCTAATGTTAGATTAACTTCTTGTAATTTATCATTTTCTGATTCATTATTCTCAAATACGTCATTTTTTTCTAAATTATCTAAATTTTTTTCTTCTTTAACTCCTAATAAATCATCTTTTATATTATTTAATTGTTGTGAATCTTTTATTTCTAATTGAATGTTTTCGTGTTCAATGTTATCATTTACTTCAACTTGACTTGTGTCTATAACTTCAACAGGGTTTTCTATTTTTTCAACATCTTCTAAATTTTCTTTTTTCACTGAATGTTCTATTATATTGGATGAATTATCGAAATCTTGAATTTCCTGTTTAGTATTTTCTAAATTATCTATAATTTTCTCGGGACTTTCTAAAGTAATTTCTTCATTATTTTTTTCGAATGAAACATTTTTCTCTCCATTTTTTTTTTCATGTACCTTTTTTGAATTAAATTTAATAAGTGGTTCATTAAAAATCGGTTTATCTTCCAGTATCATTGCTTGTCTTAAACAAAAATCCAATTGGAAATTTGTACTTGAAAACTTTAATCCAATTACTTCTAAAATGCATATAATAGGTGTATCACTTGTTATATCATTAATGTGTTTCGATTTATAGTCACTATCATAAATTTTTAATACATCACTTGATATTCCTTTATTTTTATGAATAAAAGTTCTTAACAATTGTTTTGAATGTTTATATGTTCTCAAGGAATTATTCCAATTATATTCTATTTCATCTAAAGTAACAGGGTCATTAAACCATGTTTCACTTTTGCTTAATATTAGGTTTCTCGCAATATCTTGTAAGCCTTCTACCCATTCTGTAAACTCGTTATGTTCATTTTCAAAAACCAAATCAGAATATATATGTTTATTAGTTTGTGTAATACCCTTTTTGGTTTTTATTTTTGGAGTTTGTATGATTAATGGTTTGTTATTATTTTTTATAGAAGATAAAAAAGACCCTCCTTGAATTGGTTTAGGATTTTTTAATGAAATATTGCTAAAATCAAAATCTACCATATTTCCTGGTTGTAATATATTGTCCATTTGGGTTAAATTTAGAAATTAAACTTTAAACTAGTACGCATTCAAATATAAAAATATTTACAATAAATAATATGAAACTAAAGGAAACCATAGTAAATGAATGTTTAAATGTATTACATCGTGATGATGTAAAAGAAGAATTTAAAGAATTAATGCGTCCATTAATAGACATGTTAATAAAGGAAATATATCCATATATTTTTCTTTCAATTATATTTGTATTTATAAGTTTTTTATTAATTTTAGGAATATTTATTTTATTATTGCGTAATAAAATTTTAATTCCTCGCAAAGTATAATTTCTAAACTTATATTATAATGCCTGGTCATAAAACAATGAAAAGAAAACGCTCACGCAAAAGTCGTAAATCACGCAGAAGCCGTAAAGGTGGTTCAGTTATGGGTGCACTCAAAACTGCTCTTCTTCCATTTCTTCTTTACAAAGCTCAAAAGAAACAACAGAAACGTGTTGCTAAAAAAGGTGGTCGCAGAAAGCGCAGAAAGTCAATGAAAAAACGTCGTTCCCGTCGCCGCCGTTAAATTATATCATATAAATGATTTAAAATTATATTTATATGTTAAAGTAAATGAGTGAAGTATTTCAAAAAAATATCCAAACTTGGGTAACAGTTGATAACAGAATTAAAAATTTACAAACCCAAATGAAAGAATTACGAACACAAAGAACAGATTTAACTAGTAATATTTTTAGCTATGCTGAAAACAATAATTTAGAAAATGCCGTCATTCAAATTAGTGACGGCAAGTTAAAATTTTCAAATGTAAAACAAACATCACCTTTAACATATAGTTTAGTAGAAGATGCGTTGAACGATTGTATAGAAAGCGAAGATGCTGTTAAAAATATAATTAAACATATAAAAAGCAAACGACAAACAAGTTTCAAATATGATATTAAAAGATCATATTCATAAATCATTTAAAGTCATTAATAATAATATACTATTAATGACTGATAAACATAAATTAGTTTTAAAAGATCTTACCGATAGCAACTATAAACTTGATAAAAAACACGAAAATTTATTTAAAAGTTTAGCAAAAACCAGAGAACAACATAAAAAGGATGATTTTCAATCTTGGTTAAATAGTACAACACGAAATGGATTTAAAGTTAGGAATATTTTAAATAACATGTTAAAGGACATGATGAAAGTATTAAAAACAGATGGATATGTAATTAAAGATGAAAAAGCATTTAGAGATTATATGGCGTCCTATATATATCGCGAGTGTTAAAATATGCCTAGTATAAGAAAATCAAAATATGTCGATGACACGATAGTAAATGAAAAAGATAATAGAACTTTGGAAGAAATAGTAAGAGATGTTTCAGTGGAAGAATTTTTGGAATGTAAAGAAACAAAAGAAATTTTAGTAAATGAAGCTTATTGGAAATTTGAATCCAATACAAAATATAAATTATCAAAGATCTATACAGATTACAATGAAATTTTTGGTAATAAAGTTATTTTTTCAAAAGATTGGAAGAATGAATATGGAGATTTGATAGCAGATATTGTATATGACCATACGGCAGATAAATTTGATTTTAGTATATTTCATATGTGTCCTGGATTGGCTGCACCAGTATTTAAGTAAAATAAAAAAAAAATAAGTGTAAATATTATATATAATGGAAAAAATGAAAGCAGATGATTTTGTTATGTATAAAAATAAAGGTGGTGGGATTGAATCAATAGGAATGAAATTCAATAACTTATTTAGAGATGAAAATATGCCGGCTATGATTGGTGGTGGTGTAGGAAGTCATAATAAATTCGGTAATGTTGGTATCCCTGTTGGATTATATATGATGAACCGACAATTGAAACAGTCATCTAGAAAAAATGTCCATAGTAGATCACTTGACGGTGGTGTAATAAAAAATGATATTTATAATAAATTATTAAATATGGCTGAACAAAGACCCAAAAAAAAGGGAAAAACCAGAAAAAATCGTAAAAAAAAGAAACGAAAATCTAGAAAATTAAGGTAATTATAATAATTTATATTTAAAATAATTATAATTATATATTCATAATATGTTTTTACTTACAAGTGGTTTATTTATTTCTTATTTTTACAATATATTAGTTCTTCCACAAACTGAGGGTTCGGCTCCCGCAATAAATCCCACAATTTACCCTTTATTATACAAAGGTATGGTTATAATACCTTATAATAATACACACGCTATACATTTACATCACTGGATATTATATTTACTAATTTGTTTAATAAGTATATTTTTTTATATTCCAGAAATTTTCATTGGATTTTCTATTGGTTTATTAATACAGGGAATTACATACAAAGACAGTTTTAATTTAATATGCAGAAACCCTTATAATTAAGTTTTAAATTTCAAACATAATAAACAAATTATTCAATATTTATATACTTATGATGTTCAATAGGAAACAAAAATTTATTTGTATGATATGTCACGACGAAGTTAAAGTTCCTTGTTTTTTAAATTTGACTTGCGATTGCATTTATGAATGCCATTTTAAATGTTTTAATGAATGGTATAACATAAAACATGAATGTATTATATGTCATAAATCCACATATGGTAGGCCAAATTGGAGAAAAATAAAAAATAGAAAATATAAAAGACGCAAAACTCCTTACAGAAGACATATGACTACAAATGAAATAGAAAGAAGATTAGCATTAATACCCGACGACAATGATAATGAAAGAAAAACCTTGAAATTTATTGTAGGATTTTTTGTTTTTATGTGGATTATTTATAATTACTTAAAATAAATTTATAATAATTTTTAATATAAATTTATATTTGACTCCAATTATTATGATTAAAAGGATTAATCAATACATTATCTAAATTCTTTTTGTATTTCTTAACCAATCTATTAACTTTTATGTCTTCTTTTGATTTTGGATATACGGAAGCATTATTCATTATTTCTTGTTCTTCTTCAGAAATATCTGGTTTTGTTCCAAAACAATTTACTCCAAAACGAACATTTGGATTATCAATAAAACCACCATTTATACCTGGTCGCCCACAATCATGTTCATGTCCCTTAATTTTCTGAAGTTTTTTCCAGGTATTTTTTTGGGTTGGATAAAAAGCCATTTGGTCAGCTGACCAACCATAATTACACCATTCTGCTCCACTTTTGTAAGCATCTTCAATTTGATTATATGTTGCTAATTTTGCTCCATATGCTTTACACATTGCCTTTGCTTCATTAAATGTATAATTATTACTACTTACATTAAATACCTCCCCACTTCCACCACCTCCACCACTCGACGAACCTGAATCGCCATTTCTAAAATTACCTAAACCTAAATCATTTTCTATCTCTGTTCCTATCTTTTTTACATCCTTAGATAATGCATTACCCGTTTTTTCTATAAAACGTTTCTCAGGGGCAACTGTAATATCTACCTCAGGCGTTCCCTTAAAAATATTGTTAATCGCTGTCTTAATATCCAATTTAAAAAAATATTGAATACCATTTATTAATACTAAAAATATTAATAAGCCCCACATTAATAACTCAATTAATTTCATACCAGGACTTTGTTCTTGTCTTTGAGATATAGGATTATATCCTAAATAAGAAAATAATATAAAATAAAATAAAACAATAACAGTTAATGCTATTAAAACTAATGGATTAGCATTCGTTATTTTACTATTCATTGAATTATATATTTGTGAAAAACCATCACTCGGAGATACTTCAACATTACCGTCCATTATATATATATATACAATTTATTTACTTTTGTTTTCTATAGAAAAAACAGTATGCCTGAGGCCCTTTTAATTTTGCTAAATTTGTAACTTCAGTTACCATTGTATCATTAAATAAATACCATTTTTTATTTGAATTTTTTATAAATGCTGTATAGTGACCCCCCTGAGAACCTCCGCTATGATTACAAATACCATATAAATCGTATACATAACTTGATTTATCATATCCAATAATATACTTAGAAAGGTCTAAGTCTTCTAAAGGAAAATCTACCAAAGATTGGTTTTTTCTATTATTATTATCAAATCTCTTCAACGTAACAACTAATACATCTGGAAGACTCCAAAATTTTAATTGTTTTTCAGCTACTTCCTTTTTATTTGTTTTATCGTTAAAAATTCTATTGTCACCGTCCATTTTTTCCACCTTTAGATATTCATTAAAACTTGAAACTAAATTATTTTTTTTAGTCATAGGCAATGTAATGTTAAAAAAAGGCTCAGGTGTTATATTTTCATAATCACTCTCTAAAGATTTTATTTGACTTACATGAATACCATAAAACATGCTCAAAAATTCTGAATATTCCTTTTTATACATATTTTTCATCATTTTATAACACGTTTCTGCTAATCTATCTGTAGATGATACAGCCGAACCTGTAATATTCATTTCCACCTCCCTACAAATTGCACTATGAAAACATTCTGTTACAAATTGTAAAAATTCTGTTATATCATTTTGAGCCCATCCCGTAAAAATTACTCGATCTTTAATCCGTGCCACCTTTTGAACAGCACCGATAAATCCCCCTGGAGATATAGTACAATTCTCACTCCACATCATCTTTCGTAAATTATCCCATTCACATAAAATTAAGGAATCATGTGTATTATTTAAACGTTTTTTATAACTACCTTTATTCAAAAATATATTTAATTCATATGTCTGTGATAAACATTGTAAAGCACTATTAGCAAAACAAGTATTTCCTAAATTAGCCAAGCCTGTTAAACCTTTATTTTCAAATTCCTTAAAAAGAGACACGTCTACTTTACCAGATCCAAATTCTTTTGTTGTTTCTTCCATTATACGATATAATTATATATTGACATAATCGTTTAAACACATTTTTTAATATATTTATTTATACTATTATGAACAACACACCTAATTTAGAAAGTATTTTACTTGATTATATGAATGTTTTTAGAAGTATTCAAAGAGAACAAAATAATACTGTTATTAATTATTTAAATTCTCAAAGAGAAATGAATTCATCTTTGTGTGGATTAATATTAAGATATTTAGAAATACACGGTAACAATACACGTTCATCTATACTACCGTCTACTATACCACCTACCATACCATCCACTGTACCTTCTAATATTACACCTACCATACCATCTACTGTACCTTCTAATATTACACCTCCTGTTAATTCCATATTTTCCAGAAATTATAGATCGTCATTTCAGTCCCCCGTAAATACGTCATCATATGATTTTTCTTTACCATCAAATAACACAAATACATATGATACATCATCCTTATTCGGTAATACACCTTCATTCAGTAATACATCATATAACTTTTCCAGAAATAACATTTTTAATAGAAATGCTAGAGGTCACGGAAGACGTAGCAATGAAACTGGAAGAACAAATACTATTTCAGAGACAGGAACATCCACAAATCCAGACACAGATTCAAGATATAGAACTAGAAATACCCGGTTTACACCGAGAATTAGAACTCGCACTAGAACTACTACTACTAGAACAACTATTCCAAGAGATATATTTCAAAATTTCATAAATAATACTCTTAATATGGGAAACGTTGTTCAACCATTAAACTCGCAAGATATATCTTCTAATATAACTAATCTTATTTATAGTGATATTGCCGAAACCACAACACAAACAATTTGTCCATTTACACAAGATAATTTTTCAAATAATGATGAAATATCTAGAATTAATCCGTGTGGACATATTTTTACTCGTTCTCACTTAAATCGATACCTAACTAATTTTGATTATAGATGTCCTGTTTGTAGAAGAGATTTACGGAGAGAAAATGATATTGAAAATCCTGTTAATTCCACCAATAATTTGATTGATTTATCAAATAATACTACTACAATTCCAAATATAAATAATAATACACAAACAAGAGAAATGATTAATAGTGCTGTTGAAAGCGTTACAAATGCACTAATGGATAATATAACTAATCAAATATCTAACGATCCGTCCAATAATTCCTTTATAGCAGAATATTCCTTTTTGATACCTGGTTTTAATAATAGTACAAATACTAATAATATCACTACACAATTTCCTACTCTTAATCTTCAAAATTATGTTGGAATTAATAATACACAAGAACAATTACCACCATTACCAGAAGAAGAAAGTGATAATGAAATACCCGAAGTTGATGAAGATGACCCTTTTTAAATATTAAAAAAAAAAATTAATTATTTTGTATTAATTTATTTTTTACTAAAGAACGATGATATTGTCGGTTGATTGTTTTTCGTATTATTACATATTCGCAACGCATCGTCAAATATTAATTGTTTTACCATTTTATCTTTCAATACTTGGATTTTAACTTCAATCTTATCTGTATCACCTCTATATTTCATTTTAATACCTTCCAATTTCTTTTCAAAATTCTTTTTAATAGGACCCTTAAAATCTTTCATATCATTTAATAATAAACTAAATATTTGTGTAACTGGTTTCATAATTTGATTTGTGATATAAAACGCATAATCTGGTTTTAAATTATTCTTTTTAATAAATGATGGAGCTTCTATTCTATCTCCTTGTAATTTTACAGTACCTTTTGTTTGTATATAAATAAATGGAACTCTAGAACCCACTGATGGCTTACTACCTGGGTCTCTCTTACCAATCCGGTCTGCTAATACTTTATGAGCAATTGCTTCTGGGTTTTTATAAAATCCATTTAATGACTTGCTAATTATTAATTTTTCGTGTGGTATTTTTTCCTCAACCATATCTTTTATATATCCTTTTACAAACTCTGTAGCATTATCTACTGTTTTACCTTTCATTAATAAATCTACAACCTTACCATAACAATCTTTAACACACGCAGCATTATCACGTCTTTTTAATACAATTCCCATAGATTTCATTTTACATTTTTCTGGGTCAGTTTCATATAGTAATCCCACATATCTCTTTTTTGAGAGCAATAAGAATGGTAAGAATGTTTTTTCATATTCTAAATCGTGAGGAGGTTTTAAGAATTTTGTAGCCAACTCTCCTGCTCTTATGGCAAGTTCTATTGTTATTTTTAAAGCATCCTTGTCTTCTATACGATTGCCTTTCAAATCTTCCAAATTAAATGAGAAGAACACACTATCTGTGTCTCCATAAATATATTCAGATCTTGTTCTAACCTTTCCTAGTTTTGTATCCAATACCTTATTATCAAAACATTTTTCCACAATCTCTTTGGCGTATAATAACAATTTGCGACCCATTGCTGTTGTAGAAGCAGCAATATCTTTATCATAGAAAGCACTTGTCTTAGCACCACTTTGACCATATAATGAATTAGCTACAACCTTTTTTGCTAACTGTCTCTTATCAAATACATTTTTCATAAAATCATCATATGTATCTTTAATATCTTCTACTTCATTTACCAGAACTTGTTGTTTTTCACCTTTATTTGATACTAATGTGTAATATTCATCACCTTTGCTCAACATACCATCATATGTTGTTCCATCTTTCAATGTAACTGTTTTATATTTTATCAACTTTCTTGTTGCTTTTCTTGATGCTAGTAATTCACTTAATACTGTCGGCATAATACCTTTATCGTTTCCATTAAATTGAACAAATCTACAAATCTTTGAACCACATTTAATTTTCTTCGCTGCAGAACTAGGTGTTTTTCTAACATATTTATATGTATCGTATTTAATATCTACATATTTATAACCTTGTAAATTATCATAAATGAAATTTCCTTTTTTATCTTGTTCACCTGTTGTTTTAATTAACTTATCCTCCAAATCATATTCCTTTGTCCACACCTTACTATCGTGTGAAATATTATCACTAATCATACAACTTGGATACAGAGAAGAATAATCATTAACTGCTACTGGATTTTTTCTATAAAGATTGCATTTTGGAGGTAATACAATAGCACCTTCATAACCGTCATTTGCCGTTGATTTCTCTAATACAGGTATCAACATTCCTGAACGTCTTGCTTCTTTTGATATGAAACTTAATAATTTAATACCTTGTCCGCGCATAGCAACAAACTCAATAGGAACACTACAAATAGATGCTTGTTCCACCATTGCTGTAAATATATCATTTTTTATAAATAAATTATGAACTAAATTACAATCCTGATAACAATATTTTGCTACTATTGCTTTATCTTCTGGACCACCCTTTGATAATCTGAAAATATCCATATGATCAATATCATCCTTAGCCAAACACCATCTAAATTTTTTCTTTTTATCTATATCCAAATTATGTTCTATTTCAAATAAACCCTCTTTCAAATTTAAATTCTTAACTTTAAATTTCTTACCTTTCAAATATTTATCCGAAGAATGACCCTTAATTTCAAATACTATATAATGACCGTTTTTCAATCCAAATAAATTCTTACTTTTTAATTTTGTATGACCTTCGTCAAATGTATAATCTTTTACATCATCTCCAATAAAATGCTGACCAACATAATCCAGTTTATAAGACGATAAATTTTCATTTTTCCTGAAATAATTCAATAAATCAATCTGAATACGACCCAATATTTTTACATACTTTAACTCATACGTTCCACTTGCTACAGTTGTTGTACTTTCAATAATCTGGTCTGGTTCAGACTTTACGCGACCCATTTTTAAGAAATCTTCTAACATATGTAGTTCCTCAGCCCTTTCAATTAAGAACTTCCAATCAAAACTAAATATATTATACCCAATAATAATATCTGGATCTTGTTGTTGTATTGTTTTAACCCACGCCTTCAATAACCCCTTTTCTGTTTTTTTACAAACCACTTCACTATTTTCTACCTCAGGTGTAGTTACAACTTCACTACTTAAAGCTACCATATGATTTAAATACGGGTCCTTTTGACCTAACTCTAAAAATGTTGAACCAATAAATGTACATTTATCCCCTTCTAATTTTGGGAGGAAAGACGTTGGAAACATCTTCTTCATCCTGTGAGCCATAAAAGCTCTATCTAATAAATCTAATTTTTTTCCAGCATCATATTTCATATTAAGCGTGTATAAAGCGTTGTTTTTACGAACCTCATATGGAATATACATATCCCAATCTTTATACTTTGATTTTTCTTCGTCATCCATTTGCTCCCATTTTCTATATTCATAATATTCTTCTTCCTTTGTCGGATCTCGTTTTTCTAACAATTCTCCCATTGTTTTTCCCAATAATCGATTCGTTTTATCATAAATTTCATCTTTTGTTGGCTTTTTAAATTTTTTAGATGTTGAACCCTTTAAATATACTTTACTAATTTCCTCATAAATCTTATTCTTTTTATTTTTAAATTCAAAAGCACTTAATACTAAATCAATAAATAATTCCTTTTTTTCCAATGGATTCATTCTGCTAATATTTTTTTTATGAACCGTCCAATATTGAATAATTTCTCCCATTAGCTTTCTATAAGTCTTTTTTGCTACTGGAAAATCACCATGACTTGAAGAAGCTTCAATATCAAAACTCATCACTTTTAATGGTATACCATCTTCCTTTTTTGGAAGTGGTAAAATATTAGAGGCGTCCGTCCAATATTCATAATTACAATGTGTTTTCTTATTCTTTTTTGATTTTACTACTGGCTTTTTAAATGTACACCATCCTGAAGGACTTAATTGTTGAACGTGAAAATACCTTAACATTGCTGGAATATTTGATTCATATAACATTAAACGTGTATTAGTTCTTTGAAACAAATAACCGTCTTTTTTTAATTTCCTTTTTGTATAATTTTTGTGATTTGTATACCAAAAGTTCTTTACCTTATTAAAAGCCATCATGTTTTTAAATTCAATCTTTACAAAATTATATTTTTTAAAATTATCAAATCCATATAACGTTTTCTTCTTTATTAATGTACAACTAGTAATATAATTTTTCCAATGTTCATTACAACCTGGCTCATTAGCTAGTCTTTCCATTAAATGAAATTTCAACCAAACATCTTCTCTACCCTTTATCCAATTGTCTCCACCTTTAATATAAAAGAAAGGTTTGAAATTTTTAGCATATATACAATATGTCTTGCCTTTAGTATTCATTCCAAACATTTTGATTAGAAATTTCTTTTGGTGAAAATCATCGAAATTATCATAATCTTCATTTACTACTTGAAAATCAAACAATCTAAATTGTGGTCTTTTTGCGTTTGAAGGCATCTTAATACATCTATTTATTATCAATATGTTTAAATCAATTTTTATGTTCTAATAATAAAATAACATAAAAACAATTAAAATTATACTACTATATGAGTGAAGGTGAAGATTTTACATTTATGAAATCAGGATTTAATAATCTTGTAGAGAAAGACGAAACCTTTGAAAATACTGCCGCGGTTATTATGGTATTTATGGAAAATGCAGTAAAACAAGCTTCCTTATATGTAAGTCATACTGATAGGAAAGTTATTACAAAAGAAGATGTTAAGAGAGGACTTATGTTAGAATTATTTTTAATGGGCAAAAGAGATGATAATCTTGAAAAATGTTTATCCATGAAAGAAAATATAAAACAATGGATGAATGATGAGGATGATGAAGAAGAAGAGGAGGAAAATGAAGAAGATGAAGATGTTGAATTTGAAGAAAGCAAATGTGAATGTCCGATATGTAACGTAATGAATAATATTTACGATAGATGGGATAAATTTCAACCAAGCAGCGATGTAGAAAAAATCATACATAAACATCTATCAAATATGTAATTTATTTAAAGATATTTTATCACTTTAAATAAATGGAAAATCAATTAGATTTTTACAAGTCATTCCACAATAACCCTATTAATCAAAATATTCATACAGTATGCATACCTGCTATTGTATTGTGCGTATTAAATTATTCTTCATTATGTATTATTAATATTGGACTAACTAATAGAAAATCAAATACTATTAGTTATTACGATAGTTGTTTAGAAGATTTAATTGCTTTTATTTATTGTATTCAATATTATAGGTATTACGGAATAAAAATAGGAACTGTAATGTTAATATACATACAAGTTTTATTATTTTTTACTCATATTTGGAGAAATACATTCGAAAACAGATGGTTATCACAAACACACAAAGTATTTATAACCGCATGGATTTTACAATTTTTAGGCCACGCCATTGAAGGAAATAGACCATCCTTAATGACGAGTTTAACACAAACCGCATTCCAAGCACCATTATTTACACTTGAACATACAATGCCCTTTATATTTGAAAATTAAAATCGGTTTCCATTAATCATTTTAAAAAATCGTTCGCGAAGATCGCTCCTGGATTTATTTTTTTTCTTTTTCGTTTTATTCTTTCTTCGTTTTTTTTTCCTTTTTGTTTTATTTCTTTTCTGTTTTTTATTTTTTGATTTTTTCTTTTTTCTTTTCTTCTTCTTTTTCGTTTTACCACCACTCCCTAGTGTAGATTTTACAAAATGTTCTAAATTTTCCACTTCTCTCGGACCACTATAATCTTTGCGTTTTCTTCCCCCTACAAGATAACGTATAGTAGGATATCCCTTTATATCACTATCACAATTTACCTTACTCATCATAGCCTCGGGAACACTTGCTACTAAACCAGAACCCGGTGCTGATTTTAGATGATTTGTCATTATATCCCATTTTGGATTCAGGTCTTTGCAATGACCACACCAGTCGGCCCAATATTTAACTACAGCACCTCCTTTCATTACGGATTGATTAAATTCACTTAAATTTCTTTCATTTACTTCCATAAATTTCATTTTATATATAAATTGGAGAGAAATTTATTTATTCAAATATATATATAATGAATTCAAAATTAATTATAATTACAATCGCATTTTTTATAGGTTTATTATTTTGTTCAAATTATAAATCAAGTGATTTAGTCGAAGGCTTTGGTATTTCATCCTCCAATGACTGTCCAAATTTATTAATTAAAAAAGGAAAAAAATTACATTTGGTAAATTCTAAAAAGGCAATGATACCAGGTGTTAATCCAATTGAATTTAATAATTTAGAAGAATACGCAGAATATGTTAAATGGTCCCAAAAAGTAGGCTTAAAATGTCCTATATTATTTTATGAACAAAGTTATAATACCCAAGGTGATTTAGGATATCGCATGTCTAATGATCCACTTAACCCCAAACCTGGACTTAAAAGTGATCCTTATATGAGAAAAGCACCTACACAACTTTTAAGAGATTCAAATAGAGATGACCCACCATTTAATCAAAATAATTATTCAGGGTTTGACGGGGAAAATCAAAATATTGGTGTAAAAACACCACTAGATAATGTTACTTTAAAAAGAAACGAAGGAAGTCTCAGTCCAATGGACTCTGATTGGTGTGGTGGAAATTGTGTTAAAAAAGCTATTAAAAACGGTGAGTTTGAAGGACGCACTAGAAAAGTATTATAAATTATTTAAATAATATCCTTTTAATGTAAATTATGAAAGATATTATTGCTTCTACTTGTGTTGGGCTAGGACAAATCGCTATTGGTCATCCTTTTGACACCGCACTAGTATTAATTCAAAATAAAAAAAAGTGGAATGGATTAAAACTTAGACAATATTATAAGGGTTGGAAATTTCCATTATCAAATTCAGTAGTAAATAATGTTACTGTCTTTCCTATTAATGAAAGATTACAAAAATACACCCATTCTTATTTTGCTAGTGGATTTTTATCAGGATTATTTGCCTTTCCAACTGTTTATGGATTTAATCATTATAAAATTCATAAACAAACAAATCAAAAAACATCTATAAAAAAATTATTAAAAGGGCGTGGATTATTTTCCACTTTATTAAGAGAAACCACTGCTATGAGTATATATTTTGGAAGTTATCATTGGGCCAGAGATAAAGGATATAATACATTTTTATCTGGGGGGTTTTCAGGATTAGCTAATTGGACCTTTTCATATCCGTTGGATGTTATTATGTCTAGACAAATAGCACAAAATATAAGTATATCGCAAGCTTTAAGACAAGGTTCGTTGTATAAAGGATATTCTATTTGTGCTTCGAGGGCAATATTAGTTAATTCAATTAACTTTTCAATATATGAATTTGTAATGAAAAATTTATGAATCAACATAATATTTAAAATAAGCAATAATTCCTGCAACAGTAACTCCAGGATTTGACGACGAGACCACGTTATTCACCACTACTTTTACGTTGTCGGAAAACATACTTTTACTTACCCATCTTAATTTAAAATTTATATCATCAAGTTTATTAAATTTTATCAATGTTGTTCTAGGATTAATAGTAAAATTATATGGTCCATTAGAAACATTTGTTACTGTCCCCAACGTCCCTCCTGGTCCTGGTCCAACTAATAAATTTCCTATTTTTGTCGTTGTAGTTGTATTTGGGGAACTACTACTGGTAACAACACAAATTAATTCAAATGTACTTGAGGCGGTATTCGGCATACCAAAACCGTATGATCTTTTAATTTCTACAAAATTAGTATTCGATGGTGACCCATAAGCAGTTCTAAAAGTTACTCCAGTTAAAAATCCATCATGCAGAGGTTTAAATTCATCATATAATAAAGGTGCAATGGATGTATTCGATGATAGACCATGGCTCCAAGGACTGAAAGTTCCCCGGCTAATATAAGACGGTGACCACGTCGTCCCATTATAATCAGTTGCCCAATCCCATAATTGTATAGTTGATGTGTTTGATAAAAGCAAATTATTATTTACTTCTGGATGAGAGTTATTATCCGGTTTGTATAATATCGTATTAGTATCATTGCTGTAAGTAAAAGTAGCAGGATCAGCATTAACCAATGATTGATTACAAAGAGCTGCTGAACTATTTGGCATTCTATATGGAGAATCAATATTTATATAGCCAGAAGAAGTCTGTAATCCATTATTATTAGAACGTATTGTTAAAATACCATTACTCGCTGTATTACCGTCTATAATATTTACATCTGTAATATTACCCGTTACTGAAAAATCGTTTTTAATTACTAATTTATTAGTTTGTTGTAGCTCTCCACTTGTTTCTAAACTTACCGAAATTTCATTGGGATAAGTTGTGTTAAAATAAGGAGGAGGGTCACTAGAGTTAGTTTGGCCGTGTAAATTATCTGGAACATAAATTAAAGGCCTGCCAAAACCATCATTTGAAAATAGTCTAGTATCAAACTTCCAACCACCAGACAGAGAACCTTCGGGACAGTTTTGCCATATTTTCATATGGACTTTTCCGGGAACTGAAATATTTGTACTCGAATCTAATTTAAATTGTAATACACATCCCGTATATATACCAGGCCAAGCATTTCTGAATGCTAATCTTAATTGTTTAAATTTAGGGTTTCCTGAAGATCCACTCATAAAATTATTACTAATAACTCTTATATTTGGATTTCCATAAGTATATTGTATACGAAATTTAACTATATGATGATAATTACCTGATCTATTTTCTAACTCTACTAACGCATCTCCTCTCATATTTGTTTCAGTAATAACAGGTGGATTTAATTGATTAAATTTTCCCAATTTTGCTATAGAAATCCAAGCGTTATTCGCAGGAAGTAGATCAGCTAAATTATATTCTATTTCTTGAACGTAAGCTCTATTTTGTAATGATCCAGTAGCATTAAAATTAGTTATTTTACCTGTATTTTCAATATCAAACTCATTCATATCCAATCGACTCGAATTCGTTCCATACGCAGACCCACATTTTATCTTTATTGTATTATTACTATCTGTATTACCTATTTCCAATTGTGAAAAAACTTGTGAATCATCCAAATTAATTTTAACTTTATCACCATCAAATTCAATTCTTGGTTTATCACTAGAAGTATCTTTGCTTATTTTTGAGACATTTATAATATTTCCATCATTCATATTTAAATCACCCCCTAAATCTAAGGAATGTGTACGCAAATAATCTGTTTTAAGTTTTTCAAAATAAGTGGATTGTAAATCGCCATTGACTATTGATGATGAAACTACACCTGTTCTATTGTTATCTGTTAAAGTGCCTGTATTAGTATCATATTTACATAAAGGAAATTCTAATATATGACTACCATTCTGAGAACTAGGCACCGTAAAAAAGAAGTCATTTGATACTAAGTTCCAATTTAATGTATTATCATTTATTCCTATGTTATCGTTTAATATTCTTACTTTTACATCTGTTACTCCTTGTGCTAATTGAGCTCCAGTATTAGTACCACTAGAATGCCTTTTAATTTGAATTTGTGCTACTGCTTGATGATTACCATTTGTATCCCTTATAAAATTAGTTTCAACTCTTAATGAACTAATATAACCCATATTTCCAGTTGTAGCAAAATTTGTCCCGCACCTAGAATTTATAACATTTATAGTGCATCTAGGAGGAGCAATCATTCCTGTATTTGCGTCAATATTATGAAATCCGGTTTGACCAATGTATGTATCATATTGCCAGTTAACAGAAAATAATATATAATCATCTATATAACCCGGGTCTTTTACACCACCAGTCCCTGTTGTATTATCTATAGTATTTGATTTATCAAATACTTCAAAAATAGCACTTGCTCTTCTCAGATGCACGTCTAAAAATGTTTGTGTTCTAGCGATTGTCTGCCATTTTCCAACTGTTCCTGGATCTGGTGTACGAGTGTTAAAGTTATTATTATCATAATTAACTTCTTTAATAACAGTGCTGGTTTTGTGTTCTACTTCTCCGTTAATAACAAGTTTGCCTTCTACGTTTGCTTCTCCAATAATATTTAATAATTTTGAATCCATATTTATTTTTTCTCCTTCAATAGTTAAATTTCCTTTATTATATTTACTTTCATATGTTCTTATATTTTCCCAAAACCCACTACCTTGTCCAGAATTGTTAGCAATCATATTTGCGTTTGTTAAGTTAGTATCAAATTTCCAACAACCTATTTTTGTATCACTAGCCAATGCTATATCTTTATAAAATACATTTACGGCTGTATCAGAAGCAATATTTCCAATAGGGTCTATATTTGATAATGCTAGTTTGGATATTACTTTATATCTATCGGTATAGTTTCTTGATGCCCCGAGATTTAATGGTTGTCCGCCCCAAAGTCCTGTTAAAGAATGAATAGGGGCCAAAGTTATATCTTTAAATTCTGTATCGCTAGATAATTCCCAATTTCCTTCGGCTATTGGATTTATAGTTAAATCATTTTGGTTCGCATTATTATTAACCAATGTTATTCTTATATAATCAATTGATTGTTGGATTTCTCCATTATTCCACCACGAAGGCGGTGGGTTCTGGGGTGGATTTATATTCACCCATGGCGCAACTGGAGTCCCAACAGGAATTATTTCCGTCTCATCAAAACCTAAACATATGCGCCATTTATCATTATCATCATCTGCATACATTATTAGATTACCCCATCCATGTATTTGAGAATCCAAATTGGAACTTATTACTTTTATAGTTGGATTTTTACCGTTTATTACTGAAGCCATAAATTGAAAAACTAAATCATAATTTGGTCCTTGTATTTTTACCGTAAAATGTCCCATAGCTAAAGAAGAAGATTTATCCACACTAGCTATAACATAATTAGCTATCGGCATATAATACATTCCTTTACCTGCTATTATCTGTCCCAAACCAACATCTTCAAATGGCGGATGGTATCGTAAATTTTCATTTTCTAATTCTAATACTTGCATTAAGTTAATATTTCCAACTGAACTACCACCACCACCACCCCCGCCAGAGGCACCCTTTGTACCTGTATAACGGATAAATGACCCAACCAATGGTCCTTCTGTTGGAGTTTTTGTAGAACTTAAAATCCAAGATGGATCAATAGCATCATTAGCGTAGATTAATATAAAACCACTTTGATTGTCGAATACAAATTTATATGGGGTTTGTAATTCTTGCACATCTGTGAGATTATTTGGAACTGGTTGGGAGTTTTCTATGTAAAATTTTTGTTGATAATCACCTCTTCCCCCTTTATTAAATGCTATAGTGTTTCTAGCTAATGATTTTTCATTATCTGTTGGATCTGGTATATACCATGAAGTTCCCACTACACTATTATTTGGTCTTGTTAACAAATTAGCAGTTCCAAATTCTTCAAAAGTCCATTGGTGATAATAGGTTAATTGAGGATAACCTATAACAGATAAATTATGTGTTGTTCCAGGTGCATAAGTTGCATTACCTGTATTATAATATATAGAATTAAATGAAGCATCTAAATTTTCTACACTATAATCTGGTTGTCCTAAATTAGCAGCACCACTCCATAGTGGTGGAACGACGCCCAAACTATCCGGAACTTCGTCACTAAAAATTTCTTTATTTAATGTTTGTTTTACAAAAGGTCTCTCAGATGAGTTATTATATAAATTTTCTTTATGAATATCTACAACACCTCTTGATTGTTTCCATAAAAAACGAACTTTATCTTCGTCATCTACTTCTATCGGTCCAGACATATATTATATATAATCATTTTTTATTAATATAATATACTTCTAAATTATGCATTTAATTTAACACTAATATTATTTATATTTTTGCCATCATAAAAGGTATTACCACTTGTTAATGTAGTGGTATTATTAGGAATACCAACTCTAATAAATATATCAGTAACTCTATTAGCACTAGCATTATTTGTAATTGTTGGTATTCCAAATTTGTATACACCTTGAATAGCGTTAGCGTCTCTACAACCTTCCCCGTCAATATAATTCTTTGTTGTCGGTGCCTTTCTCTGGCAGTCTAACCATCCACAGCGATTTCTAGTTACACGTGTTGGTTGAGTATTGTCTTTAAATTGAATTAAACTAGAACTTATTCCACCTCCCACTGCGCAAATCCACATTAAATAATCGTTGCCCAGTGCTAGTTTATTAATATTACCATTTGAATCCTTTTCATATACATATATCTCTAATTGAGAATCTCCATTTAAACCAGACCACGGATTGTCGGTAGAGTCGTAAGTACCACTACTATCCCAAGATAATTTAATTAAAACCCATTTATAAGTTCCTTGATATCTAACTTGTTGTGGTTGTTGTGGTGGAAAAATTAAGTTCTCACCACTTTTTAACGTGTAGTCCCAATTTTCACCCACGTTTAATTTACCAGAATGGTCTGGTTGATTTCCAGTATTCACAAAATAAATACTAGAATAGTCAATATAAGGATTAAGTATATTTGTATCTTTAGTTAATGTGCCTACAGGAGCAACACTACCACACTTAAAAGACTCATTAGACCATAAAAGTTGATTATCATTCGTTGTTAAAGAACTATGATCGTATTCTGTATCATACCATTCATGATTTGTAGTTACTACTGTGGATTGAGTTGTGGGGCCTCCTAATAAATAATAACTACCGGTTGAAGGTAATGCCCCAACCGGATTATTATAATTAGCACTTACACTTGTATTCTGTAATTGTAATGTTGCTAATACACTCTTTGATCCTGGACGTAGATTTGTAATAGTAATAAAATTTGATGGTAAATCGCCATTTGATATTGACGTTGATCTATATGTGTAATCCCACCATAGTATGCTATTTACCGGTAGAGTACTCGAGATGTCCCAGTCCCATGAAGTTGAATCATTTGATAAATATAATACATCAAAATGTTGTGGAAAACTAGGATCTGCGATTGAATATATATTATTTTTACACCTTATTTTTATTTCGAACTGAGCGTTTGTACCCGGCGTTCCATCTTCAACGCCTTTTCTAGAATATTTATGTGTATCTACTAAAGAAGAAGGACTATTTAAAACTTCTGAAATCGTCCAGCTTTCAGTTTGTTGAGTAGTAACAGAATTATTCCAATCTTTCTCTTGTGTATCCAACGTTACATTTTGTGTAGTATTTGTTCTATTATATCTATATATTAATTCCAAATTAAATAAATTCTCTGGTTCGGGCCATATCCAATCCTCATTTATATTATTAACTGTAAAATTATTAATATTAAATTGTAATGCGCTACTAGGCATAGAAACACCAAATAGCTTTGTTCCGGTTAATATACCATTTGAAGGAACTTCCAATTTGGTTGTTGAAGATACTGGAACTGTTATATCAAAATTTGGAGCTTCTGCTAATAAAAATTTTATTATTTTATATCTAACAGTGCCACCGGATAAATCTAGTGTTTGTTCTAATTTAAATGAATAAGGTTTATATTTATTAGTTGGTTGTTTAGCCACATCAAATATATCATTTAAAGTAATACCAGTAATTCCTGTTTGAGACATTACCTTTTGAATATTATAATAACCACCAAATTGCTCTTGGACTCTACTTCTTCCACTTACAGGAACAGTTTCAGTAGGGTCATCATTTTGTATTGATACTGTAGTTACTATATTACTATTTGTATTTTGATTTGTAGATGTATATGGGAATGAACTTTGACTCTTATCGTATCCATCAATTGATACACTGGTATTATCAGTTACCGGATTACCGTTATAATAATGAAAAGTCATATCATAGGTTGCGATTGTATTGGATGAAATATCTTCACCAACTATTACCGTTGTTGCCGTTTTTTGAGGACAAGTTACAAAATTAACATTCGTAAAATCACCTGACGTTGCTGATAAAAAATCTCCTGGATTAAATCCTAAATCAAGTGTGGAATTATTTTCTAAAAATATAGCATATCGTTCATCATGATTTTTTGTTCTTACTTTTTTAAGTTGATCTGAAGACGAGTAATAATTTGTAGGTGGTGTGTTTAAAGTTATTTTAAATCCTGGAGTTGCACTAATCGCACTTGAGTCTATAACTTCATTTTCCAATGGATTCATATAATTATTTACTCCAAAAACAGCAGAAGATGTTTGCTCAGGACTAGCAAAAGTGCTTTTACTAGGAAAATTTCCACCATAAACACTATTATTTGTAAATGATTTCACACCCGGTAAATAATCTTTTTTATCATTCATCATATAAACGCTACTAATATCATATGTATGTTCTGGTAAAGCTATTCCATGGGGAAAATTTGTAGAAAAATTAGATGTTGTACTGGGTTCCCAACCATTAACATTATTAATATCACAATCTACAATAAATGTTGCTGATTTTGTACCATCTGAATTACTAATATTATATCCAGGAGTATTGTAACTTAAATCGCTATACGCAAAACTATTTTCATTAGCATATTGTAAACCTAAGTTGCTAGTTTTACTAGCACCCATTTGCTTACTATTAGATAATTGAGAACCTTTTATTCTAAATCCATAGTAAACTGTTAATGGAGCAGAAGGACCAAAAGCCGTATTAAAACTAATGTCCATTACTGGACCGGTAGAACTACTAGATGGACCAGCACTTCCAGTTATAGACCCAGTAAAAGGAGAGTTTCCTGAATTATCAAACGCCTTTTCTCCAGTTACAAATTGAATATTACTAGGAGATGGAGCAGGTCCATATGAACCCAATTCTATATATCCACTAGATGGAATCGTCGCCCAATTTAAATTGTTACTTATATCACGATCATTATTATCAGCGTTATTATCACTGTTACCACCTATACAAGCTTTATTATCTAATGCTATACGAAATTTATATACTTTTGAACTATCTAATGTATTTTGATTCGTATATGTTTTTTTAGATTTTGATAAATATGATGGTTTACTCGCATTTTGTATATCCTGATACGTAAATCCATTAGTTAAATTAGGTTGTGATACTGTCCCATCTGTAAATATATCTGCTCTTGTTATATCTTTAAATATTGGATAAAGAGTTTTTCCTGAATTATTTGTTGCTGATAAAATACCATTAGAACCTACAACTTGTGCTTTACCTAAATCCTTCCAAATAGGATTATTATTAATGTCTACAGATGTAATAGAAAAATTAAGATTTGGATCATATTGTTGATATTGAAGATGAATTCTTTCGTGAAAAGGTAATTTATTCATACTTCTTTTTATTGTATCCCAAATTCCTGTATCATTATTTGATATTCCATTAGAATTATTAGGTTTATACGTTTGATCTCTAATTCCTATACCTAATTCATCAATTTGATAAAAATCAAACGCGCTACATTTTTGCAAAGGATTACTCCATGTTAAAATTGCATGTGGAATACCAGCAACATCTGTTACTTCGTTATAACTAAAATCAGTAACCGTTTCAGGCAGATTAAATAAATATTCTTCTAATTTTTCCTCCACATCAGCTATATCATCTTTAAGTTCATTATATGAAGCATCCGTAATTCCACCACCACCAGTACCACCACCTCCAGTACCGCCACCAGAACCACTTCCTAAAGGTCCTGTATATCTAAAAAAACTTATTCTAGGTCTTACTTTCTCAATTAAAGAACCTGATATACTCGCATCTAGTGTATAGTTTGTAGAATCTAAATGACTTTCATCCACATTTAATGTTAATATACCCGTAGCATAATCAATACTCCAATTTACAGATGTTGGGTTAAATGTAGCAGCCTTTTCATTATTTTTCCATCCTCCACTAGCTCCAACACTTGTATCATAAAATTCTACTATTGGTTCAAACATATCTCCCAAACTATTTAAAGCACCTGGAATCATTTTGGTTAATAAATTGTTATTTGGAGAAGGTAAATTATTGGGATCTTCCCTTATCCACCAAAATGATGGATTTGATATTTCTACTGGTTCTAAATATACCCTTTTATAAAAAGTATAATAGCTCAAATCTGGATTAGAAACCCCTAAATTATAACTTTGAATTGTTTGATCAGCTGCTGTACTACCTGTATTAGTATTCCATGTTGATTCATTAACAATAGGGACTGAACTATCCAAAGATAATACTGGACCGTTATATAATTTACTAATTTCTAAATTTGATTGTATATTTTTGGATATATCCAATGAAAATATACTTTCTTGTAAAACCGTAACTTTTCCTTGATATCCTTCTTGTTTAAATGTTTTTGATAATAAATTATTTGAAAACCCATCCAATCTAGTCTGTGCTTTATAATTTTCCTTTTTGAATAAATAATTTGTTTTATTATCATTATTTAATAAGTTTCCCGACATTATATATAATTATTCTAAATAAAAATAATTATATAATTGTATTAGTTAATATCAATACTAGATATTTTCGTATTGGGTTTCATACCTATTAATACATATTTTGCTTTTTGAGATGATGCATCATTACTTGTGTTAAAATCATTTAAAACGGGTATTGTTGATGTTCCAGATGTAGCAAAACAACCAGTATTGCTTCCTCCGCTCTGATCAATATTTTTTATACTTGAAAAATTAGTAGAACTTACACTAACTAAAGCATTTAACCATCCTGTATAAGCACATGATGGTGTTCCTCCAACATTATATGGCTTTGTAGCATTATATTCACAGTAAAATAACAAATAGTCTGTTCCCAATATTAAGAAAGTATTTCCGTCCTTTATTGCTACTGTTACATTCCCAGTAACATTTTGTACTTTTAATAATATCCATTTTACATTTGTAAAACTTGTAGAAGTATAATTTCCAGTTCCAAATGCTCTATTATTTTGAAATATTGTAAATCCTGTTACATCGTCTCCAGTATTAATCTTTCCTGTATAATTTTCGCTTTGATAAGCATATGTGTTGTAATTAATATATGGGTTAGAACTATTATTAGCGTTGTTTGAAGATACAAATGAACCATCGCACCACATACTTTGATTGTCTGGTAATGAAATAGAATGGTTATATGCTGTATTATATCTAACAGCATTTGTTATTGTTCCTAATTCTGGTAACTCTATATTATTACCTCCCCAAGGAGTTGAGGTTACCGACGCACCCGGTAAATTTAATAATTCACAACCTGTTATCGTGGTTGGTCGCGGAACAGTAGAAGTTAGTATGGGCCACGTATAATCCCAAAATAATTCTTTTCCAGAGTCAAACTTGAATTTGTCCTGTCCATCTTCGGTACCAGAAGAAGAAGAAAGTAATTCATAGTCTTGTGCATTTGTATAGTTCTCAGTAGCACCCGAACCTGTAAATTCTAATTGGTCTCCCTTAAATGTTACATTATGTGAATAATAAATATTGTTATTATAAAGTCCAAATAAATTTCTTGCTGAAGGAGCTTCTGTAATTGTTCTGCTATATTTTACAGTACCTGAAGATTGATTTGTAATACAACTTATTCCTTCGTTAATTTCAATAAATGCTTTAAAATTCTCTGATCCAGTTCCTACTGGATTATTATTATTACCAGATATATTATCCCACGTAAAATTTTTCTGAGCTATTTTACCGGCATTATTTGTTGGATCAACGACAAAATGTACTTCCGCAATATTGTCCGTAGCACCAGTAAAATCTCTATGAGGCATCCAATTTTCATCAATATTATCTAACGTAAAATCAACTATTAATTCTAAACCTGTTCCTAAAACCTGATCATCTCCTGTATTTGACGCTGGTAATCTATTTACGCCAAAAAATTTTGTAAATGTTATTCCTATGCTTTTATAATTATCAACTTTTATTGAAGTATTATCTATGAGAATATCACTCTGTGGTTTCTTTGCTAATCTAAGTATTAATTCTTTTATTCTTTCTTCATCTGCAGGAACTATTGTTACTCCAGGTGCTTGTCTTTTTTCTGCACTATGCTTTAAACCAATTCTATATTGATTATATTTATTTACACCACTTAATAGAGACACATCTTTAAATGGTGTACCTGTTGACCACGGATCTAAATCTACTTCTACATTAGAAACATCTATTCCAATATAGTAACCTCTTTTATTAGAATATATTGTTTCACTATCATTTTGTGCTATATCAAATGGTGCTGATACTGAATACTTATAATCATGCCCCCCATTACCTTGAACTTTATTTTGTACAAGAGTAGATAAACTAGGAGTATATCCTAGTATTTCAACTTCGTCTGGATTTTGATCTCCATTGTATAGAATATCTAAGTCTGGAACTTTACTCCAAGAACTACTAGAACCCACTTCCCCCAAAAGTTGAACTTTTGATAAATAATTTCTTGTTGAACTAGATAACAAACCTAAATAACCTTCACTTTCAACCAATCCATCTTGTGTTTGAGATGTGGGATTGTTTAATGGTTCTCCATAATTTGCTAATTGTCTAAAAACTCTGGAATCACTTTTAACCGCCAAAGATATATTATTATCAACAAAAACTACATCATTATAGACTTCATTAGCAATTCCAGAACCAAATCCCCGTCTGGACCGAGCCTTAAAGTAATTATTATTACTTCCCACCCAACCTGGCGGTTTTGTAAAAAGAGTATCTACACCTCCCGATCTATTGTATAATTCTAAAAATGTTTTTGAGGATGTTATAGGGGTTTCAGTTTTTGACACCATCATATCATTATATTCCGTACTGCTCGTAGTATTACAATAAGCTCTAGTATTTATTGGAATAATTAATTCCGTTGGTTGATTTGGGTCAGTTGCGGGCACAACCTGGCCCGTTGTTTTATCTTTTGTATTATTTGTAACATTATATTCTGTTATTGTATATTTATACTCAGGGTGATCTCTGGCTGATGAAGATGGAACTCCTGATTGAATATCAATTAGTTTAATATAATCATCATTTAATGAAGTTGCTCCTGAGTTTGAATTTATACCACCTATTCCACTACCATTAGGCCAATTTTGTTTTGTTTTAAACATAGTTTCCGGTATTCCATTTGCTAATAAATTATATCTTACATCAAAATTATTCATACTAAGACCCTGATTATTAATTCCATAAAATCCTCCAGCCCCATCACTTTCTCCTGCTTGAACTTTATTACCAATATTAGAAACCATATTTAAACTACAATCATAACCTACTTTTATTATAGATGTATTATTCCAAGGTAGATTTAATCCTTCTCCTGGTGGATTATTTTTTTCATCTTTATATATAGGTCCTATTCCTCCCAAATAAATTCTACCTCCTCCTTGTATAGGACCATTATTCCAAAACACTATGCTATTTGGTACCCCCACAAAACCTGGAATACCAAAAATTATATTTTCAAATAAACAAACATTATGATTATTATATTTTATATCTGTATTCGATAATGATGGAGGTGTATTAATCTTACTTTCATTCCTATAATAAATTGCTATATCATATGTATTACCTATTTCAATATCGCTATTTGACTGATTCGGGGTTCCTCCCGCATTAACATTATTATGATTAGGATCAAAATTATCTATAATTCTTGTTATTATTCCTGACGTTCCATAAGCCGTTCCTGTGGCGACTATTTGTCCTGTACCTGGATTTGTTTGTGCTTCAATATTTATTTCTGTATTATTAGAACTTAGCAAAGCAAAAGCATCTTGTGAATTTGGTGATACACCACCTGTATGAATAAAATTATCACTAGCATCTTTACAGAATTTTCGGTTGTTTGGTCCTCCTGATATATCCAATACAAATTCTGTAAAATTGGGAAGCCAGTTCTCTACCGGAGTTATATCATCTTTATAAAAGTATCTATTTCCACTTTGACTATATGATGTTCCCGCTTTTCTATTAAATGGCTTGTCCCAACGAATCCTTATTTTATCGTTTGGACTACCCGAAATAAACACACAACTACAGTCCAGGGGCATTCCGGGTTGTTTGAAAAAAAATTCATTGAATGATAAATCTACCCCTGTTCCTATACCCCCTTTAACGGTTACATAAGCATTTTGACTTGTATTTTGATTAAAACTTATATCAAAACTATTTGTATCAAAATAAATTCCACTAATATCACGTTTTGACGGATTTTGAACAAAACTAAAACTTCCATTTGTTGATGTATCATATAATCCAGTATTCAATGTTCCACTACCTGAACCCCCACCTGTTATTCCATTTTCAATTATATCTAATACTTTATCTCTAATTGGCCCAAACATTCTCCAATTTACTGGACAACTTGAAGCATCATATATAATCTTTAAATTTGAATTTAGAGAACCTTCTTTATAATAATCGTTTGGATAAAATCCACTTGTGTTGGTTGATTGAATTAACGTATAAGGTTTTGGAATATCTGGTATATTATAAATATTTGACGGTTGTTGGTTTAATGTTATACCTGATATATCTACGTGTCCTACTTGTACTGGATCCGTATTTTGTATTCCTTGTGAATTTGAAGAAAATTTTCCCATAAATAAAAAATATGGATTTTCATCGGCTCTTTGTGTAATTGGAAATCCAAGAGGATTGATTTTATCGGCACTATAGGGACCTGAAGTAAATCCATTTAATGAACGCCTGTATGATAAATTATTATATTCATTATCAGCTGGTCCTCCATTCGTTTGTGCTGTCTCTGTTGTTCGCGGGGCATTTTGATATGTTAATACATTTCTTTGACCTGCTAATTTTGTATTTGGAATTATAGGAGGTGTAAAGCGAAAATCTCCACTATCATAATTATTATTAGACATGATAATATATATTAATGAAATAAAATATATATTATTCTTCTTCTTCTCTAATAATAGCCTGTATTTCATAATTATTTTCTGCTGCTTTTACTAATCCTCTACCACTTATAGCCATTAACCCAAATACTACATATAAAAATAAACATAGTGAAATTATATAAGCTAAAGTTTTTATTATTTCATTCTTAAATATATTCATTATATTAATTACTTATAAATTATTTGTATCAACTTCTATTATATTCGATTTTTGATATAATAAATATTGAACTATATTTCTAATACTTGTTTTTGATATTCGACGTGTTTGTCCTCCGTCTGTTTCATATGTAACCGCGTCTAAACATTTTTGATTTGTATCTAGTTCGCATAGTAATCCGTATAATGACCCAAATTTTTTCATAATCACTTTTGATGTGTGAGAACTTACCCCTGGTATTTGACTTAATATAATTTCTCCAATATTTTCTGGAGTTATGTTTTTCTTTTTCTCCTTTTTTATAACATCCACGTATTTTTTTCCATTTTTCTCTCCAGATTCATAAAATGAAACCTTTTTCTTTTCCCGATGAAACTTATCACACATTCGTAAAATGTATTCTGCCGTCTCATTAATATCCATCGTTCTTATTACCGAAAACCCCTTGTAATAATTTAAACTAAAAAGTGCCGTATATAAAGTATTTGATTGAACTTTATATTTATTTACCCACGTAGATAAGTCACCTTCAATTAAATATACAATATTATGATTATGCATATTATATCCAGTTAAACGATGTGACTGTTCTACATATCGCCCATCTTTAATAGAACTAGCAAGATCATTTAATGATTTTCTTTCTATAATAAGTTTTTCATTTCCATCATCGTCACAAATAATAAAATCACCTAAATCTAACTTCTCTACAGTTGATTCAATATTTTTTAAACCAAATTCTTTTTTGTATATTTCTAATAGCTTTATTAGCTTTTTCTCCCTGTTATCTATTTTTAATTTCATTATAAGTTAAAAATAGTTATTAGTTTTTAAATTATTTTTTTTTTATTCTTATCTCCCCTTCCGCTTCCCGGTTGTTGTCTCCTTCTCTTTCGCCCCACGTTGATATTGGTTTATATCTTTTAGCGCTGTGGCAAGCTCATCTTGTAAAGCAGCAATTGCTTGTTGTTGTTGTGTTAATTGTTCTTGTAAAGCAGTATTTACTTGTTGATGTTGTTCTTGTAAAGCAGTATTTGCTTGTTGATGTTGTTCTTGTAAATCAGCATTTACTTGTTGTTGTTGTCTTAATTGTTCTTGTAAATCAGTATTTGCTTGTTGATGTTGTTCTTGTAAAGCAGTATTTGCTTGTTGATGTTGTTCTTGTAAATCAGCATTTACTTGTTGTTGTTGTCTTAATTGTTCTTGTAAATCAGTATTTGCTTGTTGATGTTGTTCTTGTAAAGCAGTATTTGCTTGTTGATGTTGTTCTTGTAAATCAGCATTTACTTGTTGTTGGTGTGTTAATTGTTCTTGTAAAGCAATATTTGCTTCTTTTTGTTGTGCTAATTGTTCTTGTAAATCTATCTCCTCAACTTTTTTCACCACATCACCATCATCAGCATCAACAACTGGGGCCATAATAACATCGTCTGGTTCTTCTTCAGCTTTTATTTTTTCTCGAACTGAGTGAATTAATTTCTTTACACCTTTCTGAAACATTTGTGAATGAATACTTGAACTGATTGTAACATCTTTTGCTATATTGGAAACGGAAGATTTAATATCAGCAATTGTATTTTTCATTCTATTATCTAATATGTCCGACAAATCTTCCAATGTATTGATTTGTATTAGCGTTGTTTTAAATTTTTTATTAATTTGAAACATTCTATAATCAAGGTACAAATAGAATTTGATATCATCACCTGCCTTCTTTTGTGCTGAATTTTTGCTACTGCTTGTTTTTGCAGGTGTTTTAGGACTGTTATTTCCTATCTGTCTTTGTACGGAATTATTAATATCAATATCTTTTGTAAGATTTATTTCCATAAATTTCAATAATACTTTTACACAAGATATTAAATTTAAAGTATTAGCATCATCATCAGCATTATTTTCTCCAACTAGCAAGTTTTTTACTAAACTAATAATAATTAATTGAGTTTCATTTTGTGCCGCCCAGTCATCGACCTCCTGAATTTCATCTAATGTTTGTGCTAATACGTTTATCAGTGATTCTAAATTATTATATATATTTTCTTTCTGTACATCATCAACAAATTCATATTGATCTCTAATCGCTGTACAAAAGCTAGGTATGATGTCTTCCTCCTTTCCTTTTAGATTTTTAATCAAAGTCTCAAAATGTCCCTTCTGTTGAGCCTCGCGATCGGGGGGGGTAGCTCCATTATTTTTATTCCTGAGAGAGAATATATCATATATACAGTTAATAGCATTATTATACGAGGTAATTTCTCTTTTATAATCTTGTCGGAGTTCTTTTTCAATAGAAGACATACTTTTTTTAACTAATGCTTCCATGCTAGTAAATTGAAATTTTAAATTTTCTTCAAACCATTTATTCATGTTAATTATATCTGTGTGAGTGATATGTTTTGATGTTGATGATGATGATGATGATGATGAAGTTGGTAATGTTAATGCTGTTGATGATGATGAAGTTGTTAATGTTAATGCTGTTGATGATGATGATGATGATGATGATGATGGTAGTGGTGTAGATGGAGGTGTGCCATATGATGTACTTACAGTATTCTCTACATCTAATAAAATAAAATCGTCATTTTTATGAACTTCTACATTATCGCTAATGTATCTATTAAAGAATGAATCTTGCCCTCCTATTTTATTATGAAAACCTACACAACAACCACGTGTTTTTTGATATAACCCTCCAGCACCTAATCTAAGTAATTTTATAATCGCGAAACCATCAAAAGAATATAAGTGATGAATATTTGGGTTTCCAGTATCAGTATTATCTTCATAATACAACATTTTTGACATTTTTTCAAAATGTATTTGCATTTCATCTGCTTGTGTTTTATGATTTAAAATTAACCCCGACATAATAAATCGGTTCATTCCTGCCGTCATTGCTCCATCAACCAAATCTTTTATTCTCTGAGAAATTAATGGACAATTAAGCAGTTCGGGAAGGGGTGTGGCGGAAGGGGCTGCTGTTGTGTCTTCTATTATAAATCTTTCAGTTAAATTATTTACTAATAATTGATTTTCCTTCGAATCTATAGCTTTTCTATTCGAAATGACTAAAAAATCAAAATTATCCTTCTTTATTTTATTCCAATCTCCCTGATTTATACCAACAGTTGTATGTTTTGCTAAATAATAAATCATCATTTGTCTCATTTCACGCATAGCTTGTGTAGCAGACATTACACTCTGCGACAATGATAGCTTTTTATCATCATAATAATATGTAATTGTTTGTTCTCCATATTCATTATTAAGTTCATATATAATGTCTATTGTTTTATCAATTGCGTTTTCAACAAAAGTGCTCGAGTTTTTTAACTTCCGTTGGTGAGATTGTTGGCTCATGTCCAAATATCCAGTTGTTCTCCATCCAAGAAATGCAGGAATATCAGACTGTGGTGCTTCAAAATCAAAACAAAATAAATTATAAAGCAGTTTAAATAAAACAGACAACTCGGGTAATCCTGCTGCTGAATCTTCTTCCACTTCTTCCATTTCTACGTCCTTTTCTTCTTCCTCTTCTTCTTCCTCTTCTTCCTCTTCTTCTTCTTCTTCTTCCTCTTCTTCTTCTTCTTCTTCTGGTATATAGTTTGTTTCCAAAAATTCTCGCAAAATTTGAAGTTTTATATTTGCTGCTGCACGTTTGGTGGCTATTATTGGTGGTCTCTTTTTAGAATTCCTTCCAGAGTTTTTAGTAAAATTGGGTACAGCAATACCTTTGGGAAATTTTTTGGTTAAACACTGAAAAAGTTTTAAATCTTCATATACTAGATTGTTCTTCTTGGGACTTTCCCAAGTTTGCCCAACATAAAAAGGAGAAGTCTGAATCGTTTTATACTCATTAGGACCATTATTAACTTCCGTTGTTGGACCCCCCTCTTTTAAATAAGGATGTAAAAAATCGTCCATTCCCTTAGCTAAAAACCCACCTAGCTCAGTATCATAAAAACTAATTAGATTGTCTAATGCGATTACTGGTGCTGTTTGGTCCCAATTAGAAGCACCGGGTGTAATTCCAGCTTCCAGTTCTTTATTTCCATCTTCTTTTATCACAGTTCCATCTTCTTTTTTTTTTATTTTCTTTTTTTTATCGGAAATAAATTTATTTGTAATATTAAATAAACGTTTTAATGCTATATATAATTCTTGTGCTTCCTGTTCCTGTTGCTGCTGTTGCTGTTGCTGCTGTTGCTGTTGCTGCTGTTGCTGTTGCTGCTGTTGCTGCTGTTGTGCTTGTTGCTGCTGTTGTGCTTGTTGCTGCGGTTGCTGCGGTTGCTGCGGTTGCTGCGGTTGCTGCGGTTGCTGCGGTTGCTGTTGATGTGCTTGTTGTAGGGTCTCGGCACTTGTAATAAATTCTTTTAAATATTTATATTTTGCTTTTATAAGGCCTTTCACATTTAATTTTCCGCCTTCCAAGTATCTTTCGCCGTGTTTTATCCTAAAATCATTTAATAAATATTTATATAACTTACTACACATTTTTAGAATTTCTATGTACTTTCCTAATCTTTTGTTGTCACTTTTACTTTTTTGATTTACTTTTAAATATTTTTTGTCATCATCATTTTCAAATAAATGCTTTACATTCAGTTCACTCTCCAAAGCTTTATTATATGATACTTTCTTCTCATCTTGTACTTTATAATCTTTTGGAAATCTTCTATCCCCTTGAAAATTATCATATCTCACGATACCTATTTTTGCCGTTGCCTCATCACATTTTTGTGCAACACTTTCACGTTCATTTACATATCCTTCGCGACCAAATAATTCATTACTTGCTCTATCACGTAATGCTTCTAAACCAGAAGGACTACCCGCATCTGTCGTGTTATAGATTTTTTGAAAGGGAAAATATACTGAATGTAGTGAACGTGTATCTTCACCATCGTAATTTTTCATAAAAATATTTCTATATATTATCATAGCCTTTCTTCTTTGTTCTGGTGTAGTAGTTTTATGCGTTGTAATTCTCCACAATGAATATTCTGGAAATTTTTCAATGAATGCCGGACCATCTGAACCGTATTGACCACAATTAGAGCCTTGGCTTCTACAATTATTAAGTTGTACTAAATCTTTATAAGTAGGTTCATCAAAATCAGATGTTTTTTCCATAATAGGGAACTTTATTGTTTTTAAAATAAGTTGTCTGTTATCATGTAAAGATAAATTACCAAGTCCCATGAATTTTCTCCATACACCAGCACCATCTTCACTCCCTGTTTCATATGCGGTTATAAATTCCAAATTGTCTATATAATCATGTTTTAAAACCGCCTGCACTTGTAATTTTCCATTTTTTTCAGTTGGATTTATTAAAAGACAATTATGTAATAATTCATCATATATAAATCGTTTTAGTTGATTTTCTAAAAATTTACCAATTGAACCAGATTTATTACTCATACGTTCATAAATAACCGCAATGAAAAATAAATTTTCATTACTTCTCGCTTTTGATAACGATTTTATTTTGGCTTTTATATCTGTTATTTTAGAGTTAGAGTTCATTCCTAACAATATTGCTATTCTTTTTTTATTTGTTTTTGTGACACCATTATCTTTTAGTTTTTCATAATTTTGGTTATACTTCTCTTCTAACTTCTTAATAATAACTTCATCCTCAACAAATCCCCTATCACCTTGAAATTCTTTATACAAAACTGCTATAGCCAAATTCTTCCAAACTAAATCAATTTCGTTAACATAACCATATAAATGACAATAACTTTTAACTATTAATCTAATAGTTAATATAAAATCGTATGTAATATTACCTTCATTTAAAAAGTCATGGATAGCATCACCTATATTTTCAATAATTACAGCTATTGATTTGTCTTGGAAATATGGATTTTTCATAATTGCTTCATCATCGTCAGTAGGATTTTTCGTATCATAATAAGTTAATCCTTTATTTTTAACACTCCTTTTTGTTGATTGCTCCCAATCTTGGTTGGTGTGCATTATGCTTTTATTAATAACATTTAAGCTATATTTTTCTTCTCCTTGGTCAATGACAGTGACTTCATAATTTGTATCATTATTTGTATCATTATTTGTATCATTATTACTCTGCGCCTTAGCAAGGGCATTCCTCAATTTATTATCGTCCACTTCCGTCTCGTTTATGGCGTTGTTTCCCAACCCGAGCAGCTGTTGCACTTTAGAACCTACCTCAGGAGTGAGATGAGTATATACATCCTTGCCATCAAAATGATAAGAGTGCGCGCCCTGTCCAACTTTCGATTCGGTAGAATGAACGAATTTACCACCGCCTTTCATACCACGTCGAAATATGTTTTTCCTTGTTTTGTTTTTTCTTCTGTATTTCTTTTTTGTATTGTTTCTTCTATTTTTATTGGTTCTTCGCGAGTATTTCTTTTTTCTTTTGATTTTTAAAGAAACCATTATAAATTATTATGATATTAAAAACTTATATTAATCTTATACCAAAAGATATTAAATATACCAATTCATAAATGATTATAATGTCTAAACTTACACAAGACGGTGATATAAATAAAGAAGATGGAGAACTTGTTTTTAATCCATATAATGAAAGAAACATTGAAATTACTGAAGATGAGGTATGCGATATTTTAAAGAAATATGGCGTACCAGATAAGGTTCATAATATTAATCTTTACAGAAGAGCATTCGTGCATAAATCATATTGTAAAAGACCAAAGTTAGAAAATGAAGAAAATGGTGTTATTATTACTGAACAACCAGATAATTGTATGCGTCTAAGAACAAAGTCTAATGAACGTCTGGAATTTTTGGGAGATGGTGTCTTAGAATGTATAACTAAATATTATTTGTATAGAAGATTTCCTAAAGAAAATGAAGGATTTATGACCGAAAAGAAAATTGCTCTAGTAAAAAATGAGTCAATTGGTAAAATGGCTTATGAAATGGGTCTTAATAAATGGTATATTTTATCAGCAAATGCCGAAGAAAAGAAAACAAGAACTAACCTTAAAAAATTAGGTTGCTTATTTGAAGCATTTTTAGGAGCTTTATTTCTAGATTTCAATAAAATTAATATTAAAGATGAAAATGATTGGTTTTCAAATGTTTTTGTTACAGGTCCTGGATTTCAAATAGCACAAATTTTTGTTGAAAGTATATTTGAAAAACATGTTAATTGGACTGAACTTATTCAAAATGATGATAATTATAAAAATATTTTACAAGTTATTTTACAAAAAGCTTTTCAGGTTACACCTGTTTATAAAGAAATTAATGAATGGGATGAAGAAAATGGATATCATATGGGAGTTTATCTATGTTTAGGTAAAAAAGAACATGAATTTAATCATAATAGTCCTTTTCTTCAATCAATTGAAAAATATAATACAGGGTCTACAAATGCGTTGGATGTATTAAAGACAATGTGGTCACACAGCGATGAAAAATATGATTGTGGTTTAGTCATATTTTTAAGTTCAAGTAAGCACAAAATAAAAAAAAAAGCAGAACAAGCAGCTTGTAAAGCAGCAATTGATAAATTATTATAATTATAAAATTTCTTTTTCAAATTTTTCTTCGTAATTTTTTTCTTTGTAAATATTTTTTTTATATATTCCTCGTAACAAATCTTGTATATCTATTATTCTTTCTGTTGTTTCTCTATGTTTAATAGAAGTTGGAGAATTTAGTGGTGATGGATAATTAACTTGGTCACTTCTACGCATAATATCAGGCGTTTTAACTTTTTCTTTTTCTATATCTATCGTATTCGTTAGTATAGTCAGTTTAAGTTTTTTACTCATGTAATAAATAATAACACATATTATTTAATACATTAAATAACTTAAAATATAAAACTTTTTTATGATTAATCTTTATAAAGATGTCTGTGTTACTTTTAGAAAAATTACAAAAGAAACCTGTTCCAAAAGATATAGAAAAACCTGTAGCTATTAAATTAGGAAGTGAACAAGTAGATATACAAATTACAATAGAAGACCAGAGCGGTTCTACGAATTTTGATGTTAATTTTTTTAAAGAACGAATTAAAAGAAGGGGTTTAGCCCCACCCAAAATACAAGAAAAAGTGGGAAACAAAGAAGAAGACGAAGAAAAACAAGAACAAATAGATGTTCCAGTTAATAAACCTAAAAAACTAAAAAAAACTCGCAAATTACCTGGAAAAAAAAGAGAGAAAAAGGAAAAGGAATCAGAATCTGTTGTTTTATCTGTTCCGGCAGAAAGTATTATGTATCAAGATATTCCACTTGGTGATAGACTAAAAAATAAAAGTCCAAATGTTTTAATTAAATCACCTCAATATTACTTAAATAATAGAGAAATATTTGTTAATTTTATTAATACCTTGTTTCTTCCATATAAAGAAGAAATGGAAAATGAAGGTTCCAAACTCACTTGTGATTCGCTTAAACAAAAAAAATCAAAAGAATTCACACTTATGACCCATCAAAAACTTATAAGAGATTATATGAATTTATATACCCCCTATAGAGGTATTTTACTTTTTCATGGTTTAGGAGCAGGTAAAACTTGTGGTTCAATTGCTATAGCAGAAGGAATGAAAAACGATAAACAAATATATGTTTTAACACCTGCTTCACTTAAAATGAATTATTTTGAAGAACTTAAAAATTGCGGAGATCCTATTTATAAAAAAAATCAATATTGGGAGAAGATTAATCCTGAAGGCAATAGACACTTAGCACAAGCTATTAGCGAGTTATTAAATTTAGAGTTCGACGATGTATTCTCTAGAGGAGCTTGGTTTGTAAATGTTAATAAACCTTCTAATTTTGATAAATTAGACCCAGAACAACAAAAAGAAATTGATAAACAATTGGATAGTATGATACAGAAAAAATATTCATTTATAAGTTATAATGGTATTAGACAAGCTAGACTTAATGCTATGATACAAAAATCTAAAGAAACACAAAACACGTCTAATCCATTTGATAACTCGGTAATTATTATTGATGAAGCACACAATTTTGTTAGTAGAATTGTAAATAAAATAAAAAAAAAGAGGAAAACAACAGATACTTTCGAAGATCTACCATTATCTTTACAATTATATGAACTCGTTTTATCAGCCAATAACGCACGTGTTGTTTTCTTAACAGGAACCCCTATGATAAATTACCCCAATGAAATCGCAATTTTATATAATATGTTAAGAGGTTATATTAAAACATTTTCATTCACTTTAAATACTGCCGATACTACTCTTTCAAAGGTAAATCAAGAAACTATTAAAAATTTATTAAATTCCAATAAACTATTAGACTATGTTGAATATAGTCCTTCAAAAAGACCACCTGTCCTAACAGTCACAAGAAATCCATTCGGTTTTACTAATAAAATGCGTAGAAAAGGAGGAAATCTTTCTTATGCCGGAGTATCTAATAACCAGGAATATTTAAGAGACGATGAATTTTTTAAGAAAAAAATTATAAATCTGTTGAAAAGGGAAAATATTTCAATTGTTGGACAAGTTATAATTACTAATTACAAAGCATTACCAGATACATTTGATGGATTTATTCAACATTTTATTGATCCTCTAAGTTCCGAACTCAAGGAAGTGGATATATTTAAAAGGAGAATTATAGGCCTTACTTCTTATTTTAGAAGTGCTTCAGAAAATTTACTACCAAGATATGAAGAAACTCCAGAATATTTACACGTTCAAAAAATACCTATGAGTAATTATCAAGTAGGAATTTATGAAAATGCTCGTGTCGCTGAAAGGAATGAAGAGAGTAGAAATGCTAAAAAATCAAAACGTAATGCTAATCTAGGTATTTACGCAGATACTACTTCTACATATAGAATTTTTTCACGTGCTTTCTGTAATTTTGTATTTCCTAATGAATTGGATGAAGAAGAAGAAATCATGATACAAAGACCAATGCCTAGAGATGGTTCAACTATAGAAGACGCCATATCTAGTAAAAAGAAAAAGAAGAAGAAAAAGAAAAAGGGTGAAGAGGAGAAATCAAGTGATACTGTTGTAGAAAAAAATCAAGCACCTGTTACTGAGGAAGTTTTCGACGCAATACCTGTTGAACAACAATTACAAAATATAGATGGTTTAAATCAAAATGAAGATATTGAAAAAATAAAAAAACTAGAAAAGCAAAAAACAGACGGGAGTTATAGAGAACGCATTGAAAAAGCACTCACATTATTATTTAAAAATAAAAGGAAATATCTATCACCTACTGGATTAACAACTTATAGTCCTAAATTTTTAAAAGTTCTTCAAAATATTACATCACAAGATAATCCTGGATTACATCTCATTTATTCTCAATTTAGAACTATAGAAGGTGTTGGTGTTCTTTCCCTAGTATTAGAAGCTAATGGATTCAGAAGATTTATGATAAAAAAAATTAACGGTATTTGGGATATTCCACCATTAGCACCAGAAGATGCCGGAAAACCTACTTTCGCATTATACACGGGAACTGAATCGTCAGAAGAAAAAGAAATTATTAGAAATATTTTTAATAGTGATTGGAAAAAATTACCAAGCACATTGGCCGATAAATTAAAACAAATGAATAATAATAATTATTTGGGAGAAATTATAAAGGTTCTCATGATTACTAGTAGTGGTAGTGAGGGTATTACATTGAAAAATACACGATTTGTTCATATTATAGAACCTTATTGGCATCCTGTGAGAACAGACCAGGTTATAGGACGTGCTAGACGTATATGTTCACATCAAGATTTACCTGAAGAATATAAAACAGTAGAAGTTTTCGTGTATTTAATGACTTTTACAAAGCAACAATTATATGGTAAAAAAGATGGAGAACAAGGTAAAGAAGGAATGGAATCAAGAAAAGCAATAGTAAGTGACTCTACAAAACTTTCCAAAGGAGATAGAAGTAAAGAAAATAAAGATTTAGTTTTTACAAGTGATGAAACACTGTATGAAATATCAATGCGTAAAAAACGCATTTCAAATAGTATTTTAAAAGCTATTAAGGAAACTTCTATTGATTGTTCCGTTTATTCACAGGCCAACGCTCGTGAAGGTATTGCCTGTTATTCATTTGGAAGTCCAAGCACAAGTTCATTTACTGGTGGACCCTCATATAGTTCTCAAGAAAAACAATCTGTAAGACAAGCAAATGTTAAAAGAAAAGTTTGGAGAGGAGTTGCTGTTAATGTTGGGCCACCATATGGTAAAGTTGCTGTTAAACCAACTATTAAAAATCCTAAAAATAAGTTAGAAAAAAGAGTTGGACAAGCATATTCATTGGATAGTTATATGGCAGCAAAGAAGAACCCCGATTTAAATCCTACACTTGTAGGAAGAACTCAAATTAATCCTGAAACAAATGAATTCCAATTTATACCCATTAATAGTAAATTATTTTAAATTGCCTGATAACTAGGTATCTCATCTGATTCATCAACTTCATCTTCTTTATTTTTTTTTAATAAATTTATAATTATTTCTTGATTTGATATTATTTTATCTAATTTACCAATAATATCATTGCCTTCATTTTTTACCTTTAATTTACTTAAAAAATTCAATACTTCACTTGGTTTTTTCAATTTATTATCTTTTATTTCAAATCTAACCTTCTTTTGAGGCTTTATTACTTGATTTTCCGCAATATTATCCAATATTTTTATTTTTGGTGTTTCTCCATTATTCAACCATTTTGTAGCCTCTTGTTGTTCTTTTGTTGAAAACTTAGATGTTATTTGTTGAAGTTCTCTTTGTCTATCTTCCAATGTTTGATTCATTATCTTATCTAAGTCTGCTATAGGAAATTCTTCACTTCCGTCACTAAAATCTATTTCCTTTGGTTTTTTTAAATTTATACTATCCTTAAAATTTTTCTCCTTAATAGCTAATATTTCCTCAAAATTTGTCTCTCTTTTTAAATTATTTGACCTTTTTTCCAACACATTTTGTTGTTGATTATTTGATGGTTTTCTACTTTGATTTGATAATATATAATTATAACATTGTCCAATTATTTCTTTATTTATTTCGTTCATATCATAATTCTCAAAATCAAACCTTTGTCCATGATAATAACCACATCTACCATCTAAAAAATTCTTTAATTCATCTCCATTTACCTTAAAACCATTATCATTACATATATCAATTATTAATTCCCATAACATTTCTTTATTTTCATTACTAACTATCGAAGTCATTTAAATAAAATAAAGAAATAACTTTATATATTTTTAATGATTAAACCATAATTTTCGCAATTTAATCATATATTTATCGTTAATTTTATTTTTACCATTAAATTTTGAAAATGGCTTCCCCTTTAACATTTCTATAATAAAATATAAACAATACATACCACATTCACTTTCACTAAATTGATGTCTCTTCTTGCTTTTCATTAATTTAAAATTTCTCTTACCTATAGCATTTGCTTGTTTTATTATTCCATTCGAAAATTTTTCTATTTGCCGTGGAATTTTCTCTCCATAACTATCAAAATAATATAATTTACCTTTATTCAAATCCATAAACATCGCTACCCAATGTTCACCATCTTCTGTATGTGGATCTGTATTGAATATTATTCCTACCTTTGTTTTACCTTCCTTTAAATTATCCTTTAAATTAAATTCACATAATTCCTCCCAAACGCATTCTCCATATGCCTTATGTGTATCATAATCTATAGGAGAAGGTCCTAAAAATTCATATTCTTCGTATGTTTTCTCGTATTGTTTCATAAAATCTAATATTTCTATACTTGTTAGCCATTCTTGTGGATTTTTTTTCCATTCTTCTGGCGCTTTTGGAGAAAAATCTTCCTTTAATGACTTTAATTGTATATTTTCATCTAAACATTTATGCCTCAACCAACAACTTTCCTTTTTACACGTTTTACCCAATATAAAATGTAATGATTCCCATATTTTTTTTGGATTATTGCTTTTTATAGCATTATTCGGATGCTTGATATTCCATATTGATTTTATTTTATGTAATGATTTCTTACTATAACACGTATAATCTAACATATCTTTTATCTTTTTTGGACTACATCTTTCTTTATTTTTTCTTATCTTTCTTGTTTTCTTGTTTCGCTTTTTCGTTTCTCTCATTTTACGTGTATTTTTCTTTTTTTTCCTAGATTTACTTTTTCGTTTTCCCATAGATATAAATTATTTAGATTTTTCTTTTTTCAAACCTTTTATTCTTAATTCATCTTTTTTAAGATTATACTTCCTTAATTTTGGTATTACATGTTTCTTTTTTGATTTTTCCGCCACCACATTTATAAAATCCTTTATTGTTTTTACTGGTGGTTCTACACCTTTCATCATCTTCTTATTTTCTTCTAATATATCTAGTTCTGTTAATTTTATCTTTTTCTCTTCTTTTATATCTTTGTACTCCTTTTGTATCATTTCCTTTTTGTCTATAAATTTGTAATATTCTATTAATTTATCCGCATAATTTTCAAATGCTTTATCTATAGAAGGTTCTAAATTTCCGTTACGTAAATAATTTTTTGTTTCTTGTAATATACGTTTTCTATAAAATTTTAAATCAGCTTTATTTAAAACTTTTTCTAAATTGTCAATACGATGTTTCATTCTACCATTTGTTAAATATAATAAATCCATTTGAACATTTCTAGATAAATCCATATATTAATTTATATGAATTTATTTTACTTGTTTTTACTTATTCTTCGTCTTTTTCCATATTATCTATATCTTTATTTTCTTCTAAATCAACGTTCTTTATTTCTTGACGCATAAAATTATTAAATACTTTATGTCCTAAATTACACCCATTTGGATTAAACGGTTTAAATTGTTCTTCTTTAAACAATAATCCGTGACTACCCATATTTACCGGTTTGTGATTATTTGTTAAATATTTATTACAAAACATATCACTTTTTGTTCCTGGTATATATTTTCCCTGAGCACAATGCTGCAACGGTGCGAATGAATTATGTAATTGTGACTCTACATCTACATTTCTACTATAACCGTTGTATGGTGCCGATTGTCCAGGATTAAATACTGCCTTTTGATTATATACCGGAAAATGTGCCTTTGTTACCGTTGCTTGCTTACGACAATCTATTATAGGCATAACTGTAGCATAAGTATCAACTGGGCGGGCAAAATATGCTGCACCCAATTGATGAGATGGCATATTTCTACTATACATACGATCACTTAATTCTTGTGTTCTTCCCTGCTGACAATAGTAAACATCTTTTAAATTGCTTCCCATTAATATACTATAAATATATTATTTTATTTCATAAATTAGCTTAAATATAAAACACTAATTAATATTTATATGTGTGGAATTTTTGCTTTACTAAATAATATGGATCCTGATATCGAAGCCATTAAAACTGAGTTCATGAAAGGAATAAATAGAGGACCCGAAAACAGCCAATTTTTAAATTTATCTACTATTAATACCATTTTAGGGTTTCATAGGCTTCCTATTAATGGTCTTCAAGACGATAATTCTAATCAACCTTTCCACATTAATAATAAATATCTTATTTGTAATGGTGAAATTTATAATTATAAACAATTGTATCAAATTTTAGACGATGTTGTTCCCCATAGTAAATCCGACTGTGAAATTATTATTCATTTATATGAAAAATTTGGGATCGACCAAACTTTACAATTTCTTGATGGTGTTTTCGCATTTATGTTAATTGATTTAAATATTAATAAAATTTTTGTAGCTAGAGATACTTATGGTGTAAGACCACTCTTCGCAGGAAAAGTTAGAAATAATATTGATAATACTGTAGCATATTATTTCGCATCAGAACTTAAATCTATATATAATATACCATCCCTTCAATCGGGAAATATTCACCAATTTGAACCTGGATGTTATTCTATTTTTTCATTAGATCATACAAATATCGCACATTATGTTGATTCCCGTGAATTTTCCAGTCCCAATAGTTTTTCCTCTTTAAATATGGGTAGTAACCAAGATAAAATTTTGAATAATATTTTTACACACATTGAACACGCTGTTAAAAAAAGGGTTGATAATACTGATAGAGAAGTTGCTTGTTTATTATCAGGTGGATTAGATAGTAGTATTGTTTGTGCTTTGGTTAAAAAATTTCATAATGGACCTTTACATACTTGGTCTATTGGATTTGAAGGTAGTGAAGACCTCAAATATGCCCAAATTGTCGCAGATCATATTGGTTCTGTTCATCATAGTATTTGTGTTAATGAAAAAGAATTTTTAGATGCTATTCCTGAAGTTATTTACGCAATAGAAAGTTATGATACTACTACTGTAAGAGCTAGTGTTGGAAATTGGCTCATTTCTAAATATATTAAAGAAAATAGTAATGCTAAAGTTATTTTTAACGGTGATGGAGCTGATGAAGCAATGGGTGGATATATGTATTTTCATCTTGCCGGAAATTGTCTAGAATTCGACAAAGAATGTAGAAGATTACTATCTAATATTCATTATTTCGATGTTTTACGGTCCGATAGATCAATTTCTTCACATGGACTTGAAGCAAGAACACCCTTCTTGGATAGAAAATTCGTTCAGTATTATTTATCGATTGACCCCAAAATTAGATTTCACCCTGGAAATAACCAATGTGAAAAATATTTGATGAGAAAGGCTGTCGAACAATTTGGTAATAATTTATTACCCAAATCTGTATTATGGCGAACCAAGGAGGCATTCAGTGATGGTGTAAGCAAACAAACAAAATCATGGTATGAGATTATACAGGAACACGTTAAAAATGATATATACAGTCATTATCAAGATGAAGTTGATAATATTGTTTCACAATACAATCCATATACATTTAATAGGCCTAAAACATTAGAACAACTCTATTACCGTGATGTATTTCATAGATATTATACAAATCTTTCTCTTTCCAAGGTTATACCTTGTTTCTGGATGCCCAAATATTGTGATGCTACAGATGCTTCGGCAAGAACCTTAAAAATATATAAAGATAAAATGAATGATGAACCCCTATTAAAAAATGAAGTTGTTGAAATGTAAAAATATAATTAACTATTATTAAATTATATTTTTTTTTGTGTTTTGTTTTTCTTCTTCCTTAACTTTTTTTTACGTGATAATTTTGGTTTATTTTTTTTAACAAATGTTTTTATTTTCGGTATTAATTTTTCATTTCCAATAGATAATATACTTTTATAACTTTTCTCTATATATCTAAAACCAAGAGGATCCGTTTTTGAAAATGATATTATAAACTTTTTAAAATGCTTATTTCGTAAATCTTCGCGTTTTTTTTCTAGATCTTTTTTACTAGGTTTTTTTTTAAATACTATTTTTGAATTATTTTTTGGTAAAATATTACTTAATTTTGACTTTGTAAATGTATCACACATATTTTCGAATAATATATCATATTTATATCCATTAAGATGGTCATATGTTATATTTTTATGTTTCATGAAAGGATGTGGTTGGTCGTCTAAAAAATATATTTTATCGTCATTATTAATAAATTTAGCACAATTTTTTAAGTCTTTATATGATTTATTATGTGATGAACGACATTTTTCGTACAATTTACCATTAACTTTCCAGGCAGTTATTACTTTATCAAATAATTTATAATTTAACTTTTTCTCTATATAGTTTTTAATATCATGTGTCCAAGATTTTGGACCATTATTATTTGTATATATCATAATTTTTAACCATTTATTACTTCTTTTCAGTTTTTCTAAGTATTTGAATAAATCCATCATTTTTGGTCGAAATATTTTTGGGTATAAATCTAATAATTTATAGAATTCATCTCGTTTTAGTTTACGTTTTATATACGACTCTATTCCTTCCATAAATATTGCGAATTGTGTAAAATAACCTATTGTCTGGTCTAAATCAAATACTATTATTAGATTTTTTTTATGGGATCTCATACTTACATTATATGTATATTATTTTTCCAAATAATCCATTACACCTAAAATTACCCGTTCTTGGTTACTTAATTTTTGAAATATTATACATTCGTCAAATTTTATCTGAATTATTCTATGGTTCAATAATTTTACTTTTAATTGTATGCAATTATTTATTATATCTATATCCAATAAAATTCCACCATTTGTTAATTTTATATTATCAGGATTTTTTAATGATATCCACCTTATAAAATAACCATATTGAACATCAGACATATCAGAACAATATCTAAAATCAGTCAGTTTTTCATGATATTTCAATAATTTTTCACGCCCCAATTGTAACTTTTGTAAAATATTATTTTTAATAGATTTTATTTTTGCTGAATTTAAATTCATTATTGACGCATTTGTTTCGTTTTCCAATGCATTTAATAAATTATCTATATCTAATTCACTCATATAATATATAAATTATAATAGATTTTAATATGTTTTCCAAGTACTTAAAAAAAGGTTCTAAAATGGGTGTTACAAAAAATATTAAAAAAGTATCTCAATATTGCAAAATGGACATTTTTGACATGTCCAATTCTGAAAAATAACACTTTTTATTTTTAAACTTATGATAAAAATACAAATTAAACCATAATGTAGGAAATTATTACAAACCTTATAAATATTTTTGTTACCATAATTTTTTTTACCCATAAAAATACTTTTTGGACATTTTTTTTTGATTGGATACATAAAACGATTATGGATACATAGACCATAACTTGGTATCAAATCACTTATTTTATAAATTAGTTCATTACGATGATGGTGTGCCTGAAATCGTTTTAGGTATCCAAAACAATCGTTTTATGGATACAAAAAACGATTTATTGGATACAAAAAACGATTTGCATAGTTTAGGAATTTGTGGATAATAAAAATGATTGTTGGATACAAAAAACGATTATATGGATACAAAAAACGATTTATTGGATACATAAAACGATTTAAAATATATCTTATTATATATACTAGATGAGTGAGTATAATTGTAAAAAATGTAATTATTCAACAAAATATGCACAAAATTTTAAAAGACATATAAATTCTTCCAAGCATAAGAAAAATATTTGTGCTCCAATTGATGGAGTAAAAAAATATATTTGTGAATGTGGAAAAAAATATAAATATCATACTGGACTAGCAAAACATAAACATAAATGTAAATTTATAAACGAACAGAAAGAAGAAAGAGAAAAAGAAGAAAAAGAAAAAAAAGAAAAACAAAAAGATGAAGAAATACAACTATTAAAAGCAGCAATAGCAGAAATTAAACTTCAACAAAAAAACGACCATAGTAAACATACAACTATATTGGAAGCTGTAAATACTATGGTTAAGAACAGTAAGGAATTAACAGAGGCAACAAAAAAAATAGCGGAAAATGGTGGTTCTGGAAACAACTATACAGACTGTTATAACCAGAAGATGACTATCAATGTTTTCCTGAACGAAGAATGCAAAAATGCTATGAATTTGACCGATTTTGTTGATCAATTTAAAGTTTCTCTTGAAGATTTACATTACACACGAGACAATGGTTTTGCTCAGGGAATAACAAATATATTTACCAAGCAACTAAAAAATATGGATCCCACTACAAGGCCTATACATTGTAGTGATTCTAAGAGATTACAGTTCTATGTAAAAGATGAGAACGAATGGGTAAAAGATACAGATGGTGAGAAGTTAAATTCGACAATTAATAAGATAAAAATTAAACAGGCAAATTCATTAACGGAATGGGAACTAGATCATCCAGATTTTATAAAAGATCCTAAATTAACAGATGAGTGGTGTAGTATAATGGCTAAAATAGCACCAGAATCAAAAAATGATATACCAAAAATCAAACGAAGTTTTGCTAAGTATTATGAACTTAAGGAAGCAATGGACAAGATTAAGAGTTGAATATAACTACCTCTTTTGTTGTATCTGCTGGATTTTTGGAATTAATTGCCCGTCTAGCACTAATAATTTCTTTATTGTAATCAATAAAGGTATTATTAACTAAATCAGTATTTGAATTACTCATTATAAATTTTACTTTTTGATCTGTAAATTTACCAACTGATGTAAATAATTTATTATGTGTTTTTAAATCAAATCCACAAGCATTATATCCAACAAAACTATTATTGTCTTCAGGAACATATGGTGGGTCTAAATAAACAAAATCATCATTTTTAATTTTTTTTATAGAGTCTTCAAATCCTAAATGATGAAACACAACATTCTTAATCAACTTACTAATATTCATAATATTTTCTTCAACTATAATTTTTGGAATATTCAGAGTTTTTCTATCTTTTAATCCAAATGGTATATTAAAATTTCCATCTTTGTTTTCTCTAAACATTCCTCTAAATCCAACTTTATTGAGAAATATAAAATAAGCAGCATTGAGAGTTGAATTAAAGTCGGTGGTATTAAATTTATATACAATCCAATAATAAAAGTGTTCTCTTGTTTCGGTATAATTATCAATATTTACCTTTGGCGCACCTTTTTGTTTATGTGTATTAATTTGTATTTTTTGATATTGATGTATTAAATTTTTAACCAATCGTATTAACAATTTGGGATTAGATTGGACGTGTTTGAAAGTATTTATAAGACGAATATTGAGATCATATGCGTTTATGGTTTTATTAATTTTAATTTTATTATTTTCTTGTAATGCAAGAATAGCTAATAATACACTACCTCCTCCTAAAAATATATCATGATATGAGTTAAATTCTTTTGGTATTTTATTAATAATATGGGTAAGTAATTTATGTTTTCCCCCAACCCATTTTAGAAACGATTTTTGTATTTTCATTTTCATTATAGGTAATAATTTGTATATTATCTAAATCAATTTTAATAGATAATATAATATTTACCAACTGGAAAAGCCACCGAACCCTTCATTTGCGGCAACGGGTTCATTAGAAATACCTGGACTATTTGCGTCAACTAATCCATTAAAGCCTCCACTATTATATATATTATTGGAAGTAGCATTATTATTTTGTGGAATGTCTTGTGATGGTGGATTTTGTGGTGGGAGCATTTGAGTGGGAGAACTCATTGCGTTATGAGATTTTAAGTAATCCGCACGGGAAGCTGCGTGTTGTGTAGGCATTCCTGCTCGTGAAATGGGTTGACTAACTTTAACTACAGATGGGTCTTTTTTCTTTTTATCATCACTAGATTTACCTTCCCAAAGTTCCTTAAGTCTTTCAATAAGAATTTTCATCTTTTCACCAACTTTTGTATGAGAATCATAAGCGATAACAATGAATACTAAAATGAAGCTAAAGAAGTTCATATTTCCGTATGATCTACCACTGTAAGTAGGTATATATGTAACAAGTCTATGAATTAAGAAAATACCGGAAAGAACAAGAACAAATTGTCCAATAATTTCACCTAAAAGTTCTAAATGACCCTTACTTTCATCGGGTTCAGGTATAAGGGTATCTACTAAATGATTGTATAAAGCCATAGGAACTAAAGATAATAATAAATATTGTCCTATGTTTAATAAATCGTGTTTAGTCTCGGTATCGAAATTAAAAACATGATTTATAAATCCTGGTTTAGTATTTTTGGTTGAATTATCAACGTCTTCCATATGATTTATAAAAAGAAATTAAAAATAAATGAAGAATAATAATTAAATGTATGGAGAATTGGGTTATTTGAATTTAGTACGGCAAATAATAAAAAGCGGTATAAAGGAAGTAGGTAGAAATGGAACAACATATACAAATGTAGGTGCTATGTTGAAATTTTCATTGAAAGATAATAAAATACCTTTATTGACAACAAAAAAGTTGGCGTGGCGCGTATGCCTAAAGGAACTATTATGGTTTATTAATGGAGATACAAATAATAAATTGTTAAAAGAGCAAAATGTAAAAATTTGGAATGGTAATGGAACAAGGGAATTTTTAGATTCTCGTGGATTACAAAATTTAAGAGAAGATGATTTGGGTCCAGTATATGGGCACCAGTGGAGATATTGGAACGCCCCGTATAATAAAGAGAAGGGATGTTTGGGTAACTATAATGGTAAAGGAATAGATCAGTTACAAAACATCATTGATGAAATAACAAAATCAAAAGCAACTGGGGAATCGTGTCGTCGTATGATAATGAGTGCATGGAACCCAGAGCAATTGGATGAAATGGCTTTACCTCCTTGTCATGTATTATCTCAATATCATTTGATAGATAATAAATTAAGTTGTAGTTTATATCAGAGAAGCGGTGACGTGGGATTAGGGGTGCCTTTTAATATTGCGTCTTATAGTTTTTTAACACATTTATTAGCAAGACATTGTGATGTAGAGACAGGTGAATTGGTTCATTTTATAGGAAATGCCCATATTTATGATGATCATGTTGAACCATTAAAAATCCAATTAAAAAATGATCCATATGAATTTCCTGATTTAGTAATAAATGAAAAACGAGATAATATAGATGATTATAAAATAGAAGATTTTGTAATAAATAATTATAATTTTCACAATGTTATAAGAATGAATATGCGTGTATAATTATTTAAAAAAAAAGGAAATAAACTATATAAATGAGTAGATTTGATAGACGATTAAAAGGGGCTACTAATAAAAAATCAGGGTCTGGAGCGGCGTGTGTTCCACAACCTATACCAAGAAGAGGGCCATTATTGTCTGGAATGATGTATGGTGGTTCAACACAACAAATGACTCCTTTTATACAAAGAAATACAGTAAATTCTACTATAAACCAAAGTTTGGATAGTATAGTAAATGAATTAGAGAAGACGGAAACTTCAAGTACAAAAAAAATAAGCGACACTAATATAGAGATGATAAAAAGAAGATTGAGAAGATTAGAATCAAATAAAGGAAATACTTCAAAAACTAATAAAGTATATGAAAGTTTAGGCAAAAGATTGGGTAATTTGGAGAAAATGTATTCAGAAAATATGGAAAACATGGAAAAATATGTTAGAAACCAAGAAGATAGAATTAATTTATTAACAGCAGATTATAGGAAAACACTTGAAACATTGAATAAAATAATAAAAGATATGAATGTAAAAATAATGGATTTGGACTCGACAACGTTTAAAAAACCAAAAGCAGAAGAATTTCAAGAAGAAGTAACTTCCCAAAAAACAACACCTCAAAAAGAAACAACACCTCAAAAAGAAACAACACCTCAAAAAGCAACAATAGTGTCTGTAAGGAAACCGGATGTAGAAGATAAGGATGAAGAAGTAAAATTACCAAAAGCAACAATAGTAAGTGTGAAAAATAACACAACACAAGAAAATAATGATGATAAGGTAATAAAAGAAGTAACAGAAGAAATGTTATCTAAAGTAAGTAATGTAACAAGTAAAGTTAAGAAAAATATATCATTTACAGTAACAGAAAAGGCAGAAGTAAGTACTTAAAATTGAAAATAATATAAATAAATAATTTTATATTATTAAAAGAATAATGAAGCTCACACTTGAAAATCGCAAGAAAGTCAGTCAATTTAGCAATATTTTGAAACATTTAAAACATTTTAGTCAAGATATTGAAATCGTTATTAATAACGATGGTTTATATGCACAAGGAATGGATAGTGGACATGTAGCATTATTTGAGTTGGTATTAAAAAGTGATTGGTTTACAAGTTATGATGTGGATGAGAATGTAAGTTTGGGCATTAATTGCGAATTGATAGCAAAAGTATTGAATTGTTTGAACAATAATCAGACAATTACAATGGAATATGATACAAAAAAAGATAATTTAACTATTAGTTTAATTCCACGAGATGGAGAGAAATGTATGAAGAAGGAGTTTAAAATGCCTTTGATGGATTTAAATACTGAACTTATGGAAATTCCAGATGCCGAATATACAGCAGATTTGGAGATAGAAAGTCAAGAATTTTATCATTTAATTGATGAGATGAGTATATTTGGAGATACACTAGGTGTAAATTTTAGCTATGATGAAGTAAAATTTACAGGAAAGGGAAATTTGGGTGAAATGACTGCTGTTATAAAGGAAGATGATATTATTATGTATGCTGTAGAGGAGGATGCCAATATGAATATAGAGTATGCTATGAGTTATTTAAAAACATTTACGTGTTTTAGTAGAGTAAATTCTGTAGTAAAAATCCATATGAGCGATAATATTCCTATGAAAATCCAATATGATATGGAAGATGTGGGTGAAGATGAAGAGACAGAGGTTGAAAATTATCTTAGATTTTATTTAGCACCAAAGCAGGAAGATTTTTAACTTCTCTCTTACCTTGATAGGCAATTTTCATATTAGAAAATATTAATAATTTTTTAACAAATAAAACAAAATTAGGTTTTGATATTTTTAATATAGATTTTGCTACTTGATCAAAAGTGAGAATAACAGGTTTTTCTTCAAAATTATAAATTTGATTAATATATTGTTCACCAAAGAATCCAGATAAATAACTATTATTTAAACAGGTTTCGTAATGTTCTACCATATAAGCTTGTTTAACATAACTCAAATATTCGGTTCTAAATTTACCAGTAGCCAATTTTTTTAATATTTTTAATGTGCCCTTAACAACGTCTTCGATGTCTTTATTTTTACAAGATATTTCAAGGGTAATATATGTTCCATATGGTGTTGTATAGTTATCTAGTCCAACATTATAAATAAGTTGTTTTTTTTCACGCAATTCTTCCATTATGAGAGATGTAATACCACTACCGATAAATTCCTTAAAGAAATCAATATAGAAAATTTCCATGTCCTTTTGGTATAATTGACTATGAAATGAAAACATAATGGTGGTGTTTTCTATAGAATTATTTTTTAAGAATTTAATTTGATTGCCTACAGTAAAAATATCATTATATTTTGGTATAATTCTAATGGGTGGAACTTTAGATAATTTTTTTCTAATAATATTGAGAACTTTATTTTTAGAGAAATTTCCTGAAATAACAAAAATAATATTACCTGCGCCATAAAATTTATGAAACCAATTTTTAAGATGTCTTATTGTAATATCTTTTAAATTTTTTATTTGTAATTTAGTATCATCTTGAACAATTAATCCTTCTGGTCTAAATAAAATACTATTCATTAAATTATATAATGGATTAGATGGGTATGTTTGATGCATAAGAAGTTCATTATGAACAGCTTTTTTTTCTTTCTTTGTTCTAGACGATGTAATAATAGGAAAGGTACAAATACTTGTAATATAATCAACCATTTCATTTGTATAATCGGCTAAACCGTGCATATAATATTGGGTATTTGTTTGTCCAGTAGAGGCATTAGTTAGAACGCCTTTTTTCTTCCAATAATTTGTACATCCCTTGGTTCCACATTTTTTCCAACTTTCAGTAATAATATGTTCTAATAAATGTGTTATACCCGCATTTTCTTTGGTCTCGTGAATAAACCCGTTACTTATATATGCTTCTACCATAGTAGTTTTAGATTGAGGATTTCTATTTAGAACAATTTGAAAATCGTTAATTATTATAATTTCGTGTTTAGGAGCCATTATATATTTATTACGGAAAAAATATAAATATCCTTTCTTAAATACTTATAACAATGTTTGCAAAATATTTTATATTTGTTTTTATTTTTAGTGTAGTATTATTTTTATATTTACATATAACTTATCATTTAAAATGTGGTAATGATCTGGAGGTATATACCATAGAACAACCTTCAAAGGAAAAGTTGGAAGAGATATGTGACTTGAGACAACCAGTAATATTTAAGTTTAACAACGAAGATATTATTAATAATATAAATTTAAGTGTTTTAGACGATAATTATAGTGCTTTTGATATTAATTTAAGAGATTTAAGTAATAAAGATGATAGTAGTGAATTATATTTACCGTTTTTATTAAGTGAAGGGTTAAATATATTTAGAAACGATAAAAATAGTAAATTTATTACAGAAAACAATAGAGAGTTTTTGAATGAGACGGCGGTAGTTAAAACATATAAATACAATGATGGTTTTTTGAGACCAGCACTTGTATCTAAATGTAGTTATGATTTTATGAGTGGTAGTATAGGAAGCAAAACACCATTGCGATACGATTTAAATTATAGAAATTATTACTATGTAACATCAGGTCAGGTAAAATTAAAATTAATACCACCTCATAGCAAAAAGTATTTATATGTAAACAAAGATTATGATAATTTTGAATTTTCATCTCCATTAAATATTTGGAATATTCAACAGAAATATAAGGCAGATTTCAGCAAGGTAAAAGTATTAGATGTTACCTTAAACAAGGGAGATATTATTTATATACCTGCTTATTGGTTTTATAGTATTAGTTTTGAAAAGATGTCTAGTATATGTACATTTAAATATAGAACATTTATGAATTCACTTGCTATTACACCAGAATTAATTTTAAGTTTATTACAAGGGCAAAATATTAAAAGGGATATAGCTGTAAAAATGGAGAAAGAAGAAACAGATAATGAAGATAATAGTAAAATAGTTAAAAATGAAACATAATATTGTAGTATTATAACATTATTATGTTTATAAATGTCCCAGATGAAATATTATTATATATAATTACTTTTGGCAATTTTAAAAGTAGAGAGTTTATAAAATTGCGCAACATTAATAAACTAATGAAGAGGTTAATGGATACTAGTTTAACATTAGAGAAATACCCATATTTACGAAAAGAATCTCTAACTAGTTTTACCGTATGTTATCATAAATATATTAATACTTTAAGTCAATTAAGGGAGGAGGCAGACAGAGAATATGAAATAAGTTATTCAAATATGTTAATAGAAAATGGGTGGGTGTAAAATTGAAGTAAAAATATATTAGAAGAATGAAACTATAAGTAATAAAAGATGGTTAAAACTTTCAAGATACGTATATCAGACCGTAAGGTTAGTGAATATAGTGTTGTTGATGCGTATTCTTTAAAAACCGTAGCGATGCCGAAGGGTTTAAATCCCATACAATCAAAATTAATGAATCAGGATATTTTTACGTGTGAAGACGAAATGGTACTTCTTTTACATTCATCGGCTCGTTCTATGGAAGGAATACCTGGAGTATTAGTTCTTGAGGGAAATAAAACATTTGGAAAAATAAAAAAAAAATATTTTTACAAATGTATTCCTGATGATAAAAGAATGCCTATATTTCTAGTAGCATATAGTGTAAGATTGGGTTTTAATAAAAATATAAAAAATAAGTATGTTGTATTTAAATACAAGGAATGGACTGGAAAGCATCCTGTTGCTACATTAGTTAATAACTTGGGAGATGTTAGTGAATTAGACAATTTTTATGAATATCAATTGTATTGTAAAAGCCTATATGCTTCTATACAAAATATAACAAAAAAGGCAATGAAGGCTTTGAAATTGAAAACAGAAACAGAGTATATTGAAGATATTATAAGTAATAATAAATTAGAGGATTATAGAAATAGAAATATTATTAGTATAGATCCTTCAACAAGTCGTGATTTCGACGATGCTTTTGATATTGAAGTATTGGGTGATAACCGTTATAGAGTCGGTATCTACATTTCTAACGTATCCTTCTGGATGGATGCTCTTGATTTGTGGGATTCCTTTTCAAGTAGAATATCTACTATTTATTTACCGGATAGAAAGCGTCCTATGTTACCAACAGTATTATCTGACGCGTTATGTAGTTTAACTGAAAATGATATACGTTTCGCCTTATGTTTGAATTTGGTTATAGAAGATTCTGAAATAAAGAATTATGAATTTAAAAACTGTGTTATAAAGGTAAAAAAGAATTATAGGTATGATACAAAAGAACAAGAAGAATGTGTTGATTATACAATTATGAGGGATTTAATATGGTGTATGAATAAAAAGAAAAAATATGTTGATAGTATTGATAGTAGTCACGATGTAATAGCGTATTTGATGATTACATATAATTATATATCTGCTGTAAATTTGAATAAATTGGATGTTGGTATTTTTAGAAGTGCTAAATTGAGTGAAAGTTTTAAACCACCGGAACACATTTCACAAGAAATGAAGAAGTTTTTGAAACATTGGAATAGCATGGGTGGTAAATATTGTAAGACAATGGGAAGTCATGATATGTTGGAACTGGAGGCATATGTTCATATAACAAGTCCTATTAGGAGACTAGTAGATTTGTTAAATATTATGATTTTACAAGATAAATTAGATTTGCATAAAATGAGCGAAAAGGGTAAAAAATTCTATGATTATTGGACAAGTAACCAATCAATTGATTATATTAATACAACTATGAGAAGTGTACGGAAGGTTCAAAATGATTGTGCTATGTTGAAGATATGTAGTGATGATAAGAGCATTCTCAACAAGACATATGATGGTTTTATATTTGATAAGATTGTTAGAAATGATATGTTGTATCAATATATGGTATATTTAAATGATTTGAAGATGGTAAATAGATTTACCAGTCGTCATAATATAGAAAATCAATCAATTAATAAATTTAAATTGTATATATTTACGGATGAATCCACTTTAAAGCAAAAAATACGAGTGGAATTATTAGACTAAAAAGTATAGTATATTTAAGAACCTTTGGATTCATATTTTCGAAATCACTTTCTTCTATTCTGTGAGATATTCCCATTATAAAAAAATATAAAATTTTTTATTTAAGTATTTTTATTATTTACTACCATGTTTTTTATTACGACAAGTAATTTTACAAATAGATTTACTAACGCTTCCACAATGTTTTCCCTTTGTTTTTGAGTATTCCATTTGTCCTTTTACATAATAATGGTCACCCTCATTTTTGCGTTTTTCAGCTTTTTTCTCCATTTCAGCTTGCTTTATACGCATACCACGGGATGTATTCTTTCCATATTTTTTAAATGTTTCTTTCTTCTTGTTTTTGCCTTTGGCACGTTGTCCGTTTGGTCGATTACTTGACTTTCCCATATTAATAGTTTATAGTATATTCCTAAAATATTAATTGTTTATTCAATTTTCTCATCACTCTTACATCCAGCATCTTGTAAATGTTGCTGAACTTCTTTTACCAAGTCACTTGTAGAAGAAACATAAAAATCAGGCAAGATAGCGTGTACTACAGCTTTTAACGAACCAATCGCAAAAATGTATGCCATTTGGAGGGAGAATTTAGCGTGTGTCTGATAATCCATACAGACTGTCTTGGGATGTTTGAAACAACGGTCCATTACTATATATTTGAATTACTTTTTTTAACGATAAAAATAAGGACAAGCAATCCCACGAAGCATTATGAACATTTACGTTATTTCTAGGGATAATATCAAACGCTTTATATAGTGTTCCACTGCTATATTGTTTTGTATTCACTAACTTCGAAAAGAATGGTTGTATATCAAAAAATCGTTTTTCCCACTTGTAAAATCTAGATTTTCTGTTAATACTATTTAATTTTAAATTTTCTTTAATAACATGATAGTCATTCCCCATTGAGTATAAATTATATTTCTCTCCATTTTTATTTTTACAAAACATATAGAAAAGTTTCATGGCTAGTTTAAAAGGTTTCCCTTCTTTATATAAGGTTTCCTGATTTATTCCGGTTAAATTTGTAAAATATTTACTTAACCTTGGATTTATATGGGGAAGAACGTATAAATTAAGTTTTTTAGTGATAGCTATAGTATTACCTTTTTTTTTAACTCGAATAGCAGATATTTGCACTAATTCACGGAATTCATTTTCTCCACCCCATTCTCTTTCTTGAGAACCCTCCCAGGCAGTAAATTCGGTATCATAAATAATGAAAGTATCAGGTAATTTATCAAAAAATTTATTGTTATTCATTTAAATATTACTTATATTATAATATAAATTATTAATATCTTTAAGCAAGTCAAGATATTTTAAGGTTGAAAAATGACATACAATTTTAAAATTGAATTTTTGATATAAACATAAATTCGATTATATAAACACAATGAAAGTAAAAACATATAGTCAACTGTATACTACTATATTAAATTTTAACAAAGATGAATTTAAGTCTTGGTTAGATCAGGGTTCAGGAACGGAAAAAGGCTGGAAATTAGAAGCTAGTTTTAGATTATTTCAAAGTCTTGAGTGTATATTACAAGATTGGAGAGCTTGTTCTGGTAATCTTAATCTAGAAGATATTGAATTGATGAGTGATAGTAAAAAAGAATTATTTGAAGATGAAGATGGAAAAGAAAAGTTCGTTAACCAGGGAGGAGACTCATCGGACCACACTATGATAAATCGATCTAATGATAAACATATTATGGGTACAACGAGTAAGAATCTAAAAAAAATTCAATCGGGTAAACTGGATATTTTACAACTTAAAAATTATTTAAAAAAGCAGGAAAAAAAGGGTTATCAAATTTCATATTGTATAGTTATTAGTTGTAAAAAAGAGCTAGAAAAAATGAAAGATAGGATGCGTAAAACTAGCGGAGATATTAAGGAAATTTTGGATAGAGAAGATACTATTGTAGTAGATATTACTGACCTTCTGGACGCATTTAGTGTATTTAAAGATAACTTCTCAGGTATTACCTTAAATCAACTTTATGGAATAAAACGAACACCGATGATCCATAAAAGTTATCAAGGAATGAGTTTACAAAAGTTATTTTACAATATCAGAAACGGTCATAAGCGTTTAATTTTAGGACTGATTTGTAGAAGTGGTAAAACATATATTATGGGTGGATTAGTTGATTTTATAACGCGTGGAGGACTAGACGAACTTTCTTTAAAAAAGAATTATATGATTATTACAGCAGCTCCTGGCGAGACTATACAACAATATAAAGAACTATTTAGACAACATTCTCAATTTGAAAATGTTAAGGTTCACGAATTAAATGGTAAAACCGCAAAAAAATTAAGTAAAACAATTAATTTTAATGAAGTAAATGTCCTTATTTGTTCGGATATGTATTTGAAAAATACAACTTCTGTTGAGTATAATGAAGAACGAGAAAACGATAAAAAGGCATTTAAAAAGATGAAATGGTTAAAAGACCAATGTGGGGTTATATTTTACGATGAATGTCATAAAGGAGGAACAACGTTTCTCTCGCAGGGAATAATGGAATTTTATGGTTCACAAGCTATTAATATTTATACAACTGCTACATATGAAAAACCATTAAATGCTTATGATTGTCCTGTTATTACAAGAGATTTTGAAGATATTATGCTCTGTAAAAATGTTAATAATCCAATTCATCAAGAAAGATTTGTGAAAAAGCACGGAGAATTTGGATTATGGATGATTAATAATTATAGTGAAGAAACAATAATCAGAGAAAATGAAGAGTTTCCAGAGATGTGTGTTTTAACAAATAGATTAACAGAAAAATATTTACAACAAGTAATAGATTATTATAAAAGAAATCCAGGTCGGTTAGAAGGATTAAGCCTTACTGGAATGTTTATTCTAAAAAATTCTTATGATGATAATGGAGTAAGAAGTGTTAAAGCAAAATTTCAAAGACCTAAAATTGTATTAGACTTATTTTATAATATCTATGGAAAAAGAGACAACTCTATATTAGGATTTGATCCTAAATATGAAGATAATATGATGAGTAGATTTAAAAAAGTATCACAACAAAGAGGTAGTAGATTTTTAGCAGAAGAAGATGTATTAGTTACTATGGTATTTCTTCCTCCGAAAGATATTAATACAACATCAATAGCTCTTAAAAAGTTGTTAGAGAGGAAAAAAGTAGTACCTAATTCTAAAATTGTCATTATAAATAGTAAAGTGAACACGGCTAGTCAAGCAAAAAAGGAAGTTCAGAAGGCAGTAAAAGATGCTAGGAAAAAAAATAACGATCCGGATACTGATGATGATGAAATGATAAGAAATATTCTTGTTTTGGCTTGCGGTCAGTGTAGTCTAGGTGTAACAATTAATGAGTGTGATATGATTTTATTGTTAAATGATTCAAAGTCAAATGATGATAATTTTCAAAAAATGATGAGGTGTATGACTCCAGGAGAAGGTAAAAAAATTGGGTGTGTAGTTGATTTTAATATTCAAAGAGTAGTGAAGGAAACTATTATTAATTATGCTTTAACATTAACACCAGATAAACATCCAAGGGAAGCAGTAAAATATTTATTAGAATCACGCGTATTTAATGTTAATCCTGATGATTGGGAAGTTAGTATGGGAAAAAGTGAGAATAAAATAAATAAAATATGTGAGGATTTTTATGAAATTTATTCTAATGATATTTCTCAAATAAAAACATTAGTATCTAAATTAAAATTTAAAAAGGACACGGGCAGTGAATATCAAGATTTATACAATCATTTTCATTATGTTGATAGTAAGAAAAAATCAAATAAAGAAGAGAAAGAAGATACTGAAGGATTAAAAAGCGGTGTAGTAAAAGTAGATCATGAGAGTAAAGAAAGTAAATCTTCAACAAGTAATAAAAAAGAGGAAAAGAATATAAATATGTTTGATTTAATTAGACATCTTATTCCGTTAGTATTACTGGTGTCTATTTCGTTGAAAGATGAAGAAACAGAATTAAGTGAAATTTGGAATAGTATTTTGAATGATAAAAATTTATATAAATTAGTTTATGAACAAATTAAAAGTTGGTGGGGCCAACATATTGATGAAAACAAACTTAAACAATTAATGGGTGTATATATTAAAGAAAAGATGGATAAAGGTCAACAGCAAATATGGCGAACTATGAAAGAAGTTTTTCTAAAAGCAAAAAATAATAGAAAGAATTTGTCTAAATTGATAGATGATTATCTTATTCCTCAAGAAATGGAGAAAAAAAAGAATGCCGAATTTTCAACACCATATAAGGAAAGAAGAGAAATGTTAGATTTACTTCCTAAGAGTTTTTGGACTAGTGTTAAGAAAGTATTTGAGCCCTGTAGTGGAAAAGGAGGATTTCTAATAGATATAATTGATCTATTTATGGATGGACTTAAGTCTACATATGAAGATGAAGAAGAGCGATATAGAGTCATAGTAGAAGATTGTCTGTATTTTAGTGATATTAATGATTTAAATATATTTATTTGTAAATTGTTAATTGACCCGGAAAATAAATATAATTTGAATTATAATTACGGAGACACTTTGGAGTTGGATATAACTAAAACAACTGAAAATTGGAAAGGAGTTACACATTTTGCTGCTGTAATTGGAAATCCACCATATAATATTCCAAAGGAGAAGAAACGAACTGGTGGATATGGTGGAACTACATTGTGGGATAAATTTGTAATATATTCTATAGACAAATGTTTAAAAGATGAAGGTAAACTGGTTTTCATTCATCCTCCATCCTGGCGGAAACCAGAGCATCATTTGTGGGAAAAAATGACAAGTGAAAATACAATAATTACAATGAAGTGTTTTACAGAAAAACAAGGAAAAGAAATGTTTGGTTGTGGAGTTACTGTGGATTACTATTTATTAGAAAAGACACAAAAAAACGTAAGAACTAAAATTATAGCACAAGATGGAAAAACATATAATGAGGATTTAACTGAATGGGATTTCCTACCAGCGGGAGAAATTGATAAGATAAAAAAAATATTGGCGAAAAAGGAAGACCAAAATTTAAATGTAATGTATTCTTCTTCTATTTATGATACGAGAAGGTCAAGAATGAGTCCTATGAAAAAAACAGAGAAGAAGGATATCAAAAGCTATTATGCTAGAAGTAAAGATAATGGTTTTAAAAAAGAATGTATTCATAGCATGACTCAGAAGGGGATAGGATTTAGAATGTGTAATGAAGATGTTGGTCATTTTGGAACAAAAAAGGTAATATTATCATTTGGTAGATATCAGTATCCTTATAATGATTATGAAGGTGAATATGGAATGACACAGGTTACATATGGATTAGAAATTAAGGATAAAGATGAAGGGGATAAAATGTGTCAAGCAATAAATACAAAAGAATTTAAATCAATTATTAAATATACAAAATGGACTGTATTTCACACAGATTGGAGAATGTTTAAATATTTTAAAAAGGACTTTTGGAAAGAATTTGTAGATGTAGATGAAAACTAATTCTAGTTTATAATTAAAAAATTTTTTTATTGATATTCATTTAAAAATTACTTATATTATAATATATAATGCAAGTAAGTGAATGCGAACGTGTAGGAGGCAAGGGATTGTTTTCTTTAAAATTTGTGCCAAAAGGCGATATTGTCTTTGTTTTAACAGGGCAAATAAAGGATACACCGTGTAAATATTCAATAGAAATTGGTGAAAACCAACATATTTTAGATGATGAAGGAGTATTTATGAATCATTCATTTGATCCAAGTTGTAAGATAGATGGTAAGAATGTGGTAGCGGTAAAAAATATTTTAATAGGAGACGAGTTATGCTTTAATTATAATGAAAGCGAAACACATATGGCTTGTCCGTTTGAAGTAAATGGGGTAGAGGTTAAAGGGAAGTGTTAGGTGAGGATTTTCTTTACTACCTAGTAATGCGGTAACTACTGAAGTCATCTAAAAAAAATTTTATAATACTTAACCCTAATCAATTTTAGAGATATAGACTCTGATTAGTTGCGATGCTTTTCAATACTAGATCCTTTACTGTAGCCAATTTATGTTGAAGTCCAACATTTTCCTGAATAATAGCACATTTTTCAATCTCGTTGCAAACATTCACAATCTTCAATATTGCCTTCACAAAATCTCCCACATAAATATCATATTTCTTTGCTTCTTCATAAATTTTCTTACAAGCTAATTCGTCTTCAGCTTTACACCACGCATAAGTAAAATCGCACATATCATAGTGAATCTTATAATTATCTGTAAAATTTGTTTGATGTTCTGTTTCTACATCATAATATTTATCCAAGAAGTTCTTGATTCTATTAACTCCATTTTTAATAGCATCATTTGCCCTAGTATGTTTTACACTAACATAAGCCATGTCTTGACTAAGCCTAATAGGTGTGAACACAGACAATACACTAACAATCTCCTCTGGTTTAAGTTCATCCAATACTCTACAATCTACCAAGTCTGCTACAGCCAAGGGATGAATTTCATGAATGTTTGAAGACATCAATCCCTTAGGAGTTAAAACAAATGCATCATCTACTTTTTCTATAAAATTATATTTTTCCAAAATCTTTAAATGGAGAGAAATTTCTTCATCAACATAACTTCTTGAGTTTCTTAATGACCTTTTATTTGTTTCCAAAAACCCAATAAAATCTTGATATTCCAAGTATTTCTTATAATCGTCCTGAAACGACTTATACTCTGCTTCAGTATTCGCTATTTTTCTTAATAGAGCCTTCTGCTTTTTACCACGCATCATATTTACTTTTTGTTTATCTTCGTATAAACTTCTAAGCACTTCAAGTGGAGTTCTCAAATATTTAAATCCTTCTTCCCTCTTGGTTAATTCTACGTCAAGGTCTTTTTGCTGGTCCAAAAGCCGTCCAATTTGACCGTTGATTTCATTATACAACATACTTTTATTGATGAACTCTTGAATGTTTGAGTTTCCACTAGCCAAAATAGCGAGTATGAGTTTGAAGTCAATATTGAAACGAGACTTAAGTGTATTAGGTGCTCCACAGAGTATCTTTCTGTAAGTAGGCGCATCTGGATTATTATTATTAATATCATAGAGATTATTTAAGTGAATAATCACACCTTTATCATCTTTTCCACGTCTTCCTGCCCTACCGGAGGCTTGTCCGTATTCATGAGAGTGTAGAAATCTAAACCCGCGTCCATCGTGTTTAGTTAGACTGGTGAAGATAACCGATTTGATTCCCATATTGATACCTACAGCAAATGTTTCAGTAGCAATCAGTAGACGAATGTAGT